TACATTACCATAATCATCCATAATCAAATATCTGTGATATTCTTTTGTTGTCGTAAAGTAACATCTACCGTGCATGTATTCATCTTCAAAATAATTAAACTTATTATAAAATTGTTTATCGTATTTTGTTTCGAAATATGTATACACTTCTTTAGTACCTGTTAGATATCCGAGATATTCCCATGGTAACCATTTATATTTGGCCCATTCGCAATGATATTCAACTACTTTTGTTCTTTGCATATAAATATGATATTCTCTCATATAAAACTCCTACTGTCCTTTATGTCTTGACATATCGACTGTTGTTTTAAAATATTTACCAATTGTTGCAATTGTTGCACAAATAACAGGGATCATTGGTTTCGTAAATCTAGTTGTATTAAATATGATATTTAGTCCATTAACCAATGCGTCTCCTACAAAAAATTTCAGTATACATCCACCTATGTAAGCAAACATAAATGATAATGCCGGACTAATAACAAGAGTGAAAATCGCAAGGATGATTACTGTAAACGCACCTATTCCTTCTAATGTATTATCTTTTCTGTTCATTCATCCAGCCTCCATAATTCTACATCATAATCTTTAAGTTCCTCTTCAATGATTTTATAAACCACTTCCCAATCAGCTCCTCCTCTTCCACAACCAATCTTATACGGAAGTGCTACTGAGGTTCTACAAAGATCTTTTCCTTCTAATCCATTTTTTTCACGCCATACTCCAAAATGTTGCGAAATATATCTTAAACCATCTCTAAAAGCTTCAAGATCTGTATACTGTTTACCATCATATCCATATTTATTTTGTGCGAATAAAGACAATACAATTTGACCTCTATCTTTCAATAAATATGCATCACACGTTCCGAGCAGTTCTTCCGGCTCGAACTTACAGAATTCACAAAACTTTCTATAGTGTTTATAAATACATTCATCATAATCTCTTAATGCTTTCGCAACTCCAGTGTTCATTTCTCCTTGGCAGTTAACCTGATGAATTATAAAATCTGTCTTTGCATTAACGATATTACCTTCAATAATTTTAATCATAAATCTTTTCCTATAAGTCCTGAAATGTAAACTTCTCGCCACAGGAGCAAATCACTTCTCCAATAGTTCCGATTGATGTTGGTGTAAAGCACCATGTAAGAGATCCGCCTATGCAACCATGCCCCATTGCTCTCTGTTTAGAAGTTTTCAAACCATGTTTCTCAGCATCATGTTTTAATTCCCACTCTCTGATTTTCTCTTGTTCTTTTTCTGAAATTGGAAATCCTCTGTACAGATCCTCTTTCGCTTTTTTCAACTCAGTTTTCATTTTCTGCATTTCAGAATCTTTATAATGCTCATCTTTGAGCTTTTTATTTTCTTCTTCTAAGTATTTAATTCGTTTTTCATAAGTATCTACTTTATCAATAATCCCCTGACAAAGATCTGAAACAGAATCGGAAAAATATGTCTTTTTCATTTTCATCTTAAATTTCCTTTACTAAATATTTCACTGGAACCTTTTTAGTCAGCCAAACTCCATTTTTAGATAAGTAAAATTTGTATCCATCTTTGTACATCTGTTCACTATTGATAGAATAAACAACTTCTTTACCATGTCTTTTGCCGACAGCTTTGGCAGTTTCAACATCTTTTGACAAATGAACATATAAACGACTTTTAGGAATCAGTCCGTTCTGATCAATAGACGCTATATATTTCTCGCCGGTTCCATGATAAAGAATTCTAGGCGGCTCTTTCTCTTCCAGTTCTACATCTACCGGAATTGAATGTCCCTGATTCGCTCTGATCAATGTTTTGTCATCATTGAAAGAATATCGCTGCTTATTGTCAGTCCGTACAATTTCCTCTAAAATTTCTTTGTTGAATCCGGGATTGTTTTTAGCAATGCCCTGAATTAGTTTTTCTACATTCGCCCATCCGTGTTCATTTAAAGTAATATTGATCACTTCAGGTTTATGTCTTAATATAAGACTTATATATCTACTAATACTTTGTAAATTCATTCTCTTTACTCCTCTTTACTCCATAAATGATGAAACGTGTACAGTCACAAAATCGCTATGTGCACGAATATAATCCAAAGTTTTCACTGTATCCTCTACAATTGCAATCTGAGATGGTTTAAGTCCGAGCTTTTGCTGTAGCGTCTGAAGCACAGTAAGTTTTTCTGTCTTTTCTAAAGTGAAATAAATATTATCATCTGGCAGATCATAATTATCTTTGATAAAAGCTCTTTTGCCGGGAATCTCGCTTAAAGGACTCTTTGAACAAGTGTATACTTTATCTACACCTTTTTTCTTGATAAACTCTTGCATTAATTTAATAGGACGTATATCTTTATACGGATTCTCACCGGAGGCTACAAGTCTGTCCCATTCATCGTCAGTCATACTATGACTTAACTCAGAAAACTCATATGGAGCAAGTACTCCATCTACATCCATTACAACAATCACATCATCTTCTAATAAATAATCCATAATCTCACTCATTTTAATTTCCTCCGTTTAATCTTTCTCTAATGTCTTCAAATGTTTCTTTATTATAAATTTCGCCATCTTTAAATACAGTTCTCAACACATGATCATCAAATACATCATCAAATCCATCCATGCACTGTAATTCTCCATTGTCATCGTAATATATACAGCAGCATCCTTTATGAGATTTTTTCAGATGACTCGTATCAGTTTTTGGATCTTTGTAAATCATGATCGGTTTACCATCAACAATTCCATAAGTGGCTTTCATAGCAATACCAAACATATCTCTGGTTACAACAACCATATGTCCATCAGGCTCTATAACTGCTGAGAAGCAAAATGCTCCGACTCCGAATACGATATTGTTTGCAGCAAATCCTTTTTTCTTCAATTCTTCCCATACCTGCTTTACATTATTAAGAGTACATCCGTCCCCATAAATAATTCCAATATGAGAGTCAAGTACTTTATATCCTTTGCTATTTACTGTTCCGCCGAATGTATTCCAAAGTTTCTCAATGGTCTTTACGGCAATTTCTACCATATCTCCGGAATCTGGACGAACCAGAAGTTTGCCATTATGCTGCATGATTTCTTTTTTACAAGCCGGAAGAATATTATCAATCATATTCCAGTAATCATAAGTATCAGATACCATGCTAAAAGATGCATTAGGATATAGTTCCGTAAGTAGTCTTTTTACAAATGTGATTTCATCACCGTCTACTGCATAATTTGAAGCCATAACTGAATGTTCTGTTGATACAGCGCCAATTCCAATCTTTTCAGCCCAGCAACAAGCATCATAATATGTATCTATATAATCAATAGCAGGAATTGTGCTTGTCTTATCAAATGATAATAACCAAGCAGATGAACATCTCACGGCCTCTTCCATACAAGACATTCCTCTCATACCAAAGTCTGAGCAGGCCATTTCAGGTCTTAAAAAGTCATCACAGGTCATTTTATAGTAGTCGTTTGCAAGTTCTCTATACATATGACCAATTGTTGCATGAGCACATGGTTTCCAGAGTTCAACCTGCAGAATACATTCGATCCACTGTACTACCCAGGCAAAATCTGGATGTGTATTTGTAATTTCGATGCATGGGATGCCCATTGGTACTAATGTTCCCTCCGGAATAGCACGTATCCGAATTGGAAGATAACCTAATTTATGAAGTTTCATAATAGGCTCTAGGTCATAATTGTTTCCTAACTGTATATCCATACTGTATTTATATGTATGTTCAACTTCTGCTGCTGTTAATTCAAAAAAGTTTTTATTAAAATAATCAACCAGATACTCTTCAATAAATGCCTGTAAACCAAAGAATACCATTTTGTTTTGATTCTTAAGCATTGATCTTCGTGGGGTCCAGTAAGATACTAATTGATCCAGTCCTTTCGGATAGATTTTATTATGTATCTGTTTATATGTATCGCTTAATAGGATTGCTAAAGTATTCATAATATTCTCCCTCAAGTCTATTCTTCTGTATAACAAGTATTTGTCACTTTTTTATATACATCCTCGTAAAGTTCCTGTTTATCGCCATTGTATGTATATTCAGCATAAATACCATCACCAGAAACCGTAGTAGAAGCAAGACATTTGTAGTTCTGTAAAGTCTTGCACGACCAAACAATAAATACATTTGATAAATTAATTGGCTTAATTGCATTTGGACCTTCGTGAATCATACAGCTATTGTTATACCATTCAACTAATTTCTTTTTGCATACATCTTGAAAATGTTCCATTCCTGTAATAATCATTATTTTTTATTCTCCTCTTTATCGTTTACAACTTTGTCAATCTGGTCAGTAATATAATCAACTACATCTTTGCCGGTTTTCCCAATTGCTTGGATGTTATCTGTCGTTACATTATCTAGCACAAGCATTGTATACATGGTATCTTTTGATGGAACTGTTGTAAAAAGTAAACTACTAACACAAAGCCAGATAACTGATTTCTTTAAATACTTTTTACATGTAACAATAGGTTTTTCATCCTGTCTATAATCCATAGAACTCAAAAGCCAAATAATTGATAATACCACCGCTGCACATCCAAGTAAAATTGATGCAATACCAAATAACTCCCTTAAATCATCAAATAAATCAATTAAATAAATCAACCACGGGCTAATAATCGGTTTCATAATGCCTCCTTATCTAAACCTCTCAACCAGTTCAATCTTAGGACTTTCCAGATTTGTCAAAATCGTATCTGTCGTATAAATCTTCTCAATCAATCCATTGTTTTTCAGAAGTTCTCCTTCATAAATAGTATTCTCACAATGAGTTACATAAAGATAAATCTTACCTACACCGGCCTCTTTCAGCTTTTTAGCACTATAATAAAAAGTCCCACCTTTGCTGCAGATATCATCTACAATCAGGATGTCTTTACCTGGTAGCTGATCAATTTCACCTGATAAATCTAAGCCTTTAATCTCTCCAGTCTCCCAATCTCTGTTCTTAATACCGAAAGCATATGGAAGATGTACTGCTGAAGAATATCGCTTCATGGATCCCGCATCCGGATAAAACATCATAAGGTTATTACTCGCAATCTTCTTAACAGCATCCTCAATCATTCGATTCGGGGATTCTACATGTACTTTATTAAATAATGCGGCAGATACATCAGAATGCGGATCTAAAACTTCTACTTTTCCAAAATGTAATGAATTAATAGTCTGAGCAAAATATTTTAAAGTAAATAATTCGTTCTCATGCTTGACTCGGTCCATACGTGCATCTGGGATATAAGGCATATATAAATTAGGCACTACTCTATGATCCCAACAATATCTAGTAATATATTCAACTGCTGTTAACTCTTCCATTGATTCAAAGAACCATTCAATATTATCTCTGCACCATCCTCCAATAGGAGGAATATCCTTAAATAAGAATGTTCCATCCGGATATTTATCAAGTTTGATTTCTACGCCGTTTAATTTAATCATTTAGTTCACCTCAAAATAAAAATATTTTACTTCCCAATCGTCTTTAAATGTATCACGAACAGATAAAGCTATCTTTCCACATTCATTCATATGCGTTATAGCTAAGGTTTTCTGGCACGGGAGTCCTGCAGTTTTTATGTCTGCTTGACATCTTTCATGTAATTCTTCCACATTTAACTTCCCATATCTTAAAGTATCCTGATGTGGATTTGGAACATTGGTTAAATCTTCCATATCCGGATTAATTTCTTCCTTATTACATTCAGTTTGGAATGCACCGGCTCCATGCCGTGTCATGTATGTACGTGTCACATAACAAGCTTCTATATTAATCTCATCAGTCCAATTTACAGACTTTATGATTCTTGCAGGATTCTTAATACCAGTATTTGATGGTGTTAAATGCGGAAAATATTCCATATTGTTTTGATCTAACAGTAATCCTTGACCATTTTCAAATACTATGGTGTCGTATCCATTAAGTAATTGATCATCATTTACGACATGTACGTGCGACATCATAAAATCAAGATCTTCATTGTAATGGTCTTGAAGCCCAGGATTTTTGAAAGGATTAAATAATTCTTCTTCCTGCTCAGATAACGTAATTCCCATGCTTTTGAACATATTCATATAATATAACCATGACGATGTGAACATATAAATCTGTTTTTTATAGCGTTGAATTGTATTATAAATCCCCATTCCACAGCTTCCGTGTTTATTGTTACCACGACTTCGTTCAATAATTTGATTTGCCATCATATCAAGAGGATTTGTAATCATGCATTTTTCATGAATATACACATAAGGTTCCCATCCTAAATTTTTCAATTCTTCCCATTCTTCCCTAAATACCAGAGGATTTAAAATAAAATCCTCCGGTAAATAAGTATCTGCTCCGTTTAATGTTCCAGAGCCGAAATGGTGAAAGACATGCCGGGTTCCATCTGATTTTAATACTGTATGTCCTCTCTGAGCGCCGCCATTTGAACACACAACGATACAGTTATCTGCATTTTTAGTATAATAATCTGTTAATTTACCCTTGCCCTCGTCACCAAAGTTTGCTCCGATGACAATTTTTATATCTTTCATAAGTTATTCTCCTTACCAAACAATAGCTCCTGATTCATCTGTCTCTGCCTGAACTAATGGTGTTACTTCTGGGATGTTGTTGCTTTCATTTGCAGAAGTAATAATTTCTACAATTGTATCTGTAATATCATCAAGTTTATTAATTGTACAAAAATGCTTATCATCAAGATATTCTAAAAATGATTTTTTAATTTGCTCTTGGTCATACCCACCACGATGATTTACATTAATATGATAGATATCAAATTTCTCAGCAGTTTCTGTATACAAGTCTTTTGTTTCTACATCAGCCTGAAGTGAATCTCCTGTAGCATTTGATAAGCCACAATAATATGCTGTCCTTGGAAGATAAGGATTAAGTCTCTCATCACCAATTGTGATAATTATTCCTTTTTTACCTCTATTCCAACAATCAAGCTTTGTATGTCTGGCACCAAAATACCATGCAGCAGTGTAAGATTCATAAGAATTACCACCACCACCAAACTCAAAATAAACTTTCTCAAGCTGTTCTGCAATTCGAATATCGGATTCAAACTGAGATGCCTGTATTGGAAACCTATCATATGACAAATCGCCAATACCCATTACCATAAATTCAATATCTTCAACTTGTTCATATAATTTCGTCATAATATTATTAAGTTTTTTAGATATTTCAACAGCTGCCTGCCCCATAGATCCGGTAACATCTAAAGCTAAAATAACTGGAACTGTATTTGGATGTTCTTTACTATCACAACATTCTCTTACAACATTTTTAGGATTGAGTGATGAATCAAGTTCTTTTGATTTAAACATTTCCTGATTAGAATAGTTTGTTGTGACTACTCCTCGTGAATCAGTGTCATATCCTCTTGTTGTTGCATAATTTACAAAACTTGCCGTTGTCCAACTTCCGCTTCCCATAATTATTCATCCTCCTCTAAATCATCTTCACTATCTTCTGTGTCTGTATCATCCATGCTAAAATCAAACATACCGTCAAATACATCTCCCATACCGCCACTCATCATCATAAATGGCATCATAGCATTCATCGGATTATTATCTGTTCCTGTTCCGGTACCGGCCGCTCCATTCATCATCTGAGACATCATCATGTATTTAAAGATTTTATTTGCACTATTCTTATCTTTTCCAAGATTACTTCCGAACATAGATACAATTTTCCCATAGAAATAAGTATTGCCCATAAATACATGGCGCTCCGGCAGAATTGTTTCAACTGTAGAATCTTCATAATTGATTACAGTGATCTTTGTTTTATCTGCTTCGATGACGCACTTAGGTTTGCCATTTACAAGGATGATGTCTCCTTTAGCCACCTTATTTGTTGGAATGACGAAGAAAAAGTTTTCATCTACTCCAGGAAATACAAAATTACCGCAGTTTGTGAGCTTTCCGGATTTAACATTGTAACTCTTATATCCATTGGAAGTTTTTACTGCAATATTACCGCTCATGGATAACTTGCACATTCCACTACCAATTTTTCCAAACATTCCATTCATAAAATTATTCATCATTTTAATTTCCTCCATTGGTTAATTTAATTTCTATTGATTACATTAATCTGGCAGCTTTCCATCACATCAAGAGCCGCTTTATGCTTTTCCGGTGTTGATCCTGCGCAGCATGATGCATCCACTGTGATTTTTGCTTCTGGATAATAAGTTTTAATAAGAAGAGCATTTGTAATCACACAGATATCTGTGCATACTCCAATAATTTCAATATCTAATAAAGAATCATCTGTAGTATTAAATATTTCTTCCCAATCCCAGTTATCAAGTCCAAATGTAGGTTTACAACACACCATAAAACTATCGAGATTTTTATAATCAAGTTCATCAACAATTTCCCAACCTTTAGTACCATACATACAATGCTCAGGAAGTTTTCTGCCCTCTGAAGTATCTGCGTAATCTGAATGATGAGTATCCTTTGTAAGGATTACATAGTTCTTATTATTCTTATATTCATCAAATTTCTTTTTCACATTTGGTACAATAGCTTGTGCTTCCGGTGTTCCAAGAACTCCTGTCACAAAATCATTCTGCACATCAATTACAATCAGAACTTTCTTCTTCTCTTTTTTCATCTTCATTCTCCCATTCTTTAATTTGCTGTGCTCCATCTTCAACTTGCTGCTTATCATGTCTTGAATAATTATCTGCCGGACCATAAGCACCTTTATGTCGATATGAAGCATGTCCTTTACGAGTATTAGTTTTTACTGCAGTTCCACCCATGCCAAGTCGTCCACTGTGTCCTTTATGTAACATCCCCTCTTTAAAATCAGGATCGTTCAAAGTTTTATATCCATGATACATAAGTTCTCGTTGACTTATTAATTTTTTTCTACGTTCAATATTTCGTAGTCTTTGCTTTCTCAAATACCCTTTGTTACGTTCCGGCATTACTATTCCTCCAGTCTATACAAAATAATTGGTCCACCTTCAATATAGAACGTCGCATTGTAATCTATAAATTCTCTAGCCTCATCTTCTGTCATATCCTCATGGTTAACTAAAGATTCAACCATTTTTTCGTAATCATATATTGCTCTATCATCAGAAGAAATACCAAGAAACGCATCTTCATAAGATGGATTTGTAAAGAATATCGTTCCCTCGTATCCGGCCTCTAACAATAACCGTTCTGTTTTTGATACTTGGTCTTCATATATATTATCTGCATGTGTTTCAATGTCATCATGTAACGTCTCCTCTGGGTAATCTATAAGAGAATCCATAATATAAGAAGAAGTAATCATATTTAAAGCCTTATCTTCTGAAATTTGATATTTTCTTTGTAATACATCTTGCAATCCTTCAATGTATCCCTTAACACTTTCTGTAAGTTCTGACATATCTACCATTATGCAATCCTCACAATCTGTTCATATAGAACTATATCTTTTGTCGTTATTGCTTTATTGTCGTGGTAATGTCCACACAACCAACGCTTATAATCAACATTGCACCTTATTTCTTCCAGATAATTAGTTAACTTATCTGGCTTATATAATCCATGTGATAATAATGCTGCTGTAGAAGAAGCTGTACAATGTGTCAGGATAAAGTCCACCTTATTATTATGTTTTGCCAGATTCTCTATGCCCGCATCCATCTCTTCTTGATTGGGCATTTCTCGCTCCCACCATGAAATGTGATTGATTCGGTACATTTTATCCGGATCATCCCTCCATTCTTTTACTCTTGTATCGTCAATCTCTAATACTCCATCTGAAATATCATGACTTGAAGCCCCTCCAAAGGTAAAGAATTTTAATCCGTCTATATCAAATACCTGTCCTCTCATAAGATGAATTATCGATGGTTTAATAAAATGCACCTTACCACCATGCCATTCTTCTACTGGATAAGAATCTAATATGTCGTAATTTTCATGATTTCCGTCAATAAAGAGCGTTGTGAAATGTTTCTCTTCAAGCCAATTCAGATACCACCTTTGCTGCGGTGAATCTCTCCATATCCCAAAATCTCCAAGAATTATCACATAATCGTCCTTCGACATCTCACGCTGTTCGGGGAAAGAATCCATATTAACTCTATGAATCCAATCCCCATGCGTATCTCCGGTTACCCAAATCATGTCCGTGATCCCCAAATGAAGTAGTTAACACTTAAAATAAATAATGATATTGCAGAAGGCCAATAACCACCCGGAACAACATTATTCAGAACAATACTCATGCATATCCCACTGATAATGAAACACACAATATTTTTTAATATCGTTTTAATCATTATTTCGTTAACTCCTTATACTGATCAAGTAAGGCCGCTAACTCCGGATTCTCAGCCGCATACATTTCATATTTCTTTGTTACATCCATCTGTTTAATCACTGCATCCATATCCTTTTTAAGCTTCTCGGCTTTCTTTCTGTTTTCAACACGCTGGTCATATGCAGATGTATCAACTCTGCAAATAATTTCTGCAGTAATATTTTTAGTGAATCCTGCTTCTGCTTCCGGCACCGTCAAGATTTCTTTAATTGTCATAACATCTTTATTACAACCACTTACTAAAACCTGGTCTCCGGCCTTATATGTATTACCGTCATCAAAAATTGCATAATAGTAGTCTTTCTTACAACAACCGGTTCCTTCTTCAATTACTGCTACTGCATAATATCCTGTTAATTTTGCCATTTGTTCATTCTCCTCTTCTGATTTAATTATATTTAATAAATAACCTTCATACGTTTTAAACTTAACCATATCTGCTTATTTCCCAAATACTGATTTCAGTAATAAGAATACAAGCCAAATTCCTGTAGCAATCAACCAGCTGAAAGCGACCCCGAAACATAATGTGATCAATTTTATAATTACACATGTTACGATCCAACTTAAAGCTAATGCCAATAATGACACAATAATAAGTAAAATTCCCGTCATATTATTCTCCTTTTACAGTTGCCGTTCCTGATGTTAAGTCTCCTGCGTCAACAATTGTTGCTGCATTTCCACCTTGCACCTTCGGCACATCACCATTCCATTTATCAATTTTCTGTTTCTCAATAAGCTCTGGAGTAAGAGACTCAGCAATTTTCTTATTTGCTTCTGCTTCAGCATCCGCTTTAATTCTTGTTGCTTCCGCTTTACCTTCAGCAGTGATCTTCGCCTGTTCAGCCTCAATAGCGGCCTTTTCTTTATCCTGTTCTGCTGCAATAAGAGCAACTTCTTTATCTTTATCTGCCTGTACCTTTGCAGTCTTAGCTTCAATATTTGCAAGTTCCAGTTCCTGCTGTGCATTTACTTTCTTCTGAATAGCTGCCTGAGTTTCATCATCGGTTGAAATCGAAGTAAAGTTTACAGTATCAATGATAATTCCATATGGCTCAAATTTCTTTTTCAAGTATTTGTCAAGTGCTTCATTCAGTTCCTGGCGTTTATCACCAAATACATCTGTTACCGGATACTTAGCAGTTACTTCCTGTGTCCACGCTTTCATCTTTGGTTTAATGAAAGTATTTTTTACACTTTCACCGGACTGACCTTTAAATCTTGTAAATACATCAGCAACTTGATCCTGATCGAACTTATAAGAGAATTCCAAATCAACAAGAAGCTGTTTTCCATCAGCAGTAGGTGTTTTAAAACTCTCATCTTTTGGTGAATCACCTTTATCTTCTGAAGTCAGATAAGACTGTTCAATACCAATTGAATACAGTGATGTTTTTACTGTAGGTGAAATCAAATGCCATCCCTGTGGAAGAGTATCATTTGAAATTCCGCCGTTCATCTTGTATTCTACAGCTACATAACCAGCAGGAACTCTTACCGTACACTTTGCTACACAAATTAATCCTGCTACAATTATTACTGCTAATCCAACCCCACCTAAAAATCCTTTTCTCATTACTCATTCTCCTTATCTTTTTCTTTATTTTCTTCTCTATTTATTTCATCTGCTGCATCTTTCCAGATTCTATGTAAGAATCTCCCAAATGGATAAAACAGTGCAGATAATAGAAACCATAAAACTACAGCTCCAACTAATACTAAAAATATAAATACCGGATTCATATAATTCTCCTTACTACGGTATGCGTTTTCTTACGCATACCGTATAATTAAATTATCATTTATTATTCTGCTGAGTCTGACCGTTCAGAATTTTAACTCCACCGGTAGATTCTACAGTCTTAGCAGCAAGTTCTCTCATCTGAGCATATGCATCGTCAAGTTTCTGCTGTAATTCAACTTTTTCTGCTCTCGCATTAGCCAGATCCTCTGTAAGTCTTTCATTTTTATCTTCCAGAAGCTGTTTCTGATATTCAGCATCTTTCTTAAGTGCTCTGACCTCAAACGCATTTGATTTATCAGCATCGGCTCTACCTTTTTTAATACCTTCCTCTGTTGCTGCTGCAATCAATGTCGGAATCTCTTCTACTTTTGCTTCTAATTCCTTTACATGATCAGCTTTTGCATTCAGTTCTGTTTCTTTCTCAAGAGCCGCTGTTTCTCTAAGTTCCAAAATCTTTTCTCTAGCAGCTTTCTCATCTTCCCACTTATCATTTTCAGCTTTACGACTACGTTTCAGATTATAGGTATATTCATCTTCCTCACGGCTACGAGTTAATTTAATTTCATTTTCTCTTGCTTTAGCTTCTGCATTGATAGAATCAATAATTTCCTGTTTCTGCTGCTTCAGTGCCTCAATTTCAGCTTTCAGTGTATCTTTTTTCTCACCCAATTCAGCTTCAATCTCTGCTTCTTTCGCTGCCTGAGCCTCTTTTAACTCTTCATTTTTCTCTTTATAAGCATTGATCATAGCTGCCATAGCATTTGCTTTTGTCTCAATGCCATATAATTCATCTAACTCAAGCTGTTTAATTTCAATAGCTTCTGTAAGATCATTGTATTTCTTGATAATCTCTGGATTAAAGATATCCTCTTTTGCTGTTGCATCTGCAGATTCGATAACTTCTACCTTTTTAGCCTTCGCTGCTTCTTTTGCAGGATCATCAATCATTCTGTCTCTTGTATCAAGTTTCTCCACTGCTGCCTTATACGCTTCCATAATTTCTGCCTTTGTTGATTTCATTGTAATTTCTGCCATGTTTTTAGCTCTCCTTTTTCTCCATATTTTGTTTAATTAAATTTTTATATCAAAGCTTTAATAGCTTATCAATCATTATTAATACCATCTTTATACAGGACGATCTTTTTCTCTTCGAGTGATCTCTGCACATCAATTACTCTTTGATTAGTTGATCCAGCCCAATGATAATTTACATCTGCTAAATCTTTCTGAAACATACCGTCTACAATTACATTTGTATTTAACAAAATATCTGTTAAAATAGGAAATGCTTCTTCTATAATTTCATTCCAAGTGTATCCAGTATAAATCCAAATAGATTTAGAATTACCATATCTTGATTTAATTTTACTTATTAAACTACAAACTTCAACTCTGTTGTTTTCATTTAACGGATCTCCTCCAGAAAAAGTAATTCCAGAAATATAATCATTATCAAGCTGTTTAAAAATCTCTTCTATTGCTGTATTATCAAATGGAATTCCAGATTTGGTGTCCCATGTTTCCGGGTTTTGACAGCCATTACAATAATGATCGCAGCCGGAAACAAAAAGTGTAACCCTTAATCCTGGCCCATTGTTCATGTCATCGTGTTTAATATCGTGATAATTCATTACATTTTAACTCGCTTTCTTAATTTCTTTAGGATGAGAAACATAATATAATTCCATGCGTAGTCTATAAGGTAATTCCATTTTATATTTCAAATATAATTTTTGCATATATTCAACATCATGTCTTTTATAATTAATTGCAGTATTTATTTCTTTAGGTAGAAAACAGCACGTTGCAGGCGAATATATTTTATTACCTTCATATAAGAAATCTTTATCAAGTTCTAATGGATAATTACATTCATATATATTATGGTTATACCATTCAGCAAAAATTTGAAAATTTTGAAATGGTTCTGCTACAGTACATCCTATATATGAGGGTTGTCTTTCATGATATTTATCATCATAACAACGAACAAACATGCTAATCCATTTGATATATTCTTCTGTTTTTATATTATTATTTCTAGCGGTATAATTACCAACTCCATAATATCCTATATTATATACAGACCTTTTATATGGATTTTTTATCTGACCATTTTTGATATTTTGTAAAGTTGTCCAAATAGTGACATCTGGATTATCATTAAATTTTATTAAAATTTCATGTCTTCCAATATAATCTAAAATGGTAATTTTATATCCTTCGTTAGTAGTATATTCTCGTCCAATATATTCTCGAAAATCTTTTGTTATATTACATCGATCTCCTTTCTGCAATTTCAGTCATTTTCGCTTTATTATATCTTGTATCACCGTGAACACGAGTATAACCAATATATCCGTTCATGCGATCTATCTTTGTAATGTCTTCGCTGCCACATTTAGGACACATATCCATATTTAATTCTTCATGGCCACAATGTTCACAATAAGATAACGCCAAATTGACACCTTCGTAATATCCCATCTTCATTGCTCTTCTGATTAAAGTAACAACAGCTTCACGATTGTAATTGATCGGATAACGTACATACTGGATTTTGCCGCCATTAAACAGATTCCAAAATCTATTTTCCAGATCTTGTTTTTGAATTGGTGTAATATCTTCAGTTACATGACAGTGGAAACTGTTGCTCACATATTCTCTGTCTGAAACTCCCGGCACAATTCCATACATTTTACGGAATTGTTCTACCTGAAGCCCGCAAAGGCTCTCGGCTGGAGTTCCATAAATCGCATATAATAATCCGTCCTCATGTTTAAATTGAATAATCTTTTTATTAATGTATTTCATTACATCTACAGCAAACTTACCATCCTCAACTAATGACTTCTTATTATAAAGTTCCTGCAATTCATTCAAAGCAGTAATTCCAAATGATAAAGTCATAGGTTTAAGAATTGAACGTATTTTTTCATCTGGTTTTAAATAACCATTAAGGAAACCACCTTCACAGTATGCCAATGGATTCGTACTAGCTTTCATTTCACCAATATAGTCATATGTTCTCTTATGAATGCTACGTATCATCTCAAGATAATAATCCAATACTTCATAGAAATCTCTACTTTCACGCTGCGCTTTTGCCAAAATCATTGGAAGATGAAGGCTTACAACACCAAGATTGAAACGTCCTTCAAAAATTGCTTTATCGTTCTCATCCTCCGGTTCTATTCCACCTTTTTCATACCAAGGGCTTAAGAATGCACGACATCCCATTGGACTAACAACCGTACCATATTTTTTGTACATACTTGGTACATATCCTTCACCTGTTAGAGATAACCAGTCTGGATACATTGTTTTCATACTACATTCAATACCTGCATTAAATACATCTTCATTAACCTTTCCTGGTCCATGTAAATTCTCATCATATAAAAATACCAATTTGGGGAATAACACAGGTTTTTTATTACCGGCCTTACCTTGGCCTTCTTTATGAACATTTAAGAATGTGATAGAAGCCATTTTACCAAATTTTGTGGTTGAGAGACCGAATGTCATTGTTACAAATGGATAATCACCTCTTGATGATCCTACAGTATTTAACTTATATTCAATTCCCTGCCAGCCCTGTTCAAAATCACGTTTTACTTTATTTGTTGCATATTCACAAGCTTTTTCTTCAATCAAATGTTCTGATGTTGAAAAAGCATCAACATAAACACCATCAATATCGGAATCAAAAACTTCAAAAAATTCTTTATAATATTTCTGATAACTTTTTTCTGCATATGGTTCCAAAATCTTGTCTACTTCCGGTACTGTGAATCCGCCATACTGCTGTGCAGCAGTGCTCAGGATAATATCACCCATAACATCAAACGCAGTATCAAGAGAATTTGGTTCGTTATACCAGACATTTCCCATTTCGAAGCCGCCTTTCATAACTTCTCCAACTCTAAATAAGCAACAGTTAATAGTATCAAGTCTGGCAGACTGATCATGAATATAAATATATCCGTCCTTACATGCCTGTAATTCATCTCTTGTCATGAAGAATTTTCTATACAAGTTTTTGTTCAGTTCATTAAAGATCAGGCTTCGCTTTGTAGCTACAAGCGCACTGTCTGTATTGGCATTACTCTTATCACCAATATAACGGATTGCCTGACTCTTGGTGAAAACGTCATCCATCATATGAACAAATTCTTTCTTATAATTACGATAATCTTTATAAGACTTTGCAATCTTTGGATTAAATTCATCCAATGCGGATTCTACTGCATTATGTAATTCTTCTACTGTACATGTGGTATTTTCATCTATATCATCAGCAATAAGCTCGTCCCAAACAAGATCTATGATTCTTTTATAATCATCATTTGTTAACTCGACCATTACTCGTGATGCTGACTTATTTACGGCATCAACAATTTTCTGATCGTCAAAAGGTTCAACTGTTAAATCCTTTTTAACTACATTCATAACGATTTCTCCTTTTCCATTTCACTCTTAAGTAAGTCACGTAATGCTTCTGAAGCTTTCGAAAAGCTCATATCATTCACAAATAAGTGGTCATACCCTTCAGCTTCTTCATATTTAGTGAATTGTTCATCTTCACTGTTATATCTGGAGTAAAATTCTTCTTCTGATCCATCTCTTTTAAGGAACCTGTCTTTTGCTAATTCAAATGGTGAAGAAAAATAAATCTCGATAAATTTAAATTCATCTTTGCAATGTTCTTTCAAATACTTTGCTCCGTTCGGATCAATTACATAAATATCTGAGTTCACAATTTCATTATATGTAGTGCCATATTTAATTCCGTTAATTTCAGTATACGCTACAAAGCCTTCTTTAAATTTAATTTCATCGAATTCACTCTCAGATACAAAGTAATGATCTTCATATCCTGTTATTTCATCTTTGCGCGGCAGTCTTGTTGTAATGCTTTTTACCTGTCGAAGTCCTAATGTCTCGCATATATATCTTGCAAGCGATGATTTACCAGAAGCGGTTCTTCCAATAAATAAAAATACTAACTTTTTATGCATTATTTGTTTCATTCCTTTCCGGTATATATAAGATGTGATGATTTTCATCATTACACATAATCTTAAAAAGTCTTGTGCTTACATTGCCATCTGAATCAAGAAATCTTTTGCAAGTATCTTTCTTGCAGCACTCATTACCATCTTTCTGGCAAAAATAATAACTATCTTTTTCATTATCGCATCCAACTACAATATTAGTTCCGTTTGCAAAATATACATTCATACATTATTACTCGCAATCTTTAAAAGTAATTCTCTATTAATTCCCGGATACCAAGACTCAATCTGATTAATTAAATCTTCAATCATGATCTGAAGCTCCGGTGCAGCTGTTCCATGAGCGCCACCATCTTTTGATCCTCTCTCAACATAAATATGCGCTAATTCAGTAATATTTATTTTGAAAGTAAAATTCATGGGAATTGCCAGTGGATATAAACCACGTTTTACATCTTTATTATTTTCTAATCCTTTTTTAATGAAACCATTATTTGACCTTACATAAGTATCACCATAATAACTAATCTCACCAGGAATTTTCGTACCAAGATATTTTAATACTTCATCCCATGTGATAATTTTATCTTCGTACCATTCAGAAACTTCTCCCTCATGGTAATCTGCAAGCCTTGTACTGCTACGAATAATCCTGTTATCCATTCTCTTTGCGTGGGAATCCAGATCATCAGTTGCCCCTCTATGAAGACCTTCTACAACAACGGAAATATCTTCAAATCGTAGCATTGTGATATGCTTTTGTCCCCATTTAAGAAGTTTTGCTACTTCTTTGTCGAATTTAATTTTTAATTCATCATCCTCTGGCAGATCTAATGGCCTCCCATAACGATCTGTGCAATGATCTACCATTTCTTTAAGCTGCTGCTCTATCTCTACATTCCATGTTCTTTTGCTCATGTACATTGTTCTGATTGCATCTCTTATTGAGTGCATTTCTGTAAGGGTTACTTTCATGTCTACATATCTCCTTGAGTTAATTTAATTTGTTTTCCCTGTGCCATTATAATAGCACTATAGGTTTCTGATGTCAATAGCAAAAGTTAATTTAATTTGTTTTGTTTTTTAAAAGTTCATTTACGAATGTTTTCATAGGTTCTCTCATATTGACATTCTCAGATAACCATTCCAGATATTCAGGATCTGTCTTTGCAACGTCTACCAGTAACTCGTCCTTATGTTTCTTATACGGACATTTGTATGTCTCGATATCCGGTAAATCATATGCATCAGTATCATCTTTAAAAGAAATATCAATGTCTTTTCTGGAAGCCAAATAATCTGCTACATGTACAATTTTATCTAACTGTGATTTTGGCTTTGGTAAGACAATACTTTCTCTATCACTTGTGTTCCATTGTCCCATATGAGACGAAACAGCATCAGCAATAATCTCAAGTTCATCATCTTCGAGATATAATCCTTTATAATTACGAATATATTCTGCTGCCAACAACGGATGATTAAATACAGTAAACACCTTTTTTCCATCCTTTGCCTTTTCTTCATATATTTCTGCAGTACCAGACTTTTGAATATCATGTGCCAAACAAGCAACACGTCCAAGATCTATCCATCTCTCATCAAACTGATTCTGGTACTGTTCTAATCCGATGATATAATTGTAAATCCTTAATACTGCTTTTGTATGACGCATTAAACCGCCATCACCCAGCGCGTATGCCGGGTGATATTTACCTGTAGAACTTGCCGCAACTTTGAAAAAATAGTCTGGGGCATCGTCCAAAACAACTTTTGCAAAATCACGAATATCATCTGAAGTAATTGTTTTTAATTCGTTTTTAAATAATTCTGACTTCATTTGCTCTCCTTTTTGTTTAATTTAATTTTTAACTTCTTTAATATATCTAATAAAAAAGTGTTCCTCTTAAAATTCTCTTTCTTTTTAATGGATCTGTTTACAGTGTCTTTATCTCCAATATGAAAGCATTTTTCTTTTGTACGTGTTAATGCCACATATAATAAATTAGAATTCATCATATAAGCATGACAAGATGGTGTAAGTGTAATCGTCACCTTAGCACTTCCTCCTTGGCTTTTATGAATAGAAATTGCATATCCAAGCAGCAACATTGACATTTCTGATTTTTCATATTTTACTCTGACACCATCAAAATCAATAATAGCGCCTGTCTTATGTTCATTTGTATATGGAATAATTTCGTCATAAATATCAATAATCTTTCCTAACATACCATTAGGAATAAATGTGTTATTTATAGAAGGTTCATCATTTTGAGAAGCATTTTCTATATTCATATCCCCCATATCCACTTCTGCTTCATAATTATTTTTGATCTGAATTACTATATCACCAACGTAATATGTCGTATCTCCAGATTTGATACATTTTTCTGATCCATAGTTTGGATTAGCAATTTTCTGGATTGCATTATTAATTGCAATAGTACCACAATCACCTTTATTGAAAGCAGATAGAACAAGAATATCTTCAGGAACATATTGAGAAAGAAGCTTCTGATATAATCCAATTGCACATTTTACTGCCTGTTCATTATTAGCATTAATAAAAGTATAATCCTTGCCAAATTTTACCATACCATTACTCAAATCATATAAATATGGTTTCATATTTCTAACATCAGTAGCAACTTTCATTAACCCACCCTCAGCGTACCTGAAAATTTGATTCAAAGTCACTGTAGGTATAACAAATGAATTGATCATATCATAAAGTAGATTTCCCGGCCCAACAGATGGAAGCTGCGCTGAATCACCTACAACAATAAGTTTCGTTCTGCTAAAATCAATTGCGTCACACAAATGTAAGAACAGAAATATATCTGTCATAGAGAATTCATCTACAAGAACAACATCAAATGGGAGTTTGCATTCACTATCATATCCCCACCTATTCTTCGGCATATAACCTAAGCCACGATGAATTGTAGCCGCTGGCTTACCGGTATAATCACTCAACACTTTTGCAGCGCGTCCTGTTGGAGCCATTAAAGTATATGAAATATTGTTATCCTCCAACATTTTAATGATCATTGCGGAAGTGGCACTTTTACCTGATCCTGCAAAACCATTCAGTATCATAATATTATTGTTACATATACATTCCAATGCACTGGTTTGTTCGTCAGTTAAATGATACTCTCCCGACGTCTGATAACTCTTCCAGTCAAAATCCCATATTTTAGGTTTTAAGTTTGCTACAAATAATATAGCAGCTATAGCAGTTTCAGTATCATGTGTGGCTTTTAAAGATACTTCAAAAGTATCTTTGTTATAATAAATATCTGGATCCTTTAAACATTCAACATAATGTGATGAACAAGCAGGAACAAGTCTTACAACCTGTTTTCTGAGATCGCGGAGATCCATTTTAGTATTTCCCTCTTTTTGATTCTCTTCCAAATAATATTCCATACATGCTGCACATCTTTGCGCAGATGATTTTAATTCAAACGGAAAATTGATCTTGCCAAGTCTCTGCAATTCTAAAAGAATACTATCTGCCTTAATAAAACCTACACCAGATATTTTTGTCAAAGATTTATATGGTTGTTTTCTCAATTCTTGTTTCATTTTAGGGATTGATTTAAATTCATCATATAATTTCTTTAACATTGACATTGTGAGAATTCCACCAAATTCAATTACTAAATCATAGATACAATAATTCTCAACTATTTTTGTTTTAATAGTTTCAAATGTTTTTTCTCCGATACCTTTTAATTTATCAAGATCAACAGTATCAGCTTCTCCTCTTAACACAATATCAATAATATCTGGATAATGCTGCCAAAGTACTCCTGCCTGGTTCTCAGTTAAAATTTCTCTTAAGAACATATAAACTTCTTCTTCAGTTTTAGGCTTATCCATTCTCACATTTACAATATCATACCCAAAACCATATTTATCGAGCTGTTCCACAGCCGTAATTTCATACGACTGTGAAACTACTAAATTATGTACGTTTCCATAAATAGTAACATTATCATATTTATTATGTTTAATATTGGGAAACTCTTTTTTATCTACATCTGTAGCATAAATCTTATAATCCTCCGAATTATACATGCACTTTACGATTTTACAATTAAATTTCACTTCTTTTTTACTCATATTCACACCTATTTAATTACTTCATATTCATCAAGTATATTTTCAAGTTCATCTGTTTCCTGCCATGTTCCATTCACACATTTTTTCTTCTTTTTCTTTGTAAAGTGTGGGACTTTCAAAATAGAAAATTCACCAAATGGATTATCCTGATATACTTTTATACTGGTTACTCTTGCTTTTACATCCTCTCCGGTTTTAATATTATGTAATACACAATATGGTTTTCTGACTTCCTTGAAAGTTTTATAATCTGTCACGACGTAAAAACATTGATTTACTTTTGGATTTACATATACGACATATTGTAAATATTCCTTTTCAAACTTCACCTGATCAATAACAGACATTGCTTTATTTTCTAAACGATTAGATAATTCAGCTATAAGCCCTGTATTATCCAAATCCCTATATTGAGAAGCAGTCTCTTTCCCGGCATATTTCTTCATCAGATACTCTGTCAAGCCAAGACTTTCCATCTTTTTTTTACTGATAATCTTACACAAAGCAAATTTGTCGTAGATCTCGGATACTTGCATCAAATACTGATTTTTTCCAAACTCCTCGAAATAATTTAATCCAATAAGAATCGTTAACTGTCTGGAATTCACAGATGTTTTTGTATTTACATCTGCCAGAACTTCTGTAAAATTGTTATATTGATTCGTTGCCAGCTCAAGAAGATCATCTGCTATTTGAGCATTACAGAATTTAATTGATGCAATACCCTTATATAATGCATGATTCGCTTTATCTACGGTATATTCAGCTCCGGATTTTCGAAACTTGATATTTTTTATCTCAATGTTCTTTATCTTCGCCAATTCAGTCCCCATCAGAATATCATCTGTATTGTTTGCACAGTTTAAATATGCAGCAATGAATTCTTCTGGATAATAATACCTACAGAATGCACACATGTAACCAATCATAGAATAGCCTGTAGAATGATTGTACCCAAATTGATAATTTGCACTATCTTCAATAATCTGTAAGAATGCCCTTGCTTCCTTCTCTGCTATTTCTCTTGGCTGAGAAGACATTTTACAATACCCATTCAAAATATCAGGCAAAGCTTTCTGCAGTCGATCCATCTGTTTACGTCCGATTGCTCGTCGAACGTTATCAGCAGCAGACCCACTTAACCCGCATATATTTTGAAGAAACTTAATGGTGTCCTCCTGAAAAATAAGAAATCCTCTATTGTCTTTCAGCAATTCATCAATAAGTGGTGATGGATTTTTATTTGTCTCACCTGCCAGCAGCCTATCTCGATATGAAGCCCCAGATGGTCTTAGTGACGCATTTATCATTGATAAATCGTTGATACATTGTGGGCCATAATTCTTAAGCATTTCGTATGCATATGGCGATTCGAACTGAAATACACCAGCAGGACAAAGAACAATATCATTCCATACCTTCTTATCATTCCAGTTAATCTGATGTGATTTTGGATATGGAAGTCCGGCATATTCATAGCACTTTCGAATAATTTCCAGATTCTTTAGTCCAAGTAAATCGTATTTAACAAGACCGGCTCCATCATGAATTTCTTCCATATTAATACACATAATACGTTTTCCATCATTCCAAAACGTTCCATAGTTGTCTGGAAGTGTTACCGGAGAAACTACAATGCCTGCCGGATGAATTGACTGAGAAACCGGAGTGCCGTTAATTCCATCAAAATAATAGAACAATTTCCTGTACTGATTATCTTTCAAATCATTCATTTGCTTTATAGCCTTGTCACGCTCAGTTATTTTATTTTCATAATCACGACGTAGGCCATAATATTCTGATTCTTTATCTGCCTGTTTAATTTCATCGAAATGAATCATATCTTCGATTTCTTTAATTCTTTTTCCGGTTGATTCAATTGTATCTTTATAGGCACTATACATTTCCTTAATATGTGCAACCTCATCAAGTGGAATATCTAAAGCGCGCCCGATTTCATCAATAGTGCCTTTATCAGACACAGTTCCGATAGCAAGAATATATGCTGTCTTATCATATCCAAATGACTCAATGATGTGATTGTAAACTAATTCTCGCTGATCTGGTGAAATATCAAGATCAATATCTCCAACCTCTTCACGATCTTCATTTGCAAATCGTGAAAAAATTGTATTCCATATAACTGGATCAACATCAATGATATCTGTTATGTATGCAACAGTAGAACCACCTACAGATCCTCTACATGGCCCAACTGGTATACCATTTTCCCAACACCAACATACCAGTTCGGACATAAAGAGCATAAATCCAATCATATTAATCTTTTTAAATACACGCATTTCCTCTTTGATACGCTTCACGTATTCTGGAATTTTTTCCTTTTTGATAATTCCTGCATCAATTTTCTCATGCAATTTATCAAAAATTCTTTTCTTTAATACTTCCTCTTCATTGTCGTACAATTTTGGATATTTTACAGAAGTATCAAGTTCGAAATCAGTAACAGAATCAGCCATCACATTTGTATTCTCTATTGCCTGCAGAATCACATCAAATGGAATATCGCAATTCTGAATGCGGAACATTTCAACCAACTCTTCGTAAGTCTTTAATGTCAGATCAAATTTATCTTCATCAGCATATTCGATACGTTTTGCTTTCTGTAAAATGCTTCTGCATTCAGCTTTATAATAATCAATGCTATGTGTATCTGTTCCGGCGATTAAAGGTTTCCCTGTTTGTTTTGATGCAGCATATAAAAATTCGTTATATCGTTTCTGCTCTGGAAAATCATGCGGCTGAATTTCATAGTAATCATATGTTTCCAGTAACTTATAAAAAGTCTCTCTCGCTGTCACATTCATAAGCTGAACTTCTTCAAGCAGATTATCATAATATTGCTTCAACTTATCAATTTGAGCTTCGATATAATGCAAATATGAATCCCCTGGAATACATCCGTTTATTACCCACGGTAACTCCTCTTCTTCAAAGTCATCAAACTGTTTAAACCATTTTGTCATGGCTTTTTGATCACTCTTTTGCTTTTCAAATTCAGCTACTTTATTTGCCAGTTCCTGCTTTAATGCTGCAGACTTTTCCGCTATTTGCTTTTGGATATCCTTTGGGTATTTATTCAAAGGTGATGCCAAACAAGCAGAAATCTTGATTACATTATCTGAAATATTAAAAAATTCTTCAAATGTAATACGTGGTTTATAATATCTATGATCCGGTTGTGTAGATTTATCAATCAAAAGATTGATTTCTTTTACACCTTCATAGTTTTTAGCCAAAAGAATTGTATGATAATTGTCCCTCACCTTCTCTTCTAGTGAAGCTGTTAAATAACACTCAACTCCGTGTATGTATTTCAATCCTTTTGAATTGATATACATCTTTTTTTCAACCCAATTGTAGGCATTACCATGTTCCGTCAGAGCTAAGGCTTTATACCCTAGCTCCGATACACGGTCTGCATATTCTTTATAACCAGTACAACTATCAAGAAGAGAACGGTTTGAGTGGCAATGATAAATAGTATACTGTCCCATTTTATCTCCTTATAAATCGTTAAGCCAATCTAAGTTATCAATGTCGTATTCTTCATCCTGCTTATTTTTCGTACCCAAAATATCTCCATTTTTCTTTGCATCTTGAGCATCAAGATAAGCTTTTAACGGTTTATAAAGTTTAGTGGAATAACCACACAAATTCGTAAGATAATAACTTTGCTTTTTTAGACTCTCTTCATCTTCCCACCAAAGTTTATCTGCTTCATCATATTTTCCTGCTGCCTTTAGCTCCGCATATGTAGCTTCTTTATCACGAATCATTTTCATAGTATTGATAATAAAATTTTCCCAATACTGAATCAGCTCCGGAGTCAAGTCAACATATACATAACAATCATGCAATTCATATTTCTCCTGTACTTCCGGTGGAAGACAGGTAATATCATTTGTTTGAGCTAATTTATCCAGATACTCCAGCATGTTTTCTTCATATCCGAATTCTTTTAACCACATCTTTGCATTTGCCTGTAGCTTCTCCCCAAGCTCAAAGCGTTCGATTTCTCTTACTTTCTTTACACCTTTTTTAGATTGAACAGTTACACACTGATATTTAAGGAAATTCCATGCAATTTTGATCTTTTCAAACGGAATTCCAATCTGATGTAAAGCCAGAGAGTACATTACCAACTGCCCACATTCATTTTTCGCTTTATCTCCTTTATATATGCTGCTTGTCTTCCAATCTAATATAGTATAATTACCATTTTCATCTGTCACCAGAGCGTCAATATACCCCTGGTAATATTCGTCACCAACCTTTACAGTTACAAACTTTTCAATATCAATATGATCAGTAATCTTCTCGTGTGTCTCAAAGAAATTTTTCAAATCATAATAATACTTAGTTGCAATACTATTGTTTCTGGCACCATCTCCACGAACAAATTTTAGATCAGCAATATCAAATGCCATCATCCATCCTTCGTCAAACTCTTCAGCCATTTTTTCATAAGCTAATTCTTCAGTATAAAATCGCTCTATAATATCATGACTAATACCGCCAGTTACTTTATAAATAGAATCATCACGATCCTCTTTTTTATGTAATACATACTTCAAAAAATACTCATAGAGACCATTGTGTACGCAGTTTACACGGCTCCATGAATTGAGTCTATCGACTCCAAGTGCCTCGCACATCTTCTGCAGTTCTTCATAGCTTAATCTCAACTATTTTTTCAAACTCTTTAAATATTCTCTGTGTTTACTTTCATCATAAGGAATTCTCCATTTAAACAGAAAATTGTATATTTTATTTGGCGCATCTGCAGGTGAGTCCTTTGGCCCAAGCAGTTTCCATTTATCACGAATGTAGCTAACTTTGCGTAATCCGTAAAACTTCTCACACATATTCCAGACCTCTTCTATTGGAACATCATTATCCATCGCGATAATAACTTCTTCTACTCCGATACCAAGTATAATTCGCACCTGCTCATCTGAAAGTACATGGCCTTCAATTGCACCGCCGGTTGGATCCATTCTGCTATCTCTTTTAAGAACAGATTTCTCGGCTTCGAATATAACAATATATCCTGCTTTCTGAATATCTTTATAATTTTCCCACAATCCATATATATTAATTTCTTTTCGCATCCCAGGTGTTATAAAGTACTTTGATATTCCAAATTCAGAACAATTTTCGATAGAACTTCTGGCATTATATCCCATCAGAGTTCCATCTAGCCAATATCTAATTGGAAATATTGTTCTCCTCCATCTATACGAATATCCAAGTCCAAATTTTTTAATTGTTCGTTTTATAATCCCTTCGCGAAATAAATCAATATGAATATATGGAACAAAATCATTTAAAATATCTTCACTCATAGGATCAAAATCATTTACGACACATTTCCTACGCTTAACCACAAATCTTGAGAACACGAACCAGGAATCATCCGGCTTTTTCTTCTCCTCTTTTACTTTGTATAAATTTTTCAATCCTAAAAGTTTATGAAGATATTTCATTGCATTTGCAAAATCAATATTTTTATTATACTGAACTAAAGAAATTAAATCCTTACCATCGTCATATTCAACTCCTCTGGTATAATTTCGATAATTCAGATATTTATTATTTCTTATATTGATGGCGGCTGGATTGTTACAGTCACCACCCACCGCATTAGAGCAGCTATAATAATCCTTGTTATCATGATATACTATATTGCTACACCCAATGCTTTCTAAGACATAAGGTATTTTTCCATTTTTCTGAATGTATTCCTTAATCTCTAATGCAGTCATAATTATTCTCCGATTAAAAATCTTGTGCTATATTACAAATTGCAACATCTTTATGCATATTTGTACTCAGATCATACTCTGAGATTATCTGAAATTGGTCTGTAGCACCAAATCTATTTTTAGTAATAAATGTGATCATATAATGTTTATCCGGATCCAAATGATATGGAATCTTTGAGGAATTATTTTTCCCCGCCAATTTATAAGCTTTAATCTCATGTGAACCTCCAGGAAATTCATCTTCAAATGGTTTACGCATCATTAAATTCACACTAAATACATCCAATATATTCTTTGCTTGTCCAATTTCATTATTTGTGAGATACCTCATCTTTACTGAAGCTTTCCCTAACTGATATGTAACAAATAATGCTACATTTTTAGCAGCTGGTTTCACAACATCATAAAGATCAACCATATCTCGTTCCATAGATTTCCATGTTTCTGTGTCTCTTGAATCAGATGATTCTTTTAATGTATCCAGAACAAACAGCCTTACTCCCATGCTAGAGTATTTTTTTATTACTTTGATTGCTGCTTTGACAGTATATTTTTCAAAGGGAACGATTGTAATATTTCTGCGTTCTTTTAACTCTTCAAGATATTTTGCTGCTTTACGAAGCTTATCTAAAACATCTTTACTAAAATGGCCGTCGCGCAAAATATATTTATGTAGTCCAGCACTATATAAATTATTTGCAACCCAGACAAGCAACTCTTTCTTTACTTTGTCCTGATCTTCTTCATTAATCATAATGACCATTTTTTCATTATGTTCTAATACTGAAGGCATTAAGTAGTTGATTGCTGTTGTTGATTTTCCAACACCTGAATTGGCACCTAGACCATAAATGTTTCCATTAAAATTAATGCCGCCAATTTCTCTGTTCAAAATATCACAATGTTTAAGTGGCATTCCTACCTGACTCCCAGCATTTAATTTATCAATCAAATCAAATAATCCGTCGCAGGCATTATAAGTTTTAACTTCAGATTCCACATTAATAAATGTGTGATTCAAAAGTGCCTCAAGTTCGTTATATATATCTTCAGCTTTAGCATCGACATATTTACTTAACTTTTCTTTTACAGGAAAGCCCATTCGGGCTAATTTCATTACAGCGTTCCACTTTTTTACCTCATTCACATAAGAATCAAAATTAGATTCTTCGATATATGTAAATGAACTTTCAATCTTTCCATATCCGCCATATTCATCATATCTTTTACTTAATTTGTCATGTTTTGACAGATACATATTGATTGTAATTTCATCTAATGTATTTTTTTGTTCTACATTGATGATATCGTTCGCAATTGAAAAATATACTCTCCAAGCATTATTTGTTATATCTTCCAGTTTCAAAGAAGTGTCTCTGACTAAATCCGGGTTCTTGTAAATAGAAGACACTGCATTTGCTTCTGCAATTAACTTATATTCATTTACCTTTTTTATAGTTTCAATACATTCTTTTTCAAAAGGAGACATTGTTTTCGCACTACTGCGGTCTTTCGTCTTAGTAGTGGTAGATGTCAACTACCAAATCTCCTCAAACGTAGAATTTACGACCTCTTCCGTCTGACGTTGATATTTAGCTGCTTCACTATTTTGCGCTCCTATATCAATCTTTTCAGACTTCTCTTCGCTTTTCTTTGCATTTTTCATTCTGGTGTACATATCATTAATTCGGCTGCTTACAATAGCACAAATGTAAGCCATTTTCTGATCTTCGCTGTTAAATGTTTTTCCTTTTATTGCTTTTAAAATGACATATTTGTTCGCTTTAAAAGTATTAAAAATAACATCAATAGGATATTCTCCATACATTTCATGAGAATTATTCGCCATACTTTGTCCTTTTCTTAGCCCCTGTAATCTTAGACATGCGTTCTTATGCAAACGCTGCGTCCCAGAATACCCCATCAATTCTCTTTCAACCCAATCACACATTTGTAAGAAGTCTTCATTTTTCCAACCAGTTGTGTCCTTTTTATTTTCCTTACTCAATGTTATTCTCCTTAGAAATCCCAAGGCAGAAGCCCTGGGATCAATATTTATTTACGCAACAGTAAGTTCAAGAATCTTTTTTGCGTCATCAATATTTGTTACTTTCATCGGATTGTCATAACCCATTTCTTTAGCTGCAGCTACAAGTGGTTTTAATTTTGCAGTTTTACCTTTATTAGCAATACAGAACGCCTTAATCTTTTCTGTGATTTCACTAAGTTCTTTCTGTATTTTAGCTTCTGCCTCAGCTTCCGCAATCTTTTCAGCTCTTTTTTCTGCAGCTGAATCCTGTTCTTTCTTTAATTCATCAACAGATTTACTCCCTTTAGATGCTTCAGCTTTGATAGCATCTGTAAGAGCCTTGATTAATGCATCTGAACTAAATTCAATTTCCGGAACAATGTCAGCAAATCTTGATTTGGAATCGATAGAATAAGAATCATCACGGAATGTAATTTTACGGCTTTCGCTTGTAATTACACCTTTCATAATATCTACATCTTTTTTACCTTCCTTTTTAGTCTTGCCAGTCTTTTCCTGCACGATTTCTCTATCAATAGAAGCAACACCAAGAAAATGTAATTTTGTTTTGATTGCATTAAAATCTCTCATTGACATATTAGTTGTTAGAGAAGTATATGTCTGTCCTGTTGTTACATCATCTTGTGTACGCTGCTTAACGTGTCCAATAATAATGAAATGAACACCAACCGATTTCAGTTCCCATAACTTATTCAGAACAATTTCTGTTGCCTTATCCTCTCCGGCCATATAACCACCAAAAGCTGCTTTGATAGATTTTACCGGTTTCTCAGGATTCTCCGCATTATGCATACGAATAACTTCTGGCTTTGCAATTTCTACAAGCTGATCATATGTATCAATAACAACTGTTTTCAAATCAGGATATTCTGTGGATTTATTCTCAACGACATCATCCACAAAATCTTCAAATCCAATACTGTTTGTTTCTTCATCATAATCCATTGACCATTCCGGACAATTCAAATAGTTGATTCCATTAATACCGTCAGCGCCATCTTCTTTACCACACTCAAGAAAACGATATCCATCTTCACCTACAAGTTTCTCGCACATCTCTTTAATAATTGTTGTTTTTCCGATACCACTTTCCCCAATAAGTCCAATATTATATGATAAAGGATCAATTTTAATTGTATTCTTTTTTCCGTATCCCATAGTATTTGTTTCCTTTCTGTACTTTGTATAATTTAATTATTATAGTTAATCATCAAGCAGCGAATCTAACATTGAATCATAATCAATTTCTTCATCCTGATCCGTTGTATCAGTTTCTGAATCTTCTTCTACTTCATCCACTTCTTCGTCATCATCTGCTTCAATCAGATAATCTAATACAAGATCATCTTCTGAATACATAGAATCAAATTTCTGAATCTGTGGAATCTTAGATCCGTCTTCTCCAACTAACTTAATAACTGGTCTAGTAAGTAACATCCTGCGTTCTTTACTAGCATTTTCTGTACAAAGTGCTAATGCTTCTTCCAAACTGTAAGCTCCCATTTCTACCAGTTCTTTAATATCGTCTGGTAAATCGTCTTCAGTTGTCTGGATCACTGCACCGCCTTCAACAAATACTCCTTGACAAGTAATCAATGTCACGTTTTTCTTAACTTTGAAAAGTTTTCCTGCGCGCTCAATAGATTTTTCATCTTCCGGATCATAAACATATTCAAATGTCTTTCTCAAAGGTACAAACTTTCCGCCTTTTACAGCGCCACCTTCAGTCAAGTCATTACCATTATATTCTTTGAATTTCTCCAGAATGTATGCCGTTATCGGGAACGCACATTTATCTTTATCTGCTTTTCCGATTGAATACTTGTCAAGAAGCATCGACTGAGTAAATGCTGCTTCATAAGTATTCAATTCTTTCTCCCTTGGAAGATAAATACTGTTAATTTCTTTTCTTACTTGTACATGTTTGTCATATACAGTATATTTTAACTGCCCTCTTACCTTAATCTCCATGCCATCCTGCAATGCTTCAGACAGATATTTAATTGCATCATATGCATGTAAGAATTTATTGATAACAACTTCACCTTTTGTATCCTTCTCAATACCAATTTTGATAAAGCAAAGTTCTCCGATATCTTTTAGAATATCCTCGTCAAATCGATCATCAAAATCAATCTGATATCTGTTATCAAAATCATCTCCGCCATTCTCATCTTTGCCATGAACATAAATTACATTGTTTCTACCAGCTCCATAACCACCCATTAATTCGCAGCCAACTTTTCCGTATTTATCACCGCAGTCAACATTCAGGTTAATAGAATTGTAAATCCAGTCGCTTTTCTTAGAATGTTCATCAATTTTGAATGTGTAATCTTTAATACATGCCTTTCCAATCAATTCAAATGTCTGAACCCAGCCTTTTTTATCTAACGGTTTTTTTTCTTTCTGTTTTGCCATTATTTATTATTCTCCTATTCTATACCATGTCATAATCATAATATTTTCTATCATTGTTTAATTTCATCGAGTCATCTTCAAAATATCGAATCACATTTAATCGCCCACAATGTTTGCATTTCACAAGCTTGGTTGAATATCCATATCCATTCTCATCAAAGATGGCGTCTGTTTGTTTGTATGCAAATCTTTTTTTACAAGAAGTACATAATCTACTAAATGCTGTTGCCACCATTCGTGTCCTCCTTTCGCCTTACTTTGCTCCAGTCGGACCGAGAATAATCTCTCGTGCGTAATTCATCGAAATAACGGAACAGAATTTTCCAAAATATTGTCCTGCTGCTTGAACTACTTCCGGTTCTTCTTTTACACAATCTGTATAAATTCTGTTTGGAAGATTCCTTGCAACAGTTTTCATATCCTGTTCACACCACTCTGTTGGGATGATTCCTTCATCACGCATTTTATATAACTCTTTTTCAACTCTACGCCGCGTCACGACAGATTTTACAAGTTCCTGTGCTTCTGTTCGTTCTTGCAACTTTTGTGGATCTTGAATCTTTTTAACATGATTCATTTTTGCGACTTCATGAAATTTATCTCCAACGATTTTCACTACAAATGGTAATCTGCTATTCGGATCGTTTAATCTTGTTTGGTTCTTTATAACAATACCTTCTTGAATTTCTCCATATCCCGGATGATCCATAAAACTTTGTACATGTTCCCAACTGACAAACGGTCCAACATAAAATGTATTGATATATGTAAGTCCATGCGTTTCTGCAAATGCCTTTACTTCTGACTGAGGAAGATATTTTTCTTCCCTTACATCATAAATATCAAATACGTACCATTTCTTAGTATTTTCTGGATAATAAATAATCGCATTTCTTGCTCCAGACCATTCTCCAAATATTACATAGTCCGGAACGTCTTTATAATCTTCAGGATTTAACTCCTGCACATAATTATAAAAACCATTTAATGTATTGTTCTGATCCAACGTATGTCTTCTGGAAAAAGCTACCATTTTGCCAGTCTCTGCATCATATCTAGCTGCTGCATTGGATCCGTCGAATTTTTCCTGGATAACAATTAAGTCACCCGGTACAAATCCATCTGCATATCCTTCTTTCAAACGTTGAATATCCATAAATTTCTTCTGCTCCATTATTTCACCTCGCTTTCCGAAGTGGAATAACTTTGCAGTTTATTGTCACACTGACATCTATGCACTGATCTTTTAAGATAGTGCTTCAAATATTATTTCCTATTTCTCATTTATACGTGCCTGTATAATTAAATTTTATTCCTTAACAATTTTCACTTTACAGCCGAACTTTTCTTCTACTTCAGCCATAGTTACTTCCTTTATTAGCTCTTCATAGATGCATTCAAATCCATGATCTTCTGCTGTATGATATTTTGTAATTGCTTTATCACCAAGATAATGCTTATCTTTTGTTCTCCATACCTTAATAATACGATTACCTAAATCATATTTAAATGTAAGATCCTCATTAAGCATAGAAAAGGATCTAAATCTGTTAATAACCTGTCCTTTATTATTACTGTACCATTTGATTTGATCATCTCCATTAGTTCCGATTAGCACAATACCGTAGCTTCCCTTTGTAGAAAGAACGATATCACCCGTACATAAATCATATTTTGTCATGTTTACTGCCTCCTTAAATATACATTTCAGTAGTTACTATTTTCTTTTGTAACGATCCGCGCGTCATCATTACAAATGTGATAAGAGTGGACTCGAACCACCGACCTCACTTTTGTAGTGCGCTCTCCCAACTGAGCTACTTATCACTTTTCATGCATGACCTGTCGTGCTGCAGTCACAACAGGATTATGTGTACTTATTCTTTCTCCTTATCCATTATAATTTTCTCCATAGATTGCGATTTCTGGTTTGCCATTTTCATCTAATACGTAATATGGTGTAATGCCACTAATGCCACCATAACGGTCTGAACCTTGTGCTATATATACAATTTTAGTAGTTTTATCATATACAAAATATTGACTGACCATATACCACCCATTACTCGATGCGATTTTTATTTCCTTAAATTCAATAAATTGTCCAAATGATTGAACTTTTTCCCCACTGTCATTTATCTCTTTGTCACCACATCCTGCAAATGAAAATACCAATCCTGCCATCAATAATCCAACAGTCAAATTTTTAATTTTCATTTAACTTCTCACTTTCTCAAGTAATTCTTTTGAATTTTCATCATCTAATTCAAGTTTTCGCTCATTTCTTTTTGAAACTCTACAGCCTATAAAAGTCACTCCTTCATCAGGAGAAATGGAAACTCTGGGACTCGAACCCAGGGCCGACCGGTTATGAGCCGGTTGCTCTAACCAACTGAGCTAAGTTTCCATGTAGTGGGCGTTATAATTACACCCACAATATAGAAATGTAACAATATCTGTAAAAAACTTGCTTATGCAATCGTGTCAGTTACACGAACGATCGTCATCACTCTCAAAAGCCCTCCCACATTATTTCTACCTCACTGACTCAATTACTTTTCGCTTCGTAACTAATTACACATCTGCTACCAGATCCTCCTCCAACGCCCACTCACAACCTCATTAGCACAAAGCACATCTATATAAATGTTTCCTTTCAATGCGTCCAAACCATACAACCAACACATTCGCAGCTTCCTCATCACTGGGTTCCAGTATTCCACCAACTTTTCAATCTTCTTTAATGTCCTATAGACGCTATATAATATAAAGGTTAACCTCTCGGACTTATTTCTCCTCATTACTATTTAGGCCATCAAGTAAATCCGTAAGAATAGTCCGAATACGGATAGTGGGATTCGAACCCACACGATTTCTCCGAAGGGTTTGAGCCTTCTACGTCTGCCAATTCCGCCATATCCGCTTGTTGTATAAGGTTACTACCGGCTTACCCTTATACAGTTTATTTATACTCGTAAGACCTGCTTCAAACGAGTTATAAGAGGTAAAAAGTAAAATGAAAGACATATGCTTATAACCGAACTTCTGCATATTTAAAGTTTTTATTTATCGGAATGTTTAATTTAATTTTTATGCAGCAAGATTATAATGAAGTCCCTTTGCTTCTTTTCTTGCAAAAACAATATGATCAATTTTAATAGCTTTATATCTTTTCTTTTCTTCTTCTGTAAGATCGTCATAGTCATCATCCGGAACAATTTCAATATCTTTTCCATCAACAAAATCAATGTGTCTATCAAAATCATATCTTACATCAACACCAGAAAATTTTGTATAGAACCATTTTCCATCTATCGTAAAATATAAACTATGATTAGCAGTCTTATCAAATAAATCAAGGCTCTTTTCTTCTGTATCCTTTTTCCCATCTTTAGTATACAAAGTAGCTATATAAGTAGTATTACTAATATGAAGGATATTCATATCTTTAATTGCCTCTTGAAATTGTAATCCTGTATTAAGCTCAAATGCGATAGCTCTTAAACAATCATAATTCAAGCTTACTCTTTTAGAAAATGCAATTACCTTACTAATTTCTCCATAATACTCTTTATGTAACTTGTCTCTCATATATTCTGTGATTTCAGAATCTGTCGGATAATCAAATCTAAAATGATAATGAAATCTTCCAGGTCTATTTACCAAATAATCACTCAGAGTATTAAGATTATTACAAGTAATAACATATAACTTTTTCCCTTGAGCTAATCCATCAAATAATGTAAGCAGCTCTGTTTGCGGATCAGCCATGCCATCTGATTTATTTACTCCTCCGAATGTTTTATCAAATTCATCAAACATTACCATTACTTCCTGTTCGATTTCTTCAATAAAATTAGCAAGTCCAGGGATATATGTATCAACAATAATTACCGGCAACCCTTTCTTTACAGCCTCAACAGCAAGAATTTTAGAAAATAAAGACTTTCCAATTCCTTTTGCTCCAGATAAGATAACGCCAAGATTCTTATTAAAGTTTGGAAAAGCATTTAATACTTTATTTACTTTCTCAGTATGTACGCCGTATATCTTATCTTCATTGATTTCAATATCAGCATGTTTCTCTAAATAAAATCCTGTCATCTGTGAACATCTGATAGAATAAATTTGTGCCGGAAGTTGATTATGTGTTACAAGATCATCTCCGTAGATTCTAAAAGTGGAACCTGTACTAATAATTTTACTCATTTTTATCTCCTTTTTGTATAATTAAATTATATTTCTCTGCAATTCGGCTGGAGTATATTTGTATAAAATACTTGCCAAACGGCGGTAGTGGGATTCGAACCCACACGAGCTACTGCTCAATAGAGTCAAAGTCTATTATGTCTAGCCAATTTCATCATACCGCTACATTCATTGTTTGTATAATTAAATTTCTTTCTTCTTTTTATTTAGCACAGGGAGCTTTCACTCCTCTGTGCTGTTGTCATCCTTGACTATGTATTTAGTATAGCATATCAAGTTGTGTTTGTCAATACGCAAAGTTAATTTAATTTGTTTTGTTGATTTTGCTTATATAATATGAATTTGCACGTTTCTCAATCAATTTCGCAATTAATCTTCGCTCTGCCAGTTCCCTACCAAACTTATAATCAAATTGATCTCCTGCTTCAATATTACAAGAAGCCATAGCTTTTACACCGTCGAATTCTACCTGCACTCTCTTACCATTAGTTCTAACATTATATACTAATAATTTTTCTCTACGAGAAAATGGATCCATAAAAAAAGTGTAACCTTCTTTCCAGTCTCCCCATTTGTACTTAGGTTTATGGGCTGGTGCTGCTTTTTCTTTTTTACAATTTGCCCCTTCAAGTATCTTATTGATTTCTTGAATCTGCTCTAATGCTTCTTGATAACCTTTGTTTATTGGGGCAATCCCTACAAATATCTTCCTGCCATCCACAAGCATAGCATTAAACATAATCATCTTATTAGGTGTTATCAATCCATTTATAATACAATCCACTTCAATCTCTCCAAAACTACCTTTTACAACAAAACTCATAATTGTCTCCTCCTATAATATCCTACTTCCTTTTGCTACATTGCATTTCACACACATAGTTTGATAATTAGAGATATTATTCTTTCCGCCTTTATTATGAGGAAAAATATGATCTTTTGTCATTAATACCTCTTTTCCATTACCATCTATAGCATATAGATTTAAATGATATCTCTTATCTCCCTTTGTTTTTTCCTTTGCGAAATATTTGCCTTCTATTCCACAAGAGACGCATTTCAATCCTTTTGTGAAAAACGTCTGAAATCGCTGACTATTTCCTTTAATTAAATCCCCACGAATATTAACAAAGGATTTCTTTCTATTTGGTTCGAACAATACATCTTTTACTGCTGAATATACCTCATCTATTGGAATAATTTCTTTTCTTATCAACATATTGCACACCTTTATTTTCTCGATATAATAGTTTTTACCACCACGCCTGCTAGAAAGGCAAGCGCGAGGCATATAACAAATGTTCCCATATTTAATGCGACCATTTTATTTTCCTTTCCTTACTTTTAACTCCTGCAGTTTCTTATCAATGGCCTCGTCTTTCATCTTCTTATCAAGGCGCTTCTGCTGTACATCTGCAGATGCATCAAATGCAGCCTTTGTACCGTCTGCAGCTTCTTTTTGCTTTTTGATACCTTCACGAACAACTTCAAGCATTTTGTCTTCTTCCTTGTCTGAAGCGCCAGGAGTAACCTGTAAGGATTTTGTAACCTGCGCCGTTTCAAGAGTAAGAATTGCCTTATCCTTTTCAGACTTAAGATCATTTACCGCCTGAAGCGCACTGTCAAGCATTTCCTTTTGAGCGGTTGCATTAGATCTAAGTTCTTTAAGTGTATCTTTTAAAACAGCAATCTTATCTTCTGCATCCTGCTGTTTCTTCAAATATACTTTAGCCCCTTCATCATCGCCTTTATCGATACAAGCGTTAATGTTTAAATTAAGCTGCATATTTTCTTTTTGTAATGCTCGAAGCTGCTCCTCATAAGAAGTGATCTTGCCAAGCATCTGTGTATAGATCTGATTTGCCTTATTATACTGATCCTTTTTAGCATCAATAGCTTCGTTATAATAAGCTTTTGCCCCTTCCGGGGTGGAGGCATCTTTAATGATAGCCTCCGTTGCTGTACCCGTTGCTCTTGTTTTTACTCGTTTCCCTGTTTTACTTCTGAAAAAGAAAAACGCTGCAACAATAATAGCAATTAATAATACTGCTCCAAATGTAATTTTCATGATTAATCCCTTCCCTCATCAATGTCAAGACCGAAATTCTTAAACAATTCTGTCATTCCTCCGGTATATCCTGATCCAAGTGCCTGGAATTTAAATCCATCTCCGTATTTATAAAGCCTTCCCATCTCTACGGCGTTCAGATTTTCAAAATTCTCATTCTCAGACAGATTATATTCGTACTTATCTCCGTCTGGATTATCATAATCACAGATCATTATAGTTGCATTACTTACCATACCAAAATTCTGAAGGCGCTGTACCGCTCTAAAAATAGTAAGACAAATGGTAAAGTCTGTTTTATTCTCCGGAAACTGATCTGCGTGGACAATAAAATATTCATCGTAATGTTTTCCATTAAACATCATGCCCTGAGAATCATTTCCAGTGAGATTATCTCCGGAATAATCAATCCACGGATAAGCAGATCCATCTCCATATGTATTATAATTTACCAAATCTCCCGGATATGTCACCTTCCGATCTCCATTAGTAAGCATTCCATTGATGTCAAAATCAATATCGGCTTCTCCGGCGTATCTATTTTGCTCCCAGTTCACACCAATAAAAAAATTCTTTACTGCAGATCCATCTTCCTTTGTCATACTGATTTTCTGTTTTTTGCTCATATTAATTGTTGCCATAATCTTAATCTCCTTTAATTTACTTTATTTATATATAATTTATTATTTACAGTATAGAATTATTTTTTATTGAGCCAATCTTTATACTGACGAAGAATCTCTGTATACAGCTGCTCATCAGTCATTTTGTTCATATCTTTTACTGCTGTAAAACCAGTATTGTCATGTTTTCTGCCTTCCATATGATCTAAAGATCGAAGATAATTAAAACTTTCATCTCCAATTCCAATAAACTGTACAAACATATTGTAATTAGAAAGTTCTTTTACGATTTTATTTGTCTCATTCGTATCCCAATTTTCTCCATCTGTGATAAAAATAATAAATGCTGGCACTTCACTTGGTTCAATATCTTTATAATAAGAAACCATTTCCTTTAATACGGGTGCATAGTTAGTCCCGCCCATACTCATATTTGCTTTATTCATTACTTTTCTTACATATGTTGAATAATTGTCTTTTGTAACAGCTGCAAGTCTTTCACTTCCGTTAGAAAATAACCAACTCTCAAGTTCACCATTATCATCAAATCGAAGAGCAATTGGTAACAGCCGAGAAACTGTTTCCTGAACAGATCCATTACGGAAAAGATTGCTCATGCTTCCGGAATAATCCATGGCCAATGCTACTCTCGCTACATGTTTTGTCATGTCAATTTTGTTATCTTTTGACATATTGATCAGGACAGTATTTAAATTCTCTTGGTGTTTTGACATATCAATTGGCATCATAGGAGAATTTGGCTCCTCATCATTCTGGTTCTGTAAATCTTTTTCTGTTGTAATCTGCTGCGTTACCGTATTCTCTATCGTATCATTTTCTTTTTTTCCAAATAACTTTCCTAAAAATCCCATTTTCTATTCTCCTTATTTCTTATTAATCATTGTCTTTTCAATCAAACGTGCAACCAAAGTGTCAATAACAATACAGAATGGAAGCCCAAATACAATTCCCCACTGATATAAGCTAAGTACTGTAGTCTGTACAAAGCTACCTACCACATTACATAACAGAAATGTCATTACAAAGATTCCAATTGCAATATAAATGAACAGTTTATTCTTCCCAATTCCTTTGAATAAATTGATGCTATCTGTGCGAATTAAGAATCCATTAAATACTGCCATGATACAAAGTGTGGCAAATCTTGCGGTCATCGCTGATACATCTGTTGTAAATATATTGTCAAATCCAAATATAATAACTCCGAATATAAGAATAAACATAGCAGTTGTAGAAAGTATTCTTGCCATTGCACCATTAATAAATAATCCAGATCCTTTTCTTAATGGTTTCTCTTTCATGTACTCTTCTTTCGGTGGTTCTCCGCCAAAACTCAGAGAATTCAGAGAGTCCATGATGATATTGATAATAAGGATCTGTACTGCTGCTAAGAACGGGCTTCCTCCAGAAATAACTGGATATAACATACTCATAATGAGTAATGATATATTGATTGGCAGCTGGAACTCAAGAAACATCATAATATTATGCATAAATGTTCTACCAAGCTCTATACCTTTTACGACACTTGCGAAGTTATTATCTGTAAGAATAATGTCTCCTGCTTCCTTTGCTACGTCTGATCCGGCCTGCATTGCGAATCCAACATCTGCCTTTTTAAGTGCCGGGGAATCATTTACACCATCACCTGTCATAGCGACAGACATCCCAGCGTTTCCTTCAGACATTCCGACTCCAACAGACATCCCTGTATTCTGTGCAATATTTATAAGACGAAGCTTTGTATTTGGTGAACATCTTGAAATTACTGTAAGCTTTGGAAGAATTTCTCTTACTTTTTCATCCGTCATAGCTTCAAATTCATCATTGGTAACAGCCAAGTCTCCTGTTCTGTAAATACCTGCTTCCGTTGCTACAGCTTTTGCTGTTTCAAGACAATCACCAGTAATCTCAATAACTTGGATACCTGCGTTATGTGCTACTCTGACCGCCTCTGGCACTTCCGGTCTGATCGGATCAACAACACCAATCACACATAAAAAACTCATATTGTTAGGAAGATCATTTTCTTTAAAGCTATCAGACATAGTTAATACAATACAACGCATTGCTTTTTCTGTCATTCCTTTAATATATGATCTGAGTGCGTCCTTTTTAGTTTCTCCGAACTCGTCTATGTAACCATCAGAATGAACAAAATGAGTACATCCGTCAATTAACTTCTCTGGTGCGCCTTTGTAAAATGTTACAACATTCTCACCATTGTCTACCATAATGGCCGAATATTTGTTTTCACTACTGAATGGCTGTTTTGCCTTGACTGTAAATCTATTCTTAACACCGGAAGTATCCGTTGAAGAATACATACCAAGTACAGCACGATCAATAGAGTTACCTCCAGTAATATTTCCATCAGAATCAAATTCTGCACTATTATTCAGGCAAATATTATTCATAATCAAATCATTAAGCACAGATTTTGAATTCATAATATTCTCACACAATCCGTTTACCATTGTCTTCGGAGTCATTACTCCAGTGGTGAGAGTTCCTGTTTTATCAGTACAAATAAGATTTACGTATGCAAGCTCTGGAATCTTTCCTGGATTTTTGGCCAGGATATTAAATTTTTCCATAGTACTTACATTTTGCTTTGTGACAAGTTTAATAATAAGTGGCAATCCTTCCGGGACCGCAGCAACAATGATCGTCAATGCATTTGCAAAGTTCTGTGCAATTTTCTGTACGATTTCAAGAATATCTCCTGAAAAATATGAGCCAAAACCACCAACATTCATAATTCCGGATACAGTCATGACAATAAAAGCAAGAACCGCTGCGATTGTTCCCCACTTGGAAATAAAATCGCACAGATTATCAATTGCAATATCAAGAGCTGTTTTTGGAGCTTCAAGCGTCTGCATTTTAACAAGTGTGTCTCCATTGACTGTATTTACACCAACATCCGTCACAAACATTTTGCCTTCTCCAGAAACTACTGTAGTACCTGAAAAAAGACAATTTTGATTTGTATATGTATCTGTAGATGTTGATTTAGTATAAACAAATCCTTCTATTGGAGTCTTGACGCATTCTTTTGTTTCTCCATTAATTGCTGCATTATTTACAGAAATTTTCCCTTCGACAATATATCCATCTGCAAAAATTTCCTGGCCTGTTCTAATAATAGTAAGATCTCCAACTACAAGATCATTCTTATTAATAGTCTGCAATTTTCCATTTCTAATTACATCGCAATATCGCACGGATGTTTTGGCCCTTAGCTCTGCAGCTGATTTCTGAACACCAAGCCCAGTCTTAATTGCCAAACCAGTAACAATGGCAAGAACTAAGAGGATCATAATTGGTTCGGATAACTCCGCTACACCTAATATTCCAAGCACAAGTTCAAATACAGCGATAATAATCAAAATCAATGTAATTGGTTCTGTCAGTGCTTCCTTTGCAAAATGATACCATTTCTTTTGTTTCGGTTCAGGAAGCTTGTTACTTCCATGTAATTTTCGACTCTCTTCGACCTGTTCATTTGATAAGCCGTTCTTCATTTAAAATTTCCTTTCTATTTCTTCTAGTATTCTGTAAAGCTTTCCCAGCTTTCCAGTGAATCTATATATTATCATTACTACTGCGTACATAAAGGTTGTAAGAAACACTATAAAGACTAATATTCCCATTGATACCAATACAAAGTACACAGTAAGTAATGTAATATTTAACAATTCTGTAATCAACATCATGCCTTAAGCATTGCCTGCAGTTCCTCAATAGACTTTCCGGCAAGCTCCTCATTCTGTTTGCGTTCGATCAGTTCAAGCAGCTTCTGATTGTATTTTTTTTGTCTTTTGCCTGAAGACGCTCTTCAATCTCTTCCTGCTTAAACTTAACAATATATTTTACAATCTGAATTTTATTTTCCTTAAAGAAGATGGCGTAAAATATTATACAAAGCTTCTAATTTTCCGGTTTCCTCGTATATAGCTTCTACAATTACAGCTAATACCGCAGCACATATAAAACACAAAATTAGCAATAAAATTAATATCACAATTGCCATAAACAAAAATGCTGCAATATCTCCAAGTATTCTCATATATTACTCCTCTAACATAGCTGTCAGTTCTTCAAGACTCTTGCCTTCCAGAGCTTCGTTCTGCTTTCTCTCAATGATTCTCATAATCTTCTGATTACGCTCTTTCTTATCTTTCGCAGCAAGTCTCTCTGCAGCTTCTGCCTGTTTTACCTGTACAATGAATTTCACAATCTGAATTTTATTTTCCAGCTCCTGGTCTGCTTCAGATTTAACCTGTAACAGACTTTCTTCATCACTCTGCTTTTTCTCTTTATTCAGCAGTTTAAATACTGAATCCAAATCCTGTAATTTCAGATCCCATAAATCCTCTACTGAAATCATTCCTTTGAACGGGAATCTGTATTTATATCTTGTTGCCGCCTCAAAAATATTTGTAAGTTCCATGTTTTTATTCCTCCAATACATATAATTTTATTTAACAAACATCCAGTCTTCTGCGAGCATATCAGACTGGGTAGCAAGCCATCCCATCTGTACGCCAGATGTTCCAACAAAAGCGATGGCTTTATTTCCGATTGCGTCATGCTCACAATTTACAATCTCATTATCAGCAGTCTTATAAGAAATCCCAGTCGCAAGCTGAATATACTGTTTCTTACCGTTCCAGCCTTTACGTGCCACTTTAAATCCTCTTTTCAGGTACTTAATCGCTTCTCCGAATGAGAATGTTGCTTCTCCACCAAGTATTGGGCAGTTCCGACTATCCGCATAAACCCACTCATCGGAAAGAATATTCTGAAGCGTATACTCCACATTCTGTGTTTCTCTTATATCCAGACAGCCGCCATCTTTTGTGTACATAAGGATTGTCTGGGATTCTTCATCCCACCACCAATAACCCGCCCATGACGGAAGTTTTATTGGAATTCCAGATTTCATTTCTTCAAATGCTTCTTTAAATTTCATAACTTTCTCCCTTCTTTGTTTAATTAAATTGTATTAGAATTTGATTTTTAATACTCGCTCTGTAGCGCCTTTTACTTTAATAATTAGATCATTTCTCTTTGTAAGTGAAAATCCTACTCCTGAAAGCTGATCATCAACATCTTTTACATGTGCTTTTGCTCCAAGCGCTTCAAATACTCTTCGGTGCTGCTCAAGTTCCGGTTTCAAGAATTCATTATAATATCCATTCGGCTCTTCTGGATTGATGCAGTCCTTCAGCATAAAGAATAAGTGCTGATGACCAATTCCCTTCTGTTCATCCCAGTAATTTGGTGAGTAACATACAACTGATACCGGTGTAAACTGCAAAGTTTTAATTCCCCAGACATCTTTACTGATTGTTGCACAATTTCCTGGAAGTTTGTCCACTACTTTGAAATTTCCTGACTGATCAAGGATTACTTCTGCAACATCTACATTACCACGTACTGGAGTATTGTATTCGTAAGAATGAATTTCACCATTTACCTCTACCTCAGCCTTAAATCCCTGAGAATTTCTGAATGAATACTGATTAACATAGAATTTATATGTACCAGGTTTCATTCTTTCTTTTGATGGATATGTGATGTTTTCAACTGCTACTCCACCATTTGATTTACATTGATATATTGGATCGGTAATATCAATATCTAATTCACCACCAGTATATCTTGATATTTTATGACTAAAATAAATATGATCTCCGCCTTGTGGTTCGAGGCAATGAGCATCAAGATCTGAATTATCCTTACCGTTTCCATCATTCCATTGAATAGAAAATCTTACAATGCCTGTGACTGAACCACCAGCAGCTTTTACATTTTCTTTGATATCTGAATCTGTAATATTACCGGTATACGCCCAAGACATTCCATTGTTCCATTTGAACATTGTTTTCGCATCAGCAACTTCTGGAGCAATCAAAGATACCATATTTTGAATATGTTTATTCTCCAGGTATACTTCCAGTTCCTTTGCCACTGGCAAAACATTCTTAATGAAATCTTCTGCACTTATTTCCTCTACCTTAGAGAATCGTTTTGGATCAATTGCAACATCCTGTTCCATTTCATCAAACAAATCCATAGCGCCGGTAATTCTCTTTGCTGCGTCTTTATTAGAGAAAAGTATATTGTTCACTGTGATATCATCCAAGGTAGCAAATCTTCTCTGTAATGAATCCATATAACCAAGTTCTGTAATAGTCTTCTTTGCATCTTCAAGCATCTTCTTTGTAAAAATTGCCTTTGGACGTTTATAATTTACAGGGGCTACAATCTGCTCATATTTTCTAACGGCAAGGTCAAGATCCATTCCTTCGGAAATATTTACCAGCAATGTTCCAATACTATGGTTACGAATCTTACCGATAACGGCACCTGCAGCAATTGACTTTTCCCAGATCCAAAGTTCTTTCTGTTCATCCGTAAGCTTTCCATATTCTTTCTGATAATTCTTAAATTCAGTAAGTTGCTTTTTCCATTCGGCACCTTTATATAAAGAATTTTGAGCAATCAGTTCAAGTACAGTATCTACAGCTTCTTTACTAATTTCATCAAGAGAACGTTTAAATACATTACGGACATCTCTGAATTGACTTAAATCACCTTCAAGTGTATGTCCATAACATTCCTTAAAGATACAAATTTCTGGCAGATCTACGAAGAAATGCTCGTATTTATTAATTTTTCCTGTCGGGAGCATTTCTCTATTTTCAGGAGTACCAATTCGTTTCTCTTTTTTGAGGAATACCCCTAATACCGCTTTCTGTTTTACATAGGCATCAAGCGCAGCTGCGACTACATTATATTTATCATCTGATACTGGATTAATTCCCCAAATGGTATGTAACTCACCATTTTTAATAGATACAACGTTACCAACGTCTCTGATAAAATGTCTACAGCAACTACAGTCATATTCTCTTCTTTCTCTGTAAATTTCATTTGTACCTGCCGGAAACGAATCCAGATATAAATTATAAAGCTCCTCGGTATCCACATTTACTGTGAATAATCTTGAAGAATCTTTAGACATCTGCTGTAAATTTTTCTGGATTGCCTTTACAAAATCTTTAAACATATTTTTATCTCCTTATTGTTTAATTAAATTTTTATTTTCACTGATTTTTCTTTTCTTATTCGTGACTGATTCTTTTTGAACAATTCATCAAATACTCTTGGAGTATATTTTTTATCTGGTACAATTTTTTCTATTATTTTAGTAGCATTTCCAGATAAAACACTTGCACACGATTGATGTTTTATCGTGTTTATAATTTGTATTTTATTTTTGGCTTCTCTTCGTCTATCACAAATCTCTTGCAACTTTTTGCATAATTTATATCCTTCTGCCGCAGAAAACTTATGAAATTCAATATAATGCAAAATGTCTGAAATTTGTAAATCAGTATATGAAATAATAGAATTAAGTTCTTTTGAATAATCAGTAATTTCATTCATCTTACTTGAAAATTCATTTATACTACCGATAATTTCACCAACTATATCATCTGTCGTAATTGCTTCAACTCCATTATAATCGGTTTCACAAATTTCATATGGTCCAAATTTTTTTAATACGTCTGGAATATTATTTGCTTGAATTGCCTTAATCTTTTTCTTTTCAATTTCAGGAACCAAGAGTGCATCACCAAGATCAGATACTAATTTGATTCTTCCTGTTGGATCTCTTGCGATGTACTCTCCATTTTTTCCTTTTAAATAGTAACATATCATTGTTCATGCCTTTCTGATTGAGTTAATCTAATTCGTTTTGATAGGTCAACTATATCACCATTATTTGCATTTGTCAATAGTAAAAGTTAATTTAATTTGTTTTTGTATTCTTCTTCACTGATAATAGGAATATTCAACTCAGAAGCTTTCTTATTTTTACTAGATCCACTGTTTTTATCATTGGTAATTAGATAATCAGTTGCCTTTGTAACTCCGGACACAACTTTCCCTCCTTTTGATTCTATATCCGCCACAAGTTCATCCCGGTTAGCAAAAATATGTAACTTCCCAGTGATACAGAATTTCTTTCCGGACAATGAATCGCTTTCAGAAGATATTTTATCATTATTAAGTTTCGAAAATATGAACTGTTCTGCCAAAGCAACAACGTAATCATAATTTTCCTTAAAATATCTATGGATAGAAATATTTCGCTCCGTCCCTAATCCTTCAATACAGGTAAAATTAAAATCAGAAGCAGCATCTTTAATAAAAGTTTCAAATGGATATAGCATTCCTAATTCCCTGGTTCTTATTTCTTCATATCTAGCAATATCCTTTGCAGCTCTACCACCAATTAACGGAATATTTAATCCTACAATAAATTTTTCTATGGTAGTATTCCTGCTAGACTCAATAGAATCTAAAATATTCGCAATTTTCTTTGCTCCCATTCTAGGTAATCTGGACAATTCTGTAGAATGATCCTTCAAATAATACAGATCAATTGGTGATGTCACAAGCCCAGTATCAATCAATAGCTGCAATGTGGCCTCAGATAATCCATTAATATCATGGGCCTTTTTCCCTACAAAAGCATTCATCTCACCCAAAAGTTTGCCTTTGCATCCAGCATTCATGCACATCAATACTTCAGAATCGTTCTCTTTTACGACAGACACTGGTTCTCCACAGATTGGACATATTTTAGGAATTATAAACTTTTCACCGGTATTATAACCTCTTGTTATGTTTTGAGAAATCTGCGGAATTATCTGGTTTGCCTTATACACAGATACGGTATCATATTTATGGAGATAAAATCCTTTGAATATACTCACATTGTGTAGACTCGCTCTGCTTACAGATGTTCCATCAATATCGACCGGTTCAAAAACTGCTGTAGGCGTTAATTGTCCAGATTTACCCATAGTCCATTCAATATCAGTCAAAACTGTCTCAAATTCATCATCATAGAACTTGTATGCCAGAGAATGACGTGGATACTTATCTGTGACTCCAAGTGATAATCCATAAGCGATATCATTATATGCAGCAACAAGCCCATCAATTGGATAAGATAAGTATGCTGCCTTTTCCTTTAACAGATTAATAAGCTCTTCAAGATTCTGATTTTCTTTATATACACGAATATAAGGTACAATATCAAATCCAAGTTCTCTTGCTTTTTCAAATCTTGCTGACATTAAAGGTAGTTCATCCATACCGGCAGGTACCTTCCATACTATAAAACGAACATGACGTTTGGCTGCTATCTTACTATCTAGCTGTCTGACTGATCCTGAAGCAAGATTTCGCGGGTTCTTATATCTATCTTCTTCGTGTTTAATTAAATTATTAATTTTCTCAAAATCTGTATATGTAATAATAGCTTCTCCTTCAATTTCAACGTGGCCTTTCTGATTAATATGCATAGGAATATTTTCGAACGCCTTTGCATTGTGAGTAATAATTTCTCCTGTGACGCCGTTTCCGCGAGTTTCAGCCTGGATCAGCTCTCCATCTTCATACGTCAAAAGAATTGTCAATCCATCCATCTTACACATTAGCAAAGAATCTTTATCACCAATAAATTTTCGAAGTATATTCACATCTTTAGTTTTATCAAGAGACATCATTAAATGTGAATGCTCAATTTTCTCTAATTTACTTTTTACTTCATATCCAACACTATGGACTGGAGAATTACTTAAAATAACTCCTGTTTCTTTTTCCATTTTTTCCAACTGATCACACAGATCATCATACTGATGATCCGTAACAATACTTTCTGCATTATTATAATAAGCATCTCGGTACTGATTAAGTTTTTCAACCAATGCTTTCATTTCTTCAATCTTGTTCATTTTTTCCTCCTGTATTATGTATAATTAAATCGTCAAAATATCAAAATGTACTGACCAATGATCACACATCATATCAATTGTTGCATCCGCGATATCGTTAACGCACTCGTCATCACATTTGACTGAATCAAACTGAGAAATATCAATATAATGCTCTGCTGTTCCCTCTTCAAAAGTAATAATATTATCATTTACTGTAATATTAACTGGGTTCAACTGCATATGAGATATTATTGCAGATTCTTTTTCTCCTACAGAGAAATGTACCGCAACAGTTTTATTATCATATGCTGCTTTTTCAAACATAATATCGATTTTCTGAGCTACTTTACTTGCATTCTTTACAAATTCTCTAACCATTTTTTTGTTCCTCATTACATTTTCTCTTTAATTAAAGTTAATTTAACTTGTTACTTTATTTAAACATGGCGACTATATTAAATAGTCACCATATTTTTTAAGAAAATATGAAGGTCTATTAATCTTAATTCCATATTGGTGTTCAATCATAGACCGAGTTTCAACATCATATAAAATCTTGTTTTTATTTGAATTATACTTCCGGATTAATTCATTTGTCATATGAATTTGTCCGGAAATGTTAATTTTTTCAGCAGTCATATATGATACATCTATAGACTTCAATGCTGCTGCTAATGAATTATACATTTGCCTTCCAAGACAATGCGGATCATCTTTTACAATATGAGATCTTTTTATAATGGTTCCATCATCCATGAGTTTGGATTTAGTTCCATATGGATATGTTAATTCCATTGTCATATTACTCTTTTGTGCAGTTAAAATTAATGCTTCACTTACATTTACAACTCTTCCGGAATACAATTTCATTGTATGATTTTCTACGTCGATATCATCCATTTTGGCTCTGATCGTGTCTTCAAAATCTTTAGACTTGCCATATTCAAAAATGCTCAGAATCATGAATCGATCTCTAGGATTCTTTAATGCTTCGATCCATGTTAAAATCGTGTCTCTTGATACAATCTGATGATTTAACAATGTCTTATTTAATAGTGCTGCCAGCATATCAGGTGTGATAGTTGCATAGATATTTTGTCCATTTAACACTAAATTCTCATTAACACACCAGTCCGTATATTGTGTAAGAGTATTATTTACTACAATAATGGACTCTAATGTTGTAAATTTGAACAACTTATACATTTCTGTAATCTCATTTAAATTAAAGTCACATAAATCCTTTTGATACATATGTTCAAACGGCGCAACTCTCTTAAATCTAGGCACAAGAGGAGTAACGCTTGCAACAGTTTTTAACTTAAATTCGTAAAACCTTTGTTTTCTATCTTCGTTATACATTTACATTCTCTCCTCTAAAAAAGGAATTAATCTTTTCCTTATCCTATTAAAGTTTCTCGAAAAATCATATATTATTTTTTCCTCACGTTCCGCATCATCAATAAGAAAACGCTTATAGTTCTCTATCATTGATATTTTATTTTTTCCATCATAATAATGAAACAAGATCGTAAGAATTATAATTTCTTTCTTTGAATATTCTTTTTCAAGATACTTGTCATCTTCTTCTGTAAGCATATTAAGATCTTCGATAAATTCCTTTGATACTCTAATGATTTCTTTTCGTTGCTCAGGAGAATCACTTTGCCTTTTACTGAAATATAATCTCTTAATACATTCTGCCAGGGTTGTTGAATCAATAAGTCCACCTATTTTTATTTTCCCTTGCAAATTACACATACTGCTTTCATTAATACGCTGGACCACTTTATTTTGAGCTGCATATGAGTTATATGTGTCGCTTAACTGTTTGCTCATTTTAGTTTTCTGGTCATACTGATATATCATACGGCGAGATTTATCAATGTCAAAGTTTGTAATTCTCAGCTCCATTGGATAGTTAAAATTTGGATTTTTACTTCTGGCCTGGAACATTGATACATATCTATGATATCCATCGTTTATATCAAATGCCTCTAAAGAATGAATAATAAGCTGACGTGATTGCTCATCATAATGAAAATCTGCGTATATATCATCTTTCGGGATATTCAAAGTGATTGTATCCGGAACATAAATATGTTCCAACATATCTGCCGTAATTTCTTTTACTGCACTCTTATTCAATGTAATACGATATAGCTCATTATTATCTCGTGTTACTTTAGTCATAGCACGTTGTGTGACAGGATTATAGTTAATTAATCCTGATTCTTGCAGAGCGCAAAATGCATCTACATTTAAAGATCCTATCCATTGATCATCGCTTACCTGAATCATATTGAATACTAACGGGAATTCAATTTTATTTGGTTCTTCGTATCGCATCCCACTATATTTACTTATTTCTCTGTCTGTAAAAAAGTCAGATAACTTTTTGCGATAATCTTTCTTAGTGGCATTTAAAATACTATCTGCAATTACAAAAAGTGTATAATCATTTGCTTCTTCAATACTCTTTCTACTAGATAGAAAATCTGAAAAAATTCCTTTTGGAAAATTATATAGCTTATTTGCATAATTGTAAATTTCTAGTTCTTCACTCTTATTAATTAAGATATTAAAAAACTTTTTGGATAAATAATCTTCTAAAATACTTCTATCAACATTCATTTTCTCACCTCTTTTCTCAGATTATATCACGCAAAGTTAATTTTGTCTATATTTTTGATGATAAATTTTTCGACATAAACTCCGTTGCTTCCTTTCTTGAGTTATTTTCTTCAACTGTATAAATACTGGTTGTCTGTATATCAGCATGCCCTACGGCATTTTTCGTAGCAACGATATCTTTTGTTTCCTTATAATATAATGAAGCAAAAGCAGCTCTTAACTTATGCGGAGACACATGTTTACCAATTCCTTTCTCGGCATATTTGACTACCATACAATAGATCGTTTGTGGATCCATACGTTTTCCATTTTTTGATATAAAAAGAGCATCCTCTTTAATCCCCATATTATATAGTATTTTATCTCGATCAAGGATCCAATCTCTTAATACACGTATGGAATCATCATTTAATTGATATACCTGTTCTTTATCTCGCTTGTCGATAATAGTCAAATTGTGAGTCTCAAAATTTAAATCACTTAAGTTAATTTCGCTTAATGCAGTTTTTCTCATGCCGGTAACCATAAATAAATATAATATAGCATAATCTCTTGAATGCCATTCTTTTGGCATGTAAGAATATTTTACGGCACCCAATATTCCATTTAAATCATCCATTGATAAAAACACTCTTTTAATCGAGTCTTTTCTAATAGGCCGGTTTACATTGTCCATCGGATTCCTTTCAATATCTCCTCTCCGATACAAAAAATCAAAAAACCTATTTAATGTGCAACATACCAATTTAGTATATGCCACAGACGACTTTTTAATTTCACCATTACCATCTTTTACGTATTTAATATGCTCCAGATACCTTGTGATATCATCTGCGTCAATTTCGCTTATATCTTCTACATCTATATAATCTAAGAAATGATGAAGTTTTCTGACATAATTTAAACAAGTATTCGGGCTGCGAACAGCCTGAATACTCATATAAAAATCACTCACGCATTGTGGCATATCATTAAGAATTTTCTTAACATTCTTATTTAATTTTAATTCATGCTCCAACCTTCCATTCATAACTTCATTCTCCTCTCTAACATAATTCCAGCTTGTTGATACCATGGCAATATCACACTACAATATTCCTTGACTTTCCATGAATACCACTCTCCAATTCCCATAAACAAAAGTAATCCAATTGCTGAAATAAGTCCTTTGTTCACCACAATACATAATAATAAACATGGCGCTACCCATAACCAATTCGTAGAAAAGTTGCACCATCTTACTAGCCATTTTTCGCTCATACGATCAAAACTCGCAATTTCATCTGGAGTCAAAGAAGTCTGTGGTGGGTTTGCTTTCGCTCTCCTTTTAACAAGTTCTGCTCCTCCGACATTTTTTTCTCCTGGTTTTATATACTTAGTATATTCTTCTGTTATTTTTGATGCTGCTCTTTCTTGTGGTGTCTTTCTTACTTCCGGTATACTCCAAAAAATCATTTCTATTACTTCGATTGGATATTCAGGATATAATATTGCTAAAGAAAATCCATTGTCCATTAAATAATATAGAAAACTTACCATTTTTTCTGATTCTGTAAAATCATCCATTTTATATCTTGGATCATATGGTGCTACAGCTGAAGAATTGTAAATACGTTCCCTATTTTTAAATTCTTCATATCTTTTTTCAATGTCATTAACACAACGCATATAAAATTCTCCAGTAGTAAGCCTTTCTACCTCCACTTTTTCAAATTTTATATTATTTCCATAGACAATGTATTCCTCATCTCTTTCTTCGGGTGTTAAATCATCATAAAATTTCTTTGCTTTCTCAATGAGTTGCTTAGGAGTTAGAGCATATCCCTTATATGCTCTGGCTTCTTCTTTTGTTAACCTCATTTTAAAATCACCTTACCCCTTTCTAAACAAGTATATCTAATATAATAAGTTTTACCATTTTTAGTAACTATTCCCCAATTACGAATTGGAACCCCTGTATCTATCATCTTCTTCAATTTCTCAATTCGCCTTCTGTCAAAACACCATTCAATCATGTAAGAATTAAAGTTCTCAATAAATTCTTCTTTATCAAAAACAAGAACTCCATTTTTTAAATATGATATGGTCTCTTCTTTTGAGTGACCATCCTCCATAATTATTTTAAAGTCAGTTAATGGTTTTTCCTCTATTATTTCACCTTCTAATGTTTTATAAGACTGCTTATATGTATATTCTGTAAATTTTTGTATTTTATTACAAATCGGACAATACAAATCTTTAATATGCCCCTTTTCTCTCTGTTGTCCAATTTTTCTTGGGATAGGGAACTCAAGACCACATTCTGGGCATATAAAATTTGATATAGTGCTTCGTTTCTTTTTAGACATTTTAATACTTCCTCCTTATGCTGCAAATCCAAATTCTGATAAATTAATTGTTTCTTTTCGAGGTAAATAATCTGATCCACATGAATCACAAATTTCTTTGACTTCCTGATCGCTTAATATCTTGATTACTTTCATTTCTCCGGCAATGATCCATTCTCCAGTCATTACAGGAGACGTTTTATACCGGTAAAATCCATGTTTTGGAATATAATCTAAGTCAGCTTTTATATAATTAAATTTTCCAGATTCAGAAATCCCATTTGCTTCTGCTTCTTCACAGTAATCATGATCAATACAATATTCAACCATAGCCCATACAGTATCCGGCCGCATATAAGTAATCTTGCCATTTACCTTTTGCCCTATATGTGAGACATACGGAGCTACATCATTAATATGGAAGCCAGGACGATATCTCAATGGCCCAAGTTTACTTTTTACTTTTCCATTTTCTAATCTTTCTCCTGGTTCTGCACTAATCCATTCTCCAATTGGAATATTTGTATTTGCATTTACATACAGAGGGAATAGTTTCCCCGGATATTTTTTAGACACCCTAAAAAGCTTATAACCAATTGCTGTTTTCATTATACCACTCCTCTTTTACGTTTTCAATATTTTATTAATCATGTATAATTAAATTTTATTTCAGTTTTTCATTGATATATTTTGTTTTACTTCTTACATAACATTTATGGCATGTAAGGCAGCTCTTTGCCCCGCAATTAATGCTTACATCATGTGCACTGATGTAGTCTTTATCATATACTGTAAAGATCTTATCAATAAAATCATATCCAGGATCGGCCTGATCATTAATGCAAGGGCTACTATATATAATCTGTAAGTTACTTGGCTTTCTTTCGCTGGCATCTAACGCTTCTTCGATAATCCAAGGATTTTTTGTCCATAAAGCAAAGTGCACATGTTTATTCTTTTTACAGATATGAAAATAATTAATCACTTGTGTAACATTAATTAAATCACCAAAACTCTCGAATCTAAAAAAGGAAGCATTGATCATTGGGATCTCTGCTTCCTTTAATATCCTACCAGTTAAAATTTTTGTATTTCGCTCTAAACATGCATTCAAATTTTTATACATTTTCATTTGTCTTTGTGCATAACAATGTGAACATACCAGATCGGAATTGATTGATCGATTCTTGCAATATTTATTACATAAACAGCTAGTTGACAAACTCTGCATTCCTTCCATTTTTCCTGAATGTTTTACAGTATAATGAACTCCAGTTGCCTTTTCAGCTTCTGCTACTGTCAAAAATTTTTCTCTTACTGCTTTCATTTCATCAGCTCCTATGTTATTATATTGTTATCGTATTATATTTTTGCAATAAAAAGAGGCAGCTCTTAGCTACCTCTTTTTAGTCCCTCTATAAATCAAAAATCTTATTTCCGTGTAATTTCTCTGCTACATTTCATCAAATACTGATCAAATTCCATACCAGTAAATTCAAAGAACATTTCTTTTACCGCTTGTTTGTCACTACTTTTATGATAAATATTGAATATGTCTTGAGCCATACCAGATATTTCAAAATCCTGCTCGTCCATTATATCTTTTAAAATAGTGTCAGCATCAACAATTTGACCATCCGGAGTGTTTGTATTCAATTCTTCTACATATTTAAGCAATTGTTCCATAACATACACCTCATTCTTTCTTAATCCGAAACAATCTCGATATCATAATAAAAATCTTCCCACTGCCATCCGTATTCATCACAAATAGCATCCATAAGGTCTACTGGTGATTCAAACTCCACATTGTTTGTTTTCTGATAATTTTTAATTACTTCTGTAACATGTTCTTTACTATCGTCAGATATAATAATCATGTTCCATGATTCAAATTCCTCATTAAATTTCCATTTAATACTTAAAGAATACTTGTTCATACTTTTACCTCCTTAAAAGCAATTCAATCTCATAACACTACCCATAGATTTCTACCATAATATTCTTTTCTTATATGATGAATATCATTGTCAATTTTCGATAACTCAATCTTTTCAAAAGTTACATTTTTACAGCCATCCATAGTTCTGTTTCCAAATCTATTTTTAGTACATTCAATTCCATTTGATGATTCCTCAACCATAACAGAAGTCACTTTTCGTAAATGTTTGATTTTTTGTGTTTCTTCATACGTCATATTATTTACATCCTTTACAATGAAAGCAATTTTTTTATCGTGTCATAAATACTACATTTCCGACTAATTTTTCATTTTCCATTTCTTTTATATAATTTTCAATGACGGTAATCTTAACCAAATCATCTAAATTTGTATAAATCACAATCATTGGAATAGGTAATCCTTCGTTATCTCTTACTTTTTCTTCTAAATTTTCCATCACAAACTTACAGAAACTTATAGGATCGCACTCTGTATCATACGTCATATAAGTATCCAGATAACTTGGACAGAAGTCACCATAAGAATAAATAGTAGATTTGTTATATTTTTGAATTGCATAAGCAATTTCAGATTTCTGTTTTTCTCCTGTTACTCTAATCATCTTTTCACATCCAATCAAAAATTTATAATTTACCGTTCATAAAATTCATCATAATAAATGAAAAATTTTCTTCATATTTCTTTTTGCTCACAATACATAAAGTCATCTAATGAATCAATATGTTGTTTATTCATCTATTCCAAACGCATTGTATAAATCCGACTTTAATTCTTCTATAACTTTTGCTTTTTCATCATATTCCTGCTTGTCAAATAATGTATATTTTTTCAGAAACACAATTTCGTCAATTATTTCTTTGATTTCGTTACGATCATACATAAAATTTCTCCTCACAACAAATCATTGACAGTTATTCCAAATTCACACACCTTGCTTTAATTTTTCCATATTAATCTCCCACACCTTCTAATTTTGCTCCGCAATTAGGACAATACTTTTCAACATCTTTAATTAAAACCTGCTCTTTACAACCTGAACATTCCATAAAACTATAAATATCATCATTAACAAACATCCATCTTCCACCATGATTTTCTATAATCATTCTATACCCTGTGTCTTTTACTTTTGCCATTTGTAACACCATCTTTCTCACAAAATGAAAGTCGAAATTTATTTATTTTCTTCGTACCACAAATCAGAAATTGCATGAGTTAATTCTATTTGCAACATCCATGTCGTATTTGCTCCAAAATCACAGCTGTAAATTTCTCTGATTCCACCCAAATCTGTCTCAGGATCAAAAAATCCAGTTTCTTCTACTTTAAGAAATTCACCATACAATTTTACTAATTCTTCTTTTGATTTTGTTTTAAAAATATTAACGTGTCCCATATATCATACCTCCATTTTAATAAATTCAGTCTTTCAATTCCATTATATATACTCCAAAACATCCAGTTTTCCACATCTAATCATCCTCCTCGTTATAATCCCATCCGAATATTTCCGCAACTTCTTCTCTTATATCTTCATCAGCCCTCATAGCACTGCAGCAATTACAAACTCGAATTGTTTTCTGTACTCTTTTCCCTAATATCTTGCCATAATAAGTATATTTTGAATTAGGTGACTTAATTTCACTTGCTCCGCATAACCAACAATGTGTCATATTATCACTCCATTTTTGATACTGAATTACAAATTTTCTGATTAAGTTTCTGATATATTTTCACTGATTCATCCAATGCTTTAATTATAGATGTTTCACATGTTAATTTTTCTGCTTTGTAAGCATTATCAATTAAGCAAATCAATCCATTTGATAAAATACTTATTTCTTCTTGTGTGAGTTCCAATTTAATTTTTTTCGCCTCTGTTCTTTTTACATAAAACTTATGATCAAATCCCCATTGTGAATATAATACTTTTAATGTCTGATCATAAGTTCCACCAATAACACATCCATCTTCGTAACAAAATCCTTTACTATCATCAAAATAAATATATTCATCTTCTTCTAATCCATCAGAAAATAATTTATCTGTATTTCCTAATTGGACAGAATTAAGACCTACTTGTAAAGTAACTTCTCTATATTCATTTGTTGGATAAAATTCCATATATTTCACCTTTCTCAATCTGAAATCATCATTTCATCAAAGTCCTAAAATCATCAATATAATTGCTACTACTAACATTACAAATGACATCAAAGCCAAAAATACTCTCTCACCATCTCTTTCATCATTATAATTTGTAAGTATATACCAACAAGTCAAACTGATTATTGCACTTGAAATACTCCTCATAATTTCCTCCAATTCTTCTTTTATATTATAATTTGTTAATTTCTTCTGCAATTTTATTCAATACATTACCGCCTTCTATTTTCTCAATGCTATCTCCATTTTCCCAGATTGTTAAAATTGGGTAATCATTATATTGTGGATCAAAATAACTTTTATCACACATTTTCTTTCTTATCATGTTAATATCCTCTGATATACAAGCGGTACGCTCTGTGTTATATTCTTCTAATACATATATTTTCATTTAATTTCCACCTCTCAATCACACAGATGATTAATTCTCTCGTTATAACATTCATCTTTGATATGTAATGCATAATATAAACAGGTCTGAATATTTCCTATTTCTTCCATTGTCAAATCATATTTTTTCGCATATTGTTTTTCTTTAGTAAAAATTCCACCACATAAAAATTCTTCATCATTTAATATTGCTTTAATAACAGGCATTAATGTATTCGTCTTCATAATATTTTTCCTCACTTTCTGTCAGTAAATCATCGTTTCATTTACTTTAATATAATTAACTCTGCTTCTTCGACATATTTCTTTGCAGCATTATATCCATTTCTATTAAGTTCACCTTCAATACTAAACCAAAGTGAATCTAAAAAATTTGGAATAGATGCAAAATCTTTGTTTGGATATTTTTCTCTATATCGTTTATACGCCGTTTTATATAATTCATCTACTAAATCACGCTTCATTATATTTCCTCCATTTTCAACCTGAAACTTTTGTTTCAAATACAATTCTTTAGCATTTCTATCGCTTCATTTAACGCTGCCTGTTTTTCATTCAATTCTTTTTGTAACCTCTTTATCGTCTCATCTCTGTCCTTCACCATAAGCTTTAACTGTTCTTTTGTAGCATTATGTATATTCAAATGCTCTCCATTTTCATACTGTTTATTTGTCATAATTTTCTACTCCCATATTCTCCGTCAATAAATCAACTTTGTTCCACATTCCGGACAATGTTTAGGCCGTAACTCTTCTTTCTCATCATTTCTAGCTAATGAATAACCACATTCCGGACATAAAATTTCATCATCAGCATCATCTCCCTGGCGTTTTACCTTAATTCCGTCTTTATATTGACACCGCATTTCTGCAAGAATAAGAGCCACTGTCTGAAATAAAATTGCCGACTCATGAATTTTCTTTTCTAATTTCAATAAATTTTTATATGATTCATAACAATCTTTGATTAAATTATTTTCGTTTCTTGCAAATCGTGGAACAAATGTTCCAAAATCATTTTTACTGGCAAAATGTTTTGAAGAAATTGCATCACGATCAATATTTTTATAGATTCCAACATAATCATGAATAAAATCATTATTAGTAGAATCTAACCAAGCCTTTAAATCAATATCAAATACCTGCACTGCATAATTAATATCCATAGAATGACTGAGCCGGGAACTATACATAATTCCCAGCTCCGCTGCTCTATCAATTATTTGATTAATCAAAACTACTCTTGTTTTTGCTTCTTTTGTATCTTTTACGTTTTCCATTCCACTTACCTGCCTTTCGCTTATAATATCTGCTATTACAGCAGATCCACATTTTTATTCCGAATACACCAGCAGATACTTGAGCATACTTAAAACTTCTGGATATAAATGAATGCTCATAATCATAAAACGGTGCTTTTCGAATTTCATCTACGTATCGCTGTTTCATATATTCTATTGCATCACTAATATTTAAACACTCAATCACCTCTGCCCTTTTATTGCTATGTATAATAATTACGCTTATCTTCTTCATGTTATCCCAGCCTCCCAGTTATATACGAACGTTCGTTCTGTTTTTTTGATATTATTGTTATACCATACTGAGAGGCTGAGGTCAATATTTAATCGAACATATTTTCGATTTATACAGATTTTTTAGGATACAGCTCTTTCATCCTCTTATTGAAATCAAAATTATTTGATTCAATAATGCATTTCATGTAAGCAAATAATCTGTAGTATACACCCCTATAGCAATCTACTGCACTTTCTACATCTGCAAGAGAATCCTTCAAAGACATCATATTGCCTTTAACACCAGGAACTCTGCATCCATGAAACTTAATTAAATTCATAAGTGTATAATAAGAACCTTCTCCCTTGAATGCGTCTTTCCATTCTTTACATTTAGGAGTTTCATTAGGCAGTCTATACATATTGGCACAGAACTTTCTTAATACTCTATATAAATCTTTATATGAAAATGTCATTGAGTGATTTCTGATGTTAATAACTACTCGTTTTACATCTGCAAAGTTGCTTTTCTGTGGATAATATACATATTTGTTAAGATCTTCAACAAATATATTTCTACCAAAAACCTTCTTATAAGGAACACCTTTACATTTATGCACTGGAAGTTTATTAACATAAATCTCAAGTTTATTTATATAATCATTGCAGGTAGCAGAAACAACATCCGGAATAAAGAATCTTGACCTTTCAGCAAAAGCTTTTATATCTCTGTCCTGTAATTCGGCTAATACTCGGATTTCTTCTAACATCATTTCAAACTGATACTGATATCCATAGTGATCATTTAAATATGCGTCATATCCAGATTTACCTGTATAATAACTCTTGTAATTCAGCATTCTGAACATCTGTGCCATAACCCATCTTCTATGAAGACGAGTATTTCTTACATATCCATCTTCATAAATCTGAGATAAGAAAGACTCCTCTTCTGAATTCCTTTTCTTCTCTGGACTTACAATGACAGGACTTCCGTCTTCGCTGATTGTTACATTAATTGTACTGCCAGGTTTTAAACCTTCCGGTAATGTTACGCTGAAGTATTTTCCTGTTTCAATGTTTGCTGCCTTTAATGCTTCCATTCTGTTTTCTCTTGAATTTTTCATAGTTTTATTCTCCTTTGTATTTGTTTTATTTTCTGTGATTTCTCTCCAACCAAGTACATCAAAATATGAATAATTACGCCATTCATAAGTGCCATATTTACCTTTGATCATCATATCTTTTCTTGTAGTTCCGTCTTTTAAAAGAATTTCTACTTCCTTATATAATTCAGGGATACTTCCACCATAAATCCAATTCATAATCTACATCCTCCTTATAATTTAAATAATTTCTGGATCTCCACCACAATCTTCAATTATTTCGATAGCTGTATCTACGTCTTCATTATCAACAATAAGACGATCTCCACTGTCATATTCATAATCAATGCCAGCGTCTTCAAGCTGGTCTTCAATATCATGAAGTGTTTCAATATCAGGTGTACTTATATAAATTCTAATCATTTCTAATATTTATCCTTTCTCACATTAAAAATCCTGTTTCAATAATTTCTCCATTGTTTAATTAACTGTTTTATTGTCAATATGATCGCCCCTAACATTCAATCCACTTCTTCAGTATAATTAAATCTTTATCTTTTCCCTGATAAAACCAATGGCTGCCCATCTGCTCTTCATCCCAAGTCAAATATCCTGCCAGAGAAGCACAAAGAATGAATGCTTCAAGCGCAGCTCTTGCATAATTTCGATCTTCGCCAGTAACCAACTGTCCGTCTGTCATTTCGTCTGGCTTTAATGCACGAAAATATTCTCTTTGTCTGTACTTCTCACTTCTTTCACTTGGAATGGAATATTTATATTTGTGATACAGATTTTCAATAATCTCAAAACATATTTCATTACATTCCTTTCTTGATGTATCAGAGTTAATTCCGTCAATAACAATTAAATCGTGACGAATATCATACATAGAAGATTCTATATATTTTTTACCTTCACAAATTAATGTTTTATTCTTTAAATTCGCTTTCCATCTTTTGGTTTCACTGATTTTAAGATCAGATAAGAAATCTCCGTAAATACTCATTCTATCTACTTCCTTTCATTTTATTTTTTATATTAACTCTGTATTTCTGAGACATTCCTTTAATAGTTCCATATATGAAGGTTATCCGGAGGATAGCCAGCTCCGTTAGGGGCTGGATTTCCTCCAGTTCATCACCTTCTTATTAAATTTTAAATACCTTGTTAATATTCACTGTCTTGTGATTCTCTATATTAACTCAACATTTTTAAGACATTTCTATAATTGTTTCATATTATGGAAGCAAGGGAGGTAGCAGCCGGAATGATAAGTCCGGCAGCTTCCTCCAATATTTGCTTCCATGATTAAAATTAAAATGCTTTGTTAATATTTCACTGTCTTGTGATTTTTTTGTATAAGCTCTACATATGTGGCATATTTCTTTAATGGATCAATATTAGGCGGAATGCGATGACGCATTTCTTCAGAGATATCTGACAGAATTGGGTCATCGTCATGTACCGCTTCATTAAATAGAATATATCTTGCTTATACTTGGTATGCTCCTAAATTAATTTATTATGCAAACTCAATACTTACGGTATATTTCTATAATTGTTTCATATAATGCAGGTTACTGGAGATGTAATCTTCAGGAAGTGCTGGGGATACCCAGAGGTTCCTGAAGAAGACATCTATCTTAGCCTGCATAATTAAATCTTAAATATCTTATTTGCATTCCGTTATACTCCGGACTGAATATACTCAATTAATCTGGCACATTTCTTTAACAGAGTCATATTGAGCTGCGATTCTCCTGGTGGAGGATCTTAAAGCCGGTTCGGTAGACCGGATTTCAGATCCGTAACCAGGAATAATGGCAGCACCATTAAATCGTATTAACCTTGTATATTCCGAGTGTGCTCTCGTTTAATTAAATTACTTATTCAATTACTTTCCAACTTCGTAGAAGTGACTCTAATGAATCTGAAATAGAATCATAATCAGTGCCATAAATATTAGCATTCATGCTACCATCTAATTCCATTTCATAGCTTTTTTTAGGAGGCTCCAAAGTCACACCCTTTTTATCTAAAAAATCTTCAAAGATATCAATAATACCTCCAATAAGTTCTGTTTTGTCATTCTGGCCAGTCATGTTTTTTGTATCTCGTATTACGAGTTCTGTTTCAATTGGCATCACAGCATCGTCTGATAATGTTGCAAATTTGCATGTATTAAGATTGTATGCATTATTATCCTCACCAGAAGTATCTAACTTTAAATAAATATCTCCTGAATATTCGAACACATTTCCGCACACTAAATCTTTAAATGTATATTCTTTTTTCTCAGTTCTTTTATCTATAATTTTCATATTATTAATCCCTTTCCTAATAAACTATTTCCATTACATCAGGATAATCTTCCCTATAATTTTCATCATTTTTCGGTTGCCATACAACCAGATCATACAAATCATATTCATCTGTTCCGAAATCATTATACATTCGCCAAACCTTATGTTCGGCTTCTGTATCCGTATTAGCTATAACAAAACCAACTGTCTTCAGACCGTTGAATCCATCAAACCCATACAACCAAATATTATCCGGCATACCTTTATCCCTCCCTAATCATCGAAAATAATTGTATCATCTGTGTTTCCCCAATATGGTTCTTTTTGAAAAAGCTGAATTAATGTTGAGAAATCTGCAGGTTCAATTATGTATAATGATTTTAATGTTAAATCAACATCTTCTATTTCACCAACGGTTTCATTAGCCTTCACAGCAGATTTCAAAGCTTCTTCTTCTGATGATTGATTAACAAGAAATTTTGTTCCGCATGGCAAAAATGTTATTAAGTACATACTTTATCCCTCCAATTCTTCAACCAAACTCCAATAACTTTCGTTTTCATCAAGTCCATCTTTTTTATTCTCTTCGACAATTTCATCAGCCTTCTCTTCTGTTGCACAAACAGCTATTGTTTCTGTCTCATGAAATCCAAATTCATCGTCATATTCATGGACTACTCTATAAACTTCTTCCCCCGCTAAGAATCCTGGAATCTTTGTTATAAATCCGGACCATTCCTGCACCGAATTCCCAGATTCATCTTCTGAAAATATATCAAGCTGTCCTTCCATACTTAAAACCACACACATTCCATTATATTTCTTTAAATAATCAATGCAGAATTCTACTCCGTAGAACTGTAAGGTTCCTGTATCTACCTCATCCCAGCTTTCCCATTTAAAGAGATCTTTTCCGCAAAATGTTTGAATGTTATTTTCTTCTATCTTCATGTTTTTTATCCTCCATCTCGTAATATATTAAATGCTAATTAAATCTGGCGTTAAATATATTTTATTATCTTTCTTGTGGTAAAATCCATAACATTTAGTAGGAATTAAGTTCTTATTCTCTTTATCATAAACTGAATTAATCATAATTTCAGTAGTATCAGGAAGATTTTCCCGTTCTATAATCATTTTTAATTCTGCTATAGTAACAGTGTTTGAAGAACATATTATTTCGAAATTCATTTCTAATTTGGATTGTAAGAAATCTTCATAAGTTCTTTGAATCCCATTTATTTTTTCATTATTCCATAATTCAATCATGTCGTTTTCTGACCAATATGTTTCACTATAAATGTTTTTATATATTTTCAAATTATTTTCCCTCCGCTAATATAATATTTACAGCTTTCTGAAATTTCTTAAGTAACTCCGGATTCTTTTCAATAATTTTAATTTTTCTAACTGCTGTTTTTCCATATTTAGAAATATATCTTTTTTCAAGGCTCTTCCAATTAATATTAGGATCAAGTTCGTTCATTTTTGCATATACTCTTCTACATGTATGCATATATCCATTACTTGAATCATTATATCTTTCAGCTAATGGTTGAATAATCAACATTGTCTGATCTTTACAATAATTCTTATGCTTATCATATAAATCTGCAAGAGTACAATCGAAAATTGAACGCAATTGTTCGTCTTCATAAATAACATCAAATGTAGAAACTTTAGAAATATTGGAATGTCTTCTTCTGTACTCTCTCTTCTCCTGGTCCCATACAATTCCATATGTTTTATTTATATAATCATATAAATATTTTAAAACACTATTTCGATCAGTAAATTTAGAACTTTCTGAAAGCTTATCGACAAATTCATTCGTTCTTCTCTTCCAATCATAATATTCCTGCTCTGCTGAAGATGAAACTTTCTTTCTACCTTCTTTCTTAACAGATGTTGTATTGTTTAATTTAACTGGATTAGCATTCGTATTTATCATTGCTGTTGCAAACTTTCCAATTTCAGCATATAATTTATCGATCTTGTTATTAATTTCGTCGAGTCGATTTGAATAATCCGGAATTGTAGGCATCTGAATATCCGGAAATTGCAGCTGAATCATATTCCCTTGTGGCTTATATACTGGGATAATATCTTCTGTTGTTTTCTTGTCTCCTAAGAATGCAGCTGCAAGGACATCTTTTGCCTTTAACTGATAATCGATTAGTTTATTTACTAATACAGGATTTTCTCTCTGCATTGTTGGTGTAATAGCAATTTTTGCTAGCCATAAAGGGACATAGTCAAGATCAAGACAAAGAACCTTTGTATTTGAATTCCCAGATCCCAAGGAGTGAAATTTTACTCCTTGGGATATAACAACATCTTTTTGTATTTTCTTCCGTTCATTATCGATCTTATCTTCTCCAAAACCAATACCCTGACACATCCAACGAACACCAACCCAAACCTTTCCGTCCGGATCCTGTGCTGCTCTTAACATATCTCCATGAAATTCCACATCTTTTACTATTAATTCGCTATTCATATTCGCTTTCCTCGCTTTTATCTATTTGATTAATCCCAACCTATAATTGTTCTACCGTATTCATCAGCAGCTGCAAAATCCCATTCAATATCGCCATGCTCCATCTCCTCATCACTAAATTCACTTTCGAAAGGATTTTCTCCTCGTCTGAGGAATTCAATTTCTTCTTCTGTGGCCTCAATCTCTTTGCATACTCTAAGTCGTTTTTCTACTGTAACTTCAATTAATTTTTTCTCTGGCTCTGGCATAATCTCACATCCTCTCTTTTATATTCGACGATCTTTTACTTCGCTTACCGGAAACAAAAGTAATTCTGTAATTCCATTTACTAATTCCTCTAATGAATTAGCCCATCTATTATGATAACCATGAGTATCTTTCATATCGTCAGCATACCTGTACATATATTTTCTAGGTTGACCGTTCCATTTAATTCCTTCTGTATTGACATATACTACTGAATTATTTTCTGGATTTCTAATCCATCCACTGGTACCACGCTTATTCCCATTTACAGAAATTTGATGCAATGAAAACTCCATACCAGGTTTCTTTTTGTTAATTGCGTTTTTTAATTTTGTCGTTAAAATCAACATAAAATCACCTCATTTTGTTTAATTAAATTTTAATAACTCAACCTTACAACTCTTCCATCACATAATTCCATGAAATATTCATCATCTTCAACTAAGTCTTCTCCAAATTTCTTATAGTCAAAATATTTAGAAGAAATTGAGTCATCATCTTTGACATATCCTAACTGCCAAGCTTCTTCGCGTCCAGCTTCTTCACTATTATCGTATATATAGCTTACAATACTGCGATCTCTAAAATCTTCTGCGTATTCATTAAATATCTCTTCAATATTACGATCTGATAAATTGTATTCTTCTTTTAAATATTCCATTTCGCTTTTTGAATATCTTCAAAGAAAGCAAACGCTTCATCAGACTTTAATTTATCATAGATATGTTTAATAGAATCAATAAGTTTGATTCCCGCTCTGTATCGACTATCACCTTTCGTGATTCCATACCCAAGTGCTTTGATAAATATGTTAAATGTAAGAATCTCTTCATATTCATCTTTTGTAAGGATCGTTTCAATTTCTTCGTATACAGGAAATTCACTGCCAGAATAGCAGCTGCCACATACATCAATTGAACTGAAATAGTGATTGCATTCAAATTTTGGACCGGCTGCATCAATATATGCACAGCAATCACGATCATCAGAATCTTTAATTCTATATAAAAATAAATGTTCACTCATATAATCACCTCATTTAATGCTTCCAGAAGAAAGAATCATTGCAAGTCGTTTTTTCGCTTCTTCTTCAGTTCCTCTCATAATTCCTAATGTCATATGGCACTCTTCATTTTCCCTAGATGTTAAACATAATTTCCATCGACATGTACCATCTTGAAAATACTTAATTGCTAAAATATACGCATAAAACAGCTTAGGATTTATTACCGCTGGATAAAACGAATAATATGCAGTTCCGGGATTCTCACCTCTTGGTATATCTTCCAACAATGTTTTCTTTTCTTCAAAATACTGGTTCATGTCTGAATCCATTGTCGTAGCGAAATCTGCAATGTCTTCCGCTTCTCTTACTTCAATTTTCGGTACAATATACATACTCACATCTCCCTTACAATTGTATCGTATACCGGTCTGCAGATATTCAAAGCTTTCTGCATACACCGAATGCTATAGTATCCTTCAATTTCTTTTTCTGTGTTCTTTCTATTGGCAGATACATTTTTTCCGGTTCCTCTAAGAATCGTGCAATCTTTTCGATTAGTTACAGTCCCTAATCCACCAATATTTCTTTTACCTGTCTGGCAGGCTCGGATACAATCCATAACAAATTCATTCAAGGTATCAATATCTTTTTCCACATTAATAATCGGAAGCACCTGCGTTGCCCAAGAATACGTGCCATCTCCTTTATACAGATATCGGTTAATAGATTTCAAAGCAATTTTACCGCCGACATGATAATTTAAATTGCCAATGCTTCGTTTTGAAATTTCTTTCTGAAATTGTTTTACACGATTTGGTGATAATGTGATTTGACTTCCCTTTATCATAAATCCCAGGAATTTAAACCATTTGTCACCTGTAAGATATTCTACTTTCTTTGGATTCAATTTCATCGACATCTTATTTAATTCTTCTTCAAGAATACTCATGGCATTTTCATATTGAGTTCCAATGTATAAAATATCGTCCGAATATCTTACATACATACTAGCCATGTTAATGAGTGACTTTTTATAAAGCTTAAGATCAACATGATGCAACATTACATCGGCTAAAAATGAAGCTACCGCACATCCTTGCTTTAAGCTCTGGTAATGTTTAATTAAATTTCCATCTGGATCAAAACAAAGGTCTGTATGATAATATTTTCGTAAAATTGTAATTACCTTTGATTTTCCAGTTCTCCTTTCCACACAATCAAATGCGTCATCGATAAATTCAATCGGAACAGAATCAAAGTACTTACTTAAATCTGCTTTGAATCCTAAAATATCATTTAAATGCTGATGTAAATCTGGTTGAAGTTTACGAGATATCTCCTGTACGACTTTGCCGCAGCCGATTCCCTTCTGATAACTTTTGCAAGCTGGATGAATCATATCTGAACACAATTCAAATAGCAAATCATTTACGATAGATAAGAAGATTCTGTCGATATTTTCATTTACATATACTGTTCGAAACTCTCCATTGTCCTTTGGAATTAATGCCTGGTGTGGCGGAGCGATTTCATAATTATCTTCCAGAATTGCCATTGCCAATCTTATTCTTGTCTCTGGACCACAAAGTTGACGCAGCTCTCCTTTATCAATTCCCTTGAAAAACCCTTTATTAATTGCTGCTTCCCATCTTTCTGCTTCAAACACTTTCTCTAGCAAAATATCCTTCATCTCATCACCTCATTTCTCTTGAATACATTTTCCATCCTTAATAACTAACACATCTACTCCATCATCACAATTAATGAAAAGGTCTGATCCATCTTCTAACACTGGTGCAAGTTCTTCAAACATTTCCATCATGACAGATTCCCATCCATAAGTGGCGTCAAATCCATTAGAGTAAGTAGTCCAACCATCATCATCGTTAGCAACATCGAACATTTTTCCGATACCAATAAACACAGCAATTAGATCATCAATATCGTTAATGTCTAAGTTCTCTGATTTTCTATATGTATCCAGTCCATAATCAGTATGCTCTTCTTTTCCTCTGCTGATTTTTGCTTGCAGTATTTTAATTGCTTTGTTCTTATCTTTGAATTTCATCTGTGAATATATAGAATATACTGATCCCATAATTTAACTCCTTTCAACAAAAGCTCCATTTAGCAACTTCAACAACATAATCTGAACCAGCATCATCCTCAAGTTCAAGTTCCAACGTCCCTTCATTAAGAATATCCTGAAATCCATCATCGCTTGAGAGATAAGCGGTATTATCAAATAATAAAATATCGTTAATCATATGTAGATAACACATATCCCAAGTCATTGATAAATACCCGGTTACTGTACTAATAGTGTATTCAGTACAATCCCTATCAATCGTATACACATCTCCAGATGGTAATGTTACTTTCGCTGTATTTACCATTACGTCATCTCTATTTGTTTTACCTTCAATAATCAGTCTCATCTATGTCATCCGCCTTTCCCCAAACTACTATCGCAGTATTATAACTATCCATAAAACCTCCATACTTACTGGTATCAAAGCACCAATCATAATCACATCCATTTTCAATGGCTCTTCTAATATCTCTAGCAATTTCATCTACAATGTCGTCATTATCCGCAGCCTTTTCATATTCAGGTTTGTCATTTTCCTTACTTAATTTTAATAATGTCTGTTTAACTTCTTCTTTGTAAGTCCCCAACTGTTGTTTTCTTGTTTCCGCATCCCAGGCAACCCAAGCTGCCATAATTTCATTCACTGTGAGCTGAATCTGCTTTCCATTTCTGGTAATATACACGTTTTGCATAATTATGCATCCTCGCTTTCTTCAACTAATTCAATAGAATACGGAATATCAAGTTCTGGAAATGCCTCTGCTAATCTACAACCAATAATATCAAGCATTACACTATAAGCTTCGTCAGCAGAATTTTCGGTCACACGCATTTTCCCAAGACACGGACCATCTATTCCGTCTGGTCCCATAAACACTTTGAATTCATATTCTTTTGCGTCATCCGACAGTTCCTTCACATCTTCTGGGGTAAATCTAAGATATGTTCTTGGATGAACATATGTAATTTCATCGGAACACTTTTTATACTTATATTTATAAACAGTAAGGCTGTCACCCATTCTCAAATTGATTGCTGGAAAATCTCTAAGTAATCGAATCTTACATTTTCCATTAAATTTCATTCTTCTACCTCTCCAAACAACGCTTCATATTCATCACATTCCAGATGATCCATAGCCCAGTTCTTTGCCCCTTCTTCAGTCAAAGGAATAATTCGAGATCCACCAGTGCTTCCGCCACATACACTTCTTGCATATTCAGTTAAAGCACCACCTTCTCCGTACAGGAAATATTCTCCTGTTTTCTTAAGATATAAGGTTTCCTCGCAATGATTGAAGTCAGAACATGGATATCCATTGCTCCAATAACCAATTTCTTTTGCTGTTTCCGTATCGTATTTTCTTCCGTTAATGATTTTTTTCATGTTTTAGTCCTCCTTTTTAACAAAAAATCTCTTGTATCGCAGTCCAATTTGAAATCTGCAAGTAAAGCAATCAGAGTGCAAGGTCTTCCTTGTACCAGTATTTGTCGCCGCAAGAAACGTTCTCCAAGTACCAGTCTTCCACCACCGCTTCTCCAAAATCAGCATCACCGAACTGCATTTTTTCAAGCCCTTTTTTGTATGCTTCTTCCGGGGTTTCAGCAGAAATTGTGAAATACATTCTTGCATCCCTTAAAGAATAGCAGTTGTAACTTCTCAGTGTTCCATTGCATTCCAAATCTCCAATACTGGAGTCCTTTTCCGGAATATCAGCATACACTACAAAAGCAACTTCGTATTTTTTAGGCATCATCTACAATCCCCTCCTCTACTGCCTCAATGTATGCATCATCCATCAGGCGCGTCACCTGGCAGCATGAGCATTCATCGTTTTCGCAATATTCACAAAGTGCTTTTCCTGCTATACTAAGTTTTTCGTAGAGTTCTTTTGTCATCTTTGCCATATTTTTTACTCCTTTCTTGGGTTAGAATCATACAATTTTTCAACATAAAAAATCCCTTTCTTGATCTTAAAATCATCATTTCATGCCAATTCTAACCAATATGAGTTTTTTAATCCTCTTGCTGTTTTTATCGTCCCATTACAGATTTTAAATTTTACACCTAATAACATTGCTGTATTTCCATTTATCTCATATCCTTTACTCTTTAAGTGATGTAAAAATTTATTCATCTTTATTCTCCTTATATTTTCTTAAAATAGTTTCAATTTTATCCGCAAATTTAGATGTTGTAAGTGTCGGTGTACCATTTAATGCGTTCATAACTATCTGAATTTCTTTTTCTGTTAACATGATTACCTCAATTTTCAGCATAAAACTCTTGTTTCATTTGCATTATATTGCTTCTAAAAATTCATCTTAAATTAATCATCACTCAACCACCTCATATCCTTTCAATTCCAACAACCCTATCAATCCTTTCAATTTTACAAACGCCGGAGTGTATTCTTTTGTCCGATCACAATAACCAAACCATTTACCATTTGTATCTTGCTGAATACGGTAAATATTTCCATTAGTTTTATTTACTGCTTCCATTGCATTACTCCCTTCCGTGATACCGAGGTATCAAACCTCAGCATCACAAATTGCGTAAGCCTTATCGATAAGTTCATCTCCGTCTACTACTTTCATGAACATGTTTTCCTGATAGTATTCGCTTCCTCTGGACGGTTTTCTATGTGTAGAAAAGTCAGAAACAGCATTCACAAATCTATAAGCAGATGGCTCAAGCACCTGCAGATCCGGAGCATTAAGATATCTCATCATAAGTTCGTTTCGCATTTCCTGAATGTTTGCTACCTTACGATCCCCATCTTTTTCGTTGATAGGAAGTAACATCTTAACAAACTTATGTACCTTATCAACATCAAACTTTTTCATCTTCATCTTTCCGAATTCTATTTCTAAAGCTTCAAGATAATGTTCAGTGTTCATGAGCGTATATTTTGCCTCTACAAGTTTCTCATCAATGCGTCCGGTATGTTTGCATACCCACTGTCTTTCAGCCTCTTTAAGGGCCAGATTAAGCGTATTCTGACACCATACACGTACCGGTGTGATAGCTACTCTGACTGATCCTTTTCCATCATGACTGTTCGTAAACACCAAGAACGGATCAATCTTTTCATCAGTAATCATTCTGCCTTCCAGTCTTGCAAGCATCCACACTTTCTTACCGCTCTGAAGAGCACCTGCAGTTTCATATCGTACACCTTCTCCAAGAAGTGCATCCGTAAATGAAAATGCCTCTTCATTCTGCACAATTTTGTAACGCTCAGTAACAATACCTAACGTTTTATTATCAATATCTCTTACATTTGCCTTATAACCAGGAATCTTTAATCCTGTGGCCTCAGAAACAATATCTGTTGGAACTACATTCCAGTCCAGACCTGCTAATCTGATTGCATCTCTTGATGTGACTGCTCCGGCAATTCTCTTGCCAAGTCCGTCCCATGGAGTTCTTCTTGCATCAAACATCGTTTCTACATGTGTAAGGTTATTTGTTCTTCTTTCGATTGTATTGTCCATCATAATATACATCTCCTTTTGTTTAATTAAATTTTTATTCTGTTTTATTTATTTACTTTACTCACCGGCTACTCTTTTAGTAATATCAAAATCTCTTCCGTCCTTCTTACCGGCTTCATAATCTGATTTTGATACTTTTGCAGCTTGCTTAGACTGAAATGTAGTTGTCCTTGCTCCAAGCTCAGACATTCTTTGTTTTACTTCTGGAGGCGTAGATAACACTAAGCCCCAATTTGCCTCTGACTGTGCAGCTGCTCTTTTTTGTTCTTCAAACGCTTCATCAAGTCCTTTAATGAAACCATAAGCATATCCATTGCACATGGATGTAATCAGTTCGTTTGTATAATTAAATAGCTTACCTTTTTGTTTTCTCTTTTTAATTTCTGATTGAATACAATCAGTTGCATATTTAAATGCAATCATACAAATTTCAACGTCTTCATTTAACCCACAAAAATATAATTTATACGTTTGTTTACCTTTTTCTCTACGAGAAAAACTTTCACAGCAGTAATTCTTACTAATAACTTTAGACAATCTCAGCACCCAGGGATCTCTTCTAGTCGAATAAGTAATTCCAGCTGAATGTTCATTTGCCTTTCTTTTTTCTTTATCTTCGACTTCTGCCATAGAGATTTTATGTTCTGCCATAAGCTGCTGTGCCTTTGCAAGAGCTGACTGAGCCTCATGTTCATTCGGACTCTTACTTAATGCTAAAAGTTTCTTAATTTTCTCTTTGTAATCTGCCATTTTACACTTCTCCTCTCTCGTTCAGATACAGAATTTTCTGTAACTCTTCATGCGTAATTCCATACTGTTGTTCCAGAAGCTCTTTCCAGTCTTCAAAAGTATCAACTCGTGGATCCTTGCAGTATTTATATCCGGCGTTGATTACATCTTCTGCGATTTTCTTGAGACGTTTCGGTTCAATTCCCTCAGTCCAAAGTGGGCACTCAAGCTTTACATATGTAAGGATTTCGATTGGCTGTGCAATATTGCTGATCATTAAGGCTGCATTTGCAACCTTTTTATTTACATTCTCTTCCGGCTCAGTATTGTATTTATTGCATAAGGAGATAACATCTCTCTTATTACTCCATCCGATCTGCATTAAGAATGTGACGGCAGTATTAAATTCCAAGTCTCCCGTAATCATCCTCACTTCATCAAGTTTCTGTTTTACTTCCTTATAATTATTTAATGCTGACATTTTATTTCCTCACTTTTCTTTATTTTCTTCTCGCTTCACAGATTGACAAAGCATCTTCATATGTTTTGATATCATAATGACCACCATCCAGTGACTGTGTGGATTCGTTCCAAGTAGTCCACACAACCCATGGTCCACATCCTAACTGGACATTAGTTTCCGGATAATCTTTTTCTTTTGCAATAACCATATACAGGTATGAATCGCCTGGATGACTATAGCTGATTATATCCTGCAGATCATATCTGTCATGTAAACGTTCTTTGAAATATTTCTTTACATTGTCCCAAACGGACATAGGTACCGTTGATCCCATAGTATGTTTCTCTCCTTATTAATGAAAACTTATTTTCTTTAGTTAATAGACTTTTTCTCTAAAAAATATCCAACCGTTTTGTCTTTTGGCTTTCCCCAAATAGATTCGTACAGATACTCTACCGTACTAGGTGCAATTCCATGACAGTTACATAAATTTTTAAATATTTCGTGTTTAGGGCTGGCGTCAATATCTTTGATTACTTCTTCTAACGAAGTCTCAACATGGCTGAGGCTGCAACTATACATCGGAAGTGGCTCATACATACTCTTTAATTCTTTATAAACTTCATCACTATACTTATGAGCATTATTATTTGATTCCTCTGATTCAGCTTCTTTATTTTCAAGTTTATCTACCTTGAATTGAATAATATTGTTCATATGCCACTGATAATCATCATCAATACATGAATCAAATGAATTAACTTCGAATATATCATCATTAGTTATATCAATGTCATAATCATTAGCCATTTTAGCTGTAGAATCTAACATATGATTTTTACATTCTTCCAAAGTGCCAATCTTCTCTACATAGAATCCAACACCATCGTAAGCATGATGATAGATGCAAAGGTAATCTCCATCTTTTATTTCAATTTCATGAATAGTATTAACATAAAATTCTCCATCTCCGTATGAATAATCAATTCGCATGATCTGATCATCAGATCCGTCTACGTTTCTATAATCAAGGTTACTTGTTACTTCTTCCATGCTTTCCTCTGTGATACTGACTAAACTATCTATGATCCATTTATGAGCTTCAAATGCAGTTTTGAAGAAGTAAAAATCTGGATCTCTATAATGCTTATCATCCAATACACATACTAAATATACTTTCATAAATCTCCTCCTACCATTCAGACATAGCTTCCATTTCCTCTACATCATCCGATGTTAACTGAAAGCTGCCATCAACATAAATACCATCTTTAGGAAGTTTGATATAATCCGATTCATTCTCAAACTTTTTCATTGCCTCTTCCATATTGTCAGCTTCGATATCAATGTACCCGCACATTTCCCAGGTTACTGCTACTTTCCATGTTTTCATATTTATTTACCTCCATTTAATTTCGCTTTGTATAATGTTCCATTAAAAACTCTGCATAAGCAGTTACCTTATCCTTATCACCACAATAGAATCCGGTAGTAAACTTCTCAATAAGCTTATCTCTAATATCCTCGTGAGTCTCCCAACTATCATCTAAATACTCACGATAATCACGATCCATAACCTCTAACATAGATTTATCATCTATTCTCGCTTCGAATTTTATATTGCGAATATCTTCCGGCAGATCATCCGGCAAGCGTAAGCGCGCAGCGTCAGCGGAGTTAGGAGCGGAAGCGACGACATCTGGAGCGCCAGCGACCTCTACGAGCGATCCGGCTACCAGACCATCCAAGCGGTCACGCTGGTGGTCACGGTACCGGTCGGTACTATTATTATTATTATTATAATTATTATTAGTATTATAATTAGTACCAGTACCGGAACCAGATGGCCATATCACCTGCCCCGTAGGATCATATTCAATTTCATTTATGAGCAAGTTAAAGTCAACAAAATCTGCATACCCGCCATCTCTGTATTTTGTAAGCACTTTATTGACTTTGCCTTTGCTCGTCTTCAGCTCTTGCGCAATCTGATTCTGAGAATATTCTGGATGATCACGCTTCAATTCCAAGATGGATAAAGTGACGGTCATGTTCTCACCGAATGCTCGTGACCGCTTTTCTTGGGACGAGTCGATTGTCTCAAGTAAGGTGTCTCCTACATATAATAGAAGTTCTTTGTCTATTGGTTTGGCATACAGTCCATAATCTATGACCGCCTCATAATATTCCAGAGCTTTCTCCGGCCCAAGAATTTCTTTTATTCTTTCGCCCTGTTTTCTATACGAAGCAAAGAAGGTAAAACATTTCCCTCGGTCAAATTCTTTTTCACTCATGATTTTCCCTCCGATTTACTTTCGTTAGTTATCCCTTCTGTTGTCTTTATTTTGGATATGTGTATCAAGAGCTGTGCATAACTCCGGTGTTGCTTCAAATATATAAACATCCAGATTTGGACGTCTTCTATTTGGCGTGATGCCAAGAATTTTAAATCCCTCTTTCCTCAACAGCCATGCGATTCTCTGGCTGCGGACTGCCTTTGTCTTCATTGTATTTTTCTCCTTATATATAGTTAATTTAACTTGTTATGATTAATATATCATTCTTCTCTCGTATTGTAAAGTTAATTATTGCAGTTATTTAATCTTGATAATGCTGCCTTAATATAATCTTTTCCATTCAGAATGTGTTCAAGCAAATCCCAACCGGTGTTTCCCAGTTGGTTCCATGCCTGGTCAAGACCGTGACCGCGTGTACTGTCCATCGGATACAGAACTGTTGCAATAATGTTGAATAATTCATTTGCTTTGGCCCAATCAGTGATGTGATAAAAGTAATCGTACCATTTATTACCGTTCTCATCCGGCAAAACATCATTATCTGTATAATTCAAATACTCTTCTCCTATATATGGAAGGACATCTGAATTTACCGCGTCTTCGAAGAACCAATCTGCGCTGTTATCTTCCGAAAGATCCTTTAATACTTCTGGCTTCCAATACTGTGGTAATGGACACATATATAAGCGGATACAAATTGTTTTCTGATCTGATCCAAACGCCTGCAGATCCATTGCTTTAATAATATAGCGATATTCGAAAGCCGGCATATCTTCATCTGCTTCTGCCTGATAGATTTCTTTTGACAGTAATGTTAACTGGCCTCCGCCGCTATATTCTTCATCGAATTTCTCTTTCCACGGGATGATTTGATCCGGATTGCCTGGTCTCCATCCTGCGAATGACAGTGTTTCATTCATCTTCGCCCACCTCTTCCTCAATGACCGTGAACGGATGACCGATAATTTTTTCAATTTCTTTTACAGTCATTGTAGTTGGTTCTTCCCAATCAGGATCCATGTATGTTGGAGCATTGTTTTTTGTATAGAATTCATCAATTAAAGCACATTGCCTTTCAAAATTTGATTTCCATACTTTGATAATGTCAATGTTGCGATCATTATTATGTCTGTTTGACTCATAATTACTTAAATATTCTTCACAAGATACACATGTAGTATTGTTAGTATAAATGGCAAGATGGTTATTAGAATTCTTATTTCCTAACACAATCCCAATTTTTCCATTTCTTAACTTTACAATATCTGTAGCTGCCAGCTCCGGCATTTTATTACTTGTTATCATGCGATTTCCCTCTTTTCTCTTCTTCCTGTGAACAGATTGATTAATTTAATTTTTTCTCTACGTCGTTCACGCTTACGTTCTTCTTCCTGGCGCTTACAGTCTGCCATGATTTTATCGAATTTTGTTTCTTCGTATGAGGCAGAAATTACAATGTCAACCAGCACTCCATTGTGGGCAACGATTGTTTCCACATGGAATTTTTCGTAATTTTTATGATTATCTACTGCTTCTTTAATCTTTGTCATTACAGTTCACCTCTCTCTTTCATTTTTGTTTTCAACTGTTCCACATAATCTCTGGCTTCTACCAATGTACATTTCTGCGACTCTGTGTTGTGCATGTGATAATACAATCTGATTGCTTTCACTTTTTCGTGATGTTTCAAGAAATTCTGTACAGTAATTTCTGTAGGAGACATTTCCCTTACAATGTTTCCAAAGAATGTACGGATATAGAATTCAAGATCCGGATCCCATTCATTAATTTTCTCATCACCTGTCATGAGATAGATCGCATTGATCAGGTCTGTGACCGGAATAATACTTCCGTTTTTATGAAGAAAGTATCTTCCCTTCATTGGAATTGTTACTACTGCTTTTGCTTCTGCTTTATTCATTTGCTTTCTCTCCTATTCTTATGCTCAATAGCATAATTCAGCTACGATTTAGAAGGAGAGCGGCTCTAAATTTCACGCCGCATATGCCGAAACTGAATTATGATATCGAACAATATGATACTCTGCACCATTTTCCCTATGAGAAAAAACGTACCTTCGACTTGAGGTTGTACCGCTATTTTGGATTATGGTACAGAGTATATTTTGATTTTGTTTAATTAAATTATTTTGAGTGCCTTACTACTCCTACTTTTTTATATTTATACGGGCTATTATAAAGCCATTTATCAAAATCGAAACTTCTTTCTTCTACAATAATCTTAGTAAATGGGAACGGATTACGAAGGCCACGGATAGATAATTCTCTACAATTGATATCACCTTTCTCTTTACTTACAATTGCTGAAGTCATTGTAACATAAAGTTGACACGGCATCATTTTACCGGTGTTTTTGTCTGGATACACGATATTTTCACTCTGATAAATATAAGTAATTGCAGTAAACATAATTTTTCCTCCATTTCAGAACGTTTGTTTGCCTTTGAGCAGAGTATAGCACTTACGGTACTAAAATGCAAGTGCTATATTCTGTATAATTTAATTTGTTTTATTTGTTTTCGGTACCGGTCGCACCATACCGGCGGTGACTATTAATTGCAGAAGTAACTTTTCTTAAGTCACCGCCAGTATACATAGGCTGGATTCCTAATTTCTTGGCGACTTCTTCTTCCAGATACATAGTGAGACGTTCTTTTTCTTTGCGACCAGGATATTTTGCATGTGCTTTGGCAAAAAACGTATCTGGTTCAATTGGACGGAATAAAGATACAATTGCCTTGACAACCTGTGGATCATTGTCATGCAGGTTTAAAACACTTTTAACCGGCCAGATAACATTGGCTCCATATCCATTAGTAGCTGTATGCCAACCTGCATCTTCAATGATATTAAATACATTATTGAGAATTTCTTCTCCATTAACAAGTGATGCAGCCTGCAATGCTGCTGAATATCCACTTAATACTCTATAATCAGATGCTTTTAAGGAATCCTGCTTTTCCTTTGAAAGATTCTTTAATTCATGGATATTTAATAATAGTCTCCTTTCCTTAATACAGTTATCCAATACACAGTATTTCTTAATCCCTCTAGTTACATAAGCTCTGTGTTTATGGGAAGGACTCAGATGATCAACATCTTCTCCCTGTTCTGAGAATAATTCTGCCTCTTCAATTTTCCTTTCAGCAGGATCTTCTGATAATCCTTCAGTAAGTACCGCAAGAAGATATTTTTCTTTCCTGATTCCGGCAGCAAGCATACGGTGTGATCCATCGATCACTGCAAATGTTGCAGTTTCTGGATGTGGTGATACCAATACCGGCTCACATTTATTAAAATTCCATTTACGTACCAAAGAATATACTTTTTCTATGTTGATGCAGTATACTCTCTGATAATCTTCGTCGATTTCTAACAATTCAAGCGGGATACAGCAAAATCTTTTTCCGCCAATTCGCTGACAGTTACTCATCACCGTGTTGTATGCTGTCTGGTCTTTGAAAAGTTTAGTAATTACTTTGCTTTCTGTTGCTCCGTTTGTAAGTGCTCTTTCGATTTCGTTATAGTTCATCATGATGATCGACCTCTTTCTTTTATATTTGTTTAATTTAATTTTTATTTAGTTTTATTTACATCGTTGACATAAACTTACGCCATGCTTTATTGTAAAGCATTAACGTACTATCGTTTGGGTTTTCTTTTTCCGTTTTGGAAATAATGTCATTTCTGACCTTTTTAGGAATACAGAAATCTATCATGATTTCATTTAATTCCTTTTTCCAGTCGGCAATTTCTTCTGCTTTTGCAGGTTTACCGACCATGGCTGCCTTCATAAATTGTCCTGTTGTAATCTGTGTGCAATATTTAGAACTCATATTTTTCTCCCTTCTTATGCGGCCGATGTAATAAACATTCTCAGCCATTCTCCATTTATTCTTTCCCAGGCCGTGGGATTCAAAGCATATTCTTTTGGTTTGAAGAGTTCTCTGTATCTCTGCTGCATTGATTCTTTGGTTGAAAAGAACTCTTCCCTTTTTAAGTTTCCCTTCTGCGCACCGGATTTGTAATAGATCCGGAGTTTGTATCTGTGTTCCATGCAATCACCTCGTTTCTATTTGCTTACAACAGACAGGATATTTCCCTGTTTATCAAGTTTTACTGTTACTTCGGATCCGCTTTGGAACCCGGATACATCATATGCTTTTCCATTCTCATCAAGGATATAGTTTCCTGATGCGGAAACAGTTCCCTTGACAGAATGGATTCCGGCATATACGTCTTGATCTACTTTTCCAATAATTCCGGCAAATATGAAAAAAGCAGCTAAACCTAAGCTGCTTTTAATAATGATTGATTTCTTTTTTCTAGCTGCTGCCCTCTTGTTGTATTCTTCTCTTGTCATGATTTATTTCCCTTCTGTTTAATTTAATTTAATTTATTTTGCATACTGTTCGAGGTGTTTTAATCCACCGGCATAATGGGCCAGCAACACCTCGTCATCATCTACATATTTAGTTCCCTTGCTATCCATGATACAGGATGCAAGGTCATTGATTTCATAATTTCCAGTATCTGCGTACCATGAGAAAAGATTTCCGTTTGAACAGGTGATTGTTACAAGATCACCTTCCGGTTCTACATCGTATTCGATTTCTGTAACAATTCCGGTAAGAGGGTAAAGATTATCAAGGGTGCTGATTCCCTCAATATCCTCTGTATAATATCCGGTTCCGTCACTGAAACCATAAAGAGTTCCGGTTTCTGTACGATTAACGGAAGTGATTTCTCTTGCTGATACCGGAGTACAGCTTGAGAATAATGTTGTTGTTACTACGATTGCAGTAACGATAGTTTTTGTTGTTTTAGTCATGGCTATTTCCCTCCCTTACGCGAAAGTTGTGAACTTGTCACAACGCATTCTCTTGTCATCTGGTGCCACTCTTTCGTAACCTGGGACTGGAGTGAGTCCAAATACTTCTCCCGGATATGCCTGAGCAGCAATAATGCTACCAATGATTACTAAAGTCTCCCCAGCCACAGCGTTCTGGTTGAAAGACTCTTTGATGGAAGAAATGATTTCCATTCCTTCATCAGTGCCTACAAACTCTGTTTTTACAAACAGAGGTGATACCTGTTTTTCAATTGCCTTTGCGTTAATCAACACACTTGTAGGCACTGAAATCAGACTTCCATTTACATCCTGTATTGTTACCGGATGCGGAGTAGTGTTCACTACTGTTACGTTATTTGAGAATGTTACGAAGTTGAAATTATTAGTTGTTGTTGTCATGGCTATTCTCCATTCTCCCCGTATGCCGATAGGACAGCTGATTTATTTTTATTTCCCTGTACATGGGGGTATCCCGTCCAGAAAAATCGATTCTAAAAAGTTTTCCGTTTTTTAAATCCGCCAGTCAAGGAAAATTATATAGACCGGTAGATAATTTAATTAGTTTTTATTAGCTGCAATGATTAGCTTAAATTCATGCAGACTGATTACGCCCTTGAGATACAGGTCAAGTGCATCATTTGCAAGAGTCGCAAGGCGCTTATATTCATGAGTGGCCATGCAGTAATCAATGTAATCACGAGCATCAAGTGCTCGGATCTCAAAGTTCGGATCACCAATGATAATGCAAGCTACATGACGAGCTATGTCAATATCTTCAGGTGTATCCTGGTCAATGAATGTATGCCAGATGTTGACATACACCCACTGTGATACTATTTCTGCCGGATATGAATGGCAGAGTTCCTGGTACAGCGTGTGAGCACTATAACCAAAGAAGTTACGGGATACGAATTCATTAAAAGCTTTGATTATTTCTGATTTTTTCATGTGATTTCCTCCGGTGCTTTTAAGGATAAAGCATAACCTTATTTTTTATTATTTGAACGCATCTACAAGGATTGGTACCACTACTATAAGCACTGGTCCCAGTCCCATGGCTAAATCGAACATTATGTCGAAAATTGCGTCGATTCTTGCTTCTGTGAAAAATTTCTTCATATCAATCTTCCTCCTCACATAAAGTAACTCCGCCTACCCAAATGTCTGTCCACTCACCGGACATGAAGTTAATCTCATGCCGAGGAGCTAAATCTTCGTAGTTATCAGTATCCTGTATGAAGGATACTTCAAAATTGAACTTACCCCAGTTCTTTTCGAACTGTTTGTAGATTGGGATAAGTTCTTTATTCCTGGTAAACAGCACCGGAATAAGTGCGTCCTTATGTGTGTCAAACTCACATTGAGACAGTACTGCTGCTAGTGCAATTCTAGTGCGAATTGACAGGGAACCATGTCTATTAAGAACAAGGTTACGCAGCTTGCGTACTGTGTACTGTGGACGATAGCAGATTGATTCTGCAAATGTCATCTGAACACTAAAGCGTCCGGATAACTCATTACCCTCTGTGCGGTCATAGAAGACCATATCTGACTCCATGAGTGCGTTGATGATGTTCTTTGCTTCGTTGATTGCTGAATTAATTTTTGTTGTCATGATAATTCTCCTTCTTGCCTTTTGGTTTAGGCATAACCTTATATTTTGTTTCCGTTGGTAAAATCTATACTCTTCATGGGCATTATAGAAGGGCATAGAAAAATCCCTTATCAAGGTTCGACCTTGCAATTTTCGATAGGAAAAAGCCTGCTCCTCACAGGAATAAGGGATAGCAAGTTTAATGGTTAATTAGTTACTTATTACTTATGTGCTGTTATGCACACATGTAATCTTTGATGTTACCGCGTTCGTCTGTCTCGCGGTAATGGCAGTCGTATTCAGACTGGATGAACGCGTCTGGATACGGCAGATTTTGTAATACTGCTGTCGCCTGCTCATGCGTGTAGTTATTCGCATGATTGCGACTGAAATACGTCGCACCTGTACGTGGTGATGTATATAGGTGACGTAAGATTGTACCGGATCTGCCCGACTGTGTAATCAGGCAGATTTGGTACTTTGGGAATGTGTGATGTTTGATGATGTCTGATAACATGATGTCTATTCCTCCGAAATTTTTGCAATAAAAAAGAGAGTATATGGATACTCTCTTTGATGCAGTGTATTATTTTGTTGTAAGAGCGCACTATTACTAGAAACGCTCTTTTTTGATAGTGAATACATCACTATCTGAAGCGGTTGTTAAATAGAACGCAAACAACGCATTGATAAAAGCTGTATCGTCTGCCGCAATCTTTAACACCTCTTCATCAGACTTGTTGCCAATACCATGATTTTCCCAGAAAAAATAGTCTGGTCCATCAATATTGACAATCTTCCTAATGTACTGATCCATATGGTCTAACGCTCTTGCGCGCCTGTTTACAGACCAGTCTTTAAATTCAAAATTATTATTCATATTAATTCACCTCCAATGCATCACCTCCTTATCATATCACCGGATGAATTAACAATCAATGGTTATACCATTAATTTTAATCACAATTTTTTTGGTATTCTTTTCTTTCTCAGGACGGATTTTAGTCTGATTAACTTTCATACCGTCCCTACGTGTTGCAAGCTCAGTATCAGTTACACCCTCAAAAGATGTAAAACTAGCGGCTTTTTTGCCGTTCGGATACTGCACAGGCAAACCATTGTATCCCTCTTCAGGCATTGCCTGAATCTCGCTCTCCCAGTCAATAGAATAACCTTTACCGTCAACCATAGACTGCTTATAGCAACGTGCTTGTGGTTCTTGTGCTTTACGCACTTTACAAGCTGAATGCGCTACTTGACTGTACATTTCAGCCACTTTTACAGCCTCTTTACGCGGGTCTGTAAAAGTTGTTACTTTAGGGTAACCACCTATTTCAGCGCATTTTTCACATACTGCGATATAAATAGGATGATTAACGCCTACTTTTACGTCGTGCCATGTGATACGTTTTACGGCACATGTAGCGTTGTTATTCCATTCACGTTTCATAATATGAACTGATAACATACGTGTTTTCAGTGTTTTTGGTTTATCACAAACAAAGAAAACATAATCGTTTGTTACGCCGTCAATATCTATATACGGAACTAAAATACGTCCATAAATCGCGCCTTTTGGAACTGCGAAACCTTCAAATAATGTATTATACTTTGTGCACACTTTTGTATACACTTTCAAACCTTTTTTACCCATGATATAAACCCTCTTTTCTAATTTTATTTTTGCGCAATAAAAAAGAGGGTTCACACCCTCTTTTTTATTACTTTGTTTCTTCTGGTTTGATTGTCTCACAATTTCCAGACTCAAAAATTACCGCAAATAAATCTGTTAGCGCGTTTAATACACGTTTTTCTGAATAGTCAGTTACCCATGTATAAACACCCTTTTTATCTTTTCCAGAACGTCCTGCATTACCCGTGAACGCCCCGAAAAACTGCCTGATATCGGTTTCTGGAATGTCGCCACCTTTAACCTTGACCGGATAGAATAAATCACCCTCTTCTCCCACAATATTAGAAAACACTTTTGAAAGTGATTTCTTGATATTTGACAGTCCCTGACCGCTTTTTACCCACTTTTCAATAAGTGGTGAGAAATCGTAGTTTGTACCGTCCTCTTTTGCAAGAATAGACTTGTCAAGCTTAATGGCTTTTACTGCTGTATGTGCCTGAAGTGTCAGGAAGATTTTATCAGTATTGTTAAGGTCAGAAAAGGTTATTTTATTGCAACCCTTTTCGTTAAGGCTTGTAAGAATAGCTTTTACACTTACAAGCTCTTTACGGGTATCAATAAATTTCTGAACATCCAGACCATCAACGAGAATCAATTTAGAAACATCTTCAATTGTGTTTACGTCTTCAGTTGGAAAGGTGGACTCAATCATAGCTCTCATTTTTGAGAATGCACCTGATAATTTCTCATGTTCATTTGACCAGCAAAGATAGTGGACGAAATTAGAAATTTTATCCATGGTTTCTGGTTTCTGGTTAGATACACGAATAACGATATTTTCTGATTTAAGCATAGTATTTACCTCTCATTTTTCATATTTTAGTGTGACTGTTTTCGCGCCCATGGCGTTACTAACAAGCCCTGCTGATATTCTTTTTACCTGATTTTATGGTAGGGAATGCCGTACATAATACGATATTCAATATACCGAACAAAAATCCGATATACCACTTTTACGGGAGTCTGCGTCACGTTGGAATTGTCACGCTTTTCCCATGTGCCTACTTCGGTACTTTGAAACCGGTTCGTGCCTATTTAGCCGGCTACGTGCTGTTATCCTTTTTCATATAACCGAACTACTACTTTATTCGCTCGCATATACCGCCCACTTACAGTATTTTAACGCTTTTTCCGCGTCCCCCCTTGTTAGGGTTGTTGCCTACCATGCTTTTCAGCGACTTTCAAAACTTTTTTCTTGCCTATATTAGCGCAAACCGTTCGTCCGTCCGTCACTTAGATTAAACATACCGCATTCACATAGAAACTATATAAATGCCTTTTCGACATATGGTAACATTGATATAGGGTTGTTATTCCCTGTCGCATTTTCATTTCTTGACAGCGACTGTCACGAACCACACTTTAGCCCTGTATGATAAAGGGGGATGGACTGCTGAAAAATCAGCGTCATAATTGCGATACTACGGAATACTTTGAAAATGCTTTTACTTATGATATGCGCCCCACATGGGCATTGGACATATCACATGTATTTGCATGTTCGCGATATTCAATTGAACCGCTCAAGTGTTTACCGTCCCTTCGGACAACTATATAATACCAAAATCATTTGTCTAAAAATGAAAATGTATAAAAAAAGTTATAGAATATTTATTCATATAAATACATAATTCGTGCATAAAACATGTATATATGCATAAAATTAGCTATATTATGCATAAAATTAGCAGTAATTGGAATTACTCAAAAAGGGGGTACTTTTAACGCCAAAATGGGCTAAAATTACCCAGAAAGACCTAAGCCGGTTAACTTCCACACTGGCTTGAAAAATACGCCCTCTCTTCCTATTAAAATGTAACGCTCCCCACATCGCCAAACTCCTATAATCACCGCCCATATTGTTCCACACTCCTCAAATCTCACCTCACACTACCCTCCAACCCCCATCTACCGTCCATATTTTCAATCGCATAATCTCAAATATTTCAGTTAATTTAATTTCTTTTCTTGACAAATCCATCTTCCTATGCTATTATCTCATTATCAAAACAAGCTAAATTAACTCGGTGTGCAAAAAATTTACAAAATTCAAATATCCACAACTTGTTTTGATCATTCAATAACATTAAATAATACATCAATAACTCGTAAACCTTAGTAATAAATAACAGGAGGACAAACCAAAATGTCACATCAAACAGAATACGATCTCAGAATGAGATCCTACAAATCAATTACGGATGCTCATCTAATCCCTCGTACCCCAGTGATTATTCAAATCGACGGTCGTGCATTCCATACTTTTACCAGGGGGTTCAAAAAACCATTTGATCAGGTACTTATGGCTGCTATGCGCTATACTGCAGAATACCTCTGTAGAAATATCCAGGGCTGTGTCCTGGCTTATACTCAATCAGATGAAATTAATCTTCTTCTTATTGATTATGAGAAACTTGAAACTTCACCATGGTTTGATAACCGGGTCCAGAAACTTGCTTCTATAGCAGCATCTATGGCCACTAATTATTTCAATCAAAAATTTAAAGAATTAGTAAAAATTATCGGCAGAAGATATTATTCTCCAAACCACAGCTATGATCGTGCATTACTCAAAGGAGCAGAATTTGCTGCATGCGTATTCAATCTCCCACGAGAAGAAGTCACAAACTACTTTAACTGGAGACAGCAGGATGCAATTCGTAATTCTATCCAAATGGTTGGTCAAGCACATTTCTCTCAGACTGAGCTAGATGGCAAATGCAATCAAGAGATCATAGAAATGCTTATCCAGCAGAAAGATATTGACTGGAATAAACTTGAAACCTATAAACAGCGCGGTACCTGTATCATCAGATCTGCTCATAGTTCTTTCTTATTAAATGGTAAACAAATTACAACAGATACATGGTCTTATGACCTCGATATTCCACGATTCATAGGTGAAGGTCGCGATTATATAGAAAGATATCTGTATCCGGATGATCCAAACAACACTACTTCTCGAAAGGACGGAAATAATTAAATTATGCAGAGCAAAGAACATAAAGATACAAAATATGCTTGGCAGCTAGAACACAACAGTGACTATACTTCTGCTACGGCATTTGACTCCATAGAAGAATGCATTGCAGATGCTCAAGACTATTTTGCAGAAGAAAATGTAAAAATCAAATCAATTACAATTCAGGAACTTAGACCATATGAAATCTCTGTTGATGCAGAAAGAGTTCTTGAGGTTGTCTGGGAAGAAGCAGAGGCAAACGTTGGTGATCTTGTAGATGACTGGCTAGATAGTAGAACAGCTTATACTACTGAACAACTGGCTGATCTTTCCGAACGTTTGACGGGGGTAATTAAAACTTGGCTCGAAGAAACCCATAATGAACCTGATTTCTTCAATATTATAGGAGAAAAAGAAATTTCAATATGTAATATACCACAATAGGGGGATAAATCATGGTAATACTTATATGTATTCTTTTATTTGTATTAACCGGTATTGGATGTTGGGCTTTATGTGCTGCATCTGATACTGATGAATATGATGATGAAGAAATTAAATATGATCAAAATGACGATAACAAATTTAATTAAACAATAAAGGAGAAAAACAAAATGAGTACTTATACAACAAACACAAAACCAGAATCCAAATTTGAAGACGTACCAGAAGAAGTTCTTACAGACCCAACAATGAGAACAGCACTTGGAATGGATCCTATCCCAGGGATGAATACTCCGGTGGATGATAAGCAGATTTCAATGTTTGATTATATGCAGAACAAAAATAACTCTTCTGTATCTTCTTCTAACACTACTACTGCTTCTGCCCCGGAGGTAACAGTTTTTAAGAATCTAGTTCATCCAGAATTTGGTGAATTGAGAACTGTTGAAATTGATAACGAAGTGTGGTTCGTAGGTAAGGATGTAGCTGCTGCGTTGGGATATGCAAAACCAAGAAATGCTATTACAACGCATGTGCCGGGAGATGATAAAAAGGACGCCCTGATTCAGGGCACCCCTGGAGGGACCCAGAAAATGACCATTATCAACGAATCCGGCCTCTACTCTCTCATCCTCAGTAGCAAGCTCCCATCAGCAAAAGAGTTCAAGCACTGGGTTACTTCAGAAGTACTCCCATCCATCCGCAAGAACGGAGCTTACATCCGTAATCAGGAGAATATGACACCAGCCGAGATCGTGGCTCGTGGTCTTATCGCCGCTCAGAAAATTATTGAAGAGAGGGAGAAAGAAATTGTACATTTAAATAATCGTTGTGGCAGGCTGACTCAGACAATAGCCGAAAAACAGGATGTCATTAATGCTATCTCCAGAAATGTACCGGCTCCAACAAAACGTATGATGCTGAACAGAGTAATGAGACGAAGATCACCAGAGCTGGCCCAAAGTCGATGGTCTTACTTATACGCAAGATTTGATGAGATTTATCATAAAAATGTTAAAATCCGCATGAAAAATTACAATGCAGAACCAGGACATAGAAAATGCTATTCTATTCTTGATTTTATTGAAAAAGTACTTAATATGCTTGATGAATTATATGACCTGGCAGTAAAACTTTTCGAATCTGATTTTACACAGCTTATGCAGGAAATGCATTTATTACGTATGACTGATGAAGAATATGAAGACGAAGAATATTGGAAACGTGTACTTTAAGATAAGGAGGGAATGGTAAGAGTGCCTGCCGGTGCTCTTACCTATTAAAAATATGAGTTATTTACCAATCATAAGATTTAAAAATAGATGGCAAACATTCGATTTAAATTTACATTATCCATATTCAGTAAATGAGAAAATTATTAAGTATACTCATTTAGGATATAGAGGTGATGCCTGTTATGTTGTTGACAATGAATATAATACATATTATCTTCCTCATAATTACGCTGAAATTATTAATGATGCATTAAAATTACATAGCAATATCTATCATGAATGTGATACAGACTCATGTAGACGTCAAATAATAACAAAACTCGAAAATATTAATAGACGTGAATATGGCCGGAATGATTTTGAATTACTTAATAGTGTGGCGGAACAAAGTAGAGATGGCAATTATATTCATGACAGAATTTTATACGATACTACTTGTAATAAAGCATGTGTATGCGACTGCAATGGGATTATAATTGATGTTGTGTCTTTGCACCAAAGTTTTGTACCATCCACCACGCAAAGAGGTCGTAGGTCTGAAGTAACATCTACTTTTGAAGAGGAACTTAATATTAACAATATTAACAATTTTAATAGGTTCATAGATAATGTAAGGGCATCTTCTAATAGTTATGAATTTGAGAGAGGATACTTTCGTAGTTTTGTCTCAAGCCGATCCAAAACTTACATTCATCAATTTAATTATGTCCCAAAATACATAAAACATTTTATGCCTGGAGAATCAGAAGATACTACTCTTCTGCTTGGAGCAGAGATTGAAGTAGGTGGAAATAATAATATCTCTTCTGATAATGATAAAAATTCCACAGTAAAAAAATGTATTCAGATTATGAATGGATCTGATAGTGATGAAGAAAATCTTATTTACAGTACACATGATAGCACTGTACAGATTGAATTTGACACTATGCCATGCAGTTTGGAATTTCATAAGAACAAAATGAACTACCGTGAAATGTTCGAATATCTTGATAAAGAAGGATATAAAGGACATGATTGCAAAACTGCAGGCTTACATATTCATGCGAATCGTAATTATTTAGGAAAATCAAGGATATCGCAAGAGTTGGTTATATCTAAGATCCTGTATATTCTTGAGAAATTCAATGATGAAATTTGCGTGATTGCAAGGCGAGACAATGAATATAGTGAGTTTGTCGGTAGTAAAAAAGAAGAAAATTCACTCGTTGAGTTATATGGAAAGTATAAAGATCACGGTAAACGTGCTGCATTGAATTTACAGCATAAAGATACTATAGAATTTCGTATGTTCAGAAGTACATTGAAATATGAAACTTTTATACTTACTTTAGAGTTTGTCAAGAATATTATTGATTATGCTAAGTCTGCGAGTATTGAAGAAATTGAACTGATAAAGTGGGCAGATCTCATGAAGTTATTCTCTCCTGCTCTAAGGAATTATTATACGGAACGATACAATAAACAGTATAAAAAAACAATGAATGAAGATGAAACCTTGCTGAAACGTCAGATCTCAAATATAAAGAAAGCTATATTAAATTGTAAAAATTATATGATGAAAACGAAGTTGCAGCAAGAATATGATGAACTGAGAAGACAATATAATAAAATTCATAAAAAGAACAAACGTAAGAAAGCATATCCTACTGTTACTCATGTAAATTCAAGAATTGACGGGCTTACAAGTGCAGGTGCATATAGCCAGTCTGGAGAACTCATATATAGATTTGATAATATGCGGAATCTTAACCTTACTGCTATTTAAAGGAGGTATACTATTTGTCTGAATTTGGATTAAAAATAAAAAATATAAAAGCCGGGACACTCTTTGGATATAACCAGGGAGTCAGGAACCGGTACGATTATACTGAAGCAATGTTCAGTAATAGTCTATTCAGTGATTATATCATACAGAATGGACTTAATGTTTGGAATGACACCAGTACACGAGACATTATTTGTCTTGATTTTGATTTTGGAAGTCGTAGTTATGAAGAAGAAATGGATCACTTGCTAAAGCAGTTTGGACCATTTGAACATGATAAATCTTTATCTGAGGAATCCAAGAAACGTATTAGAGCAATATTTCGAAATGTGATTGATAATAAAGACAATTATATGAAATGTTCCAAAGATGAAATCCGGGAAATATTCTATGAAAACGGTGTAAATGTTGAATACATTTCTTCATATACAAAGAAAGAAGGTGAAAAAAAGACTGTTATTAATTACAAAATGCTATACCGCAACTCTTCTAAGGCAAAAGTCGGACAGGTGATGTTTATTAACTCAAAGCTTTATAAAAAAGCATATAACTGGCTGACGATGGGTCTTGGAAAGAAAATGCCGATGGAAAATGCTAAGATTGTAGAGATGTCGGCATATGCTCCTCTTACAACCAGTACAATAGTTGGAAAGTTCTATTGTCCTGTAGAAGCCATTCTTATTATTAAAGATACGGATAGTTTCTACAAGACAATAGCCAAGATCGTAAAAGCTGAGGATTATGTAGTTCAGGAAAAAGTTCTGGATGAAACTGCTACAGAAATTGCAAAGCAAAGGGCTATTCGTGAAGGTAAATTCTTAAAAGATGGAGTAACGCCAAAATACACCAAGCGGTATAAGCGCGTTAATGTTACTAAAAAGAAATGTGTCGTGCATGATGAAGAAACAGAGGTTAAAAATACTCTCTGGGATGGTGAAATGCTGATTGAGTCTGATATTTTACCAGAATGGGTTAACGGAATGGCTCTTTTAAGGCAGCATTTCTTTAAGGCATGTGGAATTCGTACTCATATTCAGTTATTTTTTAAGGATTGGTGTGAAAAAACTGGACATGATTATGAAACTTATGAAGTACAGGATATGTTCGGAGTTTGGCATAAGCTCAAGGATATTCGCATGATTACAACTGATAATGCTATTAAATGGAAGAAATTCATGAATCTGATGGGTAATACACCTGCTGAAGCATATAAGTATTGGTGTGATCGCGTAAATGCCGATGGATCTTACTGGGGGATAGTAAAAACCGATCATCCAAGTAAATTAGGCGGTGTGCAGCAGATGAGTTATCAGATGGTTAATACTCTTCCTTCCTATAATATAGATATTCCATCTCCTTGCTCTACTGATGATGTGCGTAAATTGGCAAAAACCAGTGTGGATTATGTAGAGGGGATGAAAGATGATAATAATCTTTATGTACAGTATCTTAGGAAGAATGCTACGATAATTAATCATTATGAAATGTTGGCAGATTTATATGATTGGAATAAGGATTTTGGAAATAGTACATGGTTCCGATTAGAGAAACGTAAAATTATCAATCAATATGTAACCAGGCTTAGAACAGGCAAAATTACAATTGATGGAGATAATCTTACAATATTTGGAAATCCATATGCTCTTCTACTCAAATCTGTAGGAATGGATCCGGAATCAGATCCTACTCTTAATATTGAGCCAGGAACTATTCAATGTTATACAAAACGTTTTCAAGATGGAGAATATCTTTGTGGTATTAGAAATCCACATAACAGCCCAAATAACATCTGTTACTTACATAACACATATAGCGATGAAATGCAACGATATTTTGTATTCAGTAATAATATCATGGCAGTAAATTGTATTCATACAGATATTCAGGATCGTGCCAACGGCTGCGACTTTGATTCAGATTTCTTTTTTGTGACAAATAATGAAGTAATGGTTAAAAGTGCTAAGGCTGCATATGAACAGTATCCTACTATTGTTAATAAACTCAAAGAAAGTGGCCTTACATATAAGAATACAATGAAAGAATACGCTCGTATGGATAATAAATTCGCCAAATCACGTATTGGTATTGGAGAATCAAGTAATCTCGCACAGCTTGCAATGACTTATTATTGGACTAACCCAAGTCGTGAATTATATGACAACTTTGTTATTCTTTCGGTACTAGCTCAGGTTATTATTGACGGATGTAAACGTGAATATGAAGTGGATGCTATAGAAGAAATAAAGCGTATTAAAAAACTTCCTTGTATGCAGCAGTTAGAGGAAGTTGAGGACGAATTTGGTAATAAGAAACAGGTGCGTCGAGATTTTCCAGAATTCATGAGATATACGCGTAAGATTCAATATACAAAGAACGGTAAAGAGGTGGAAAGAGAATTGGTTGATCAGCAGAAAGAAAAGTTATCTGGAAGAATTTCTTCCTATTATATATGTCCGATGAATAGTTTACAGATTGTTATGGATGATATCAAGCCGATACATTCTACTAATACTATTCCTACTGAAGATCTTGTAATAAAAGTAAAAGGCAAAGCAAACGCTAGGCAAATGGAAAAAATTTTAGGATATGCAAAAGAACTTGAGCTTTTAAGTAAAGATAATATGTCTGATGATGAAATTCTTGCATATACCGAGAGATTCGATCAGATTTTAGCGGAATTAAGAAAAATAAAAATAAAAAATCCAAAGACTATGAGCAGATTGATTGAAATTGCTCTTAATACAAGTAATATGGGAAGAAAAAAGGATTATTCACGTTATACAAGAAATCTTCTTAATCTATTATATAGAATGGACAGAGAAGCATTCTTACAAAATTTCTCGAAAAACTGCAGAATGTCTGAAAAAAAATCAGCCTAAAACCCTTTAAAAGTAACAAAAATCGTAAATACAAATTCGTCCGGTATATGAGGGGAATAACTTTTCGCTTCGTTGCATCTTCAGGCACATATTTTGCGCAGGATATGTGTACATGTATGCAGACAGCTGTTTGAAGAAAAGCGAAACTCTCCGCGCTGTCTCCAATGCGTGTTTAAATATGGGATTCGAATTTTTTTGTGTAGTAGCCTGCCGTGGGCGTTAAATACACGGCTAAAAAAAATCAAATATATTTGACTACAAGGAGAAAAATCATGAGCAATTATAGAATGTCCAAAGGGACAACAGAACACTTTACATCACTTGAAGAAATGAGAACTGCATGGGGAATGAAGCCCGTGACAAAGAAAACTTCTGATAAGAAGAAATTAAAAGAACAACAGGAAAGATTTCTTAGTAAACATAAGTGTAAAGCATGTGGCACCCCAATGACATATATACATGGTAATGTTATGGCTTGTAAAAATCCTGAATGTAAAGGGATTGAAATCAAGCGCGAAGATAAAGACGGTAATGAAATGGTATCATATATCAATTCCTTCTGTACTTTAGACGATCTTGGAGCTGAAATTGCATCAAACATTTTCAGCGAATAATTGAAAATTAAATATTGATAATTCAAGGCAGTGTGCTGGTCGGTACACTGCTTTTGCTTTATATAACTATTATTTTTATGAGAAAAAGGAGAACTAACAATGAATAAAGTTGAATTAATTAAGGCTGTTGCAGAAGCAACAAATAATACACAGAAAGATATTAAAGTAATTATGGAAGCTGTGCAGGACGTAACATATGGTGCGCTGGTTGAAGGCGACGAGGTAAAACTGATGGATGGTGTTACTCTTTCTGTTGTACATAAAGATGCACGTATTGCACGTAACCCAAGAACAGGTGAATCTGTTGAGGTCGATGCAAAGAACGCAGTAAAATGCAAATTTGGTAAGGCAATTAAAGACGCTGTTAATGCGTAAATAATACTTTGAGCCTGTAGAAATACAGGCTCTATATTGGAATGTAGGATAGTTTGGCAATCCGCCTGGTTTGGGACCAGGACATCGCACGTTCAAATCGTGTCATTCCAACTGCGGGATAGAGGAGTGGATCCTTGCTAGGTTCATACCCTAGAGACGATGGTTCGAATCCATCTCCCGCTATTTGTCATATACAAATGTATATGCCAACCCTTTCTGTTTAATTAATTACATTATGGAGGCTTGGCTCCGATAGTGCGCTGTGAGGCGTATAAAGGCAGATTTACACACTGTCGCTGCGGTATAAGCAATTATATTGCAGTCAATCTAAGCAAAACTGACATGCCAGAGACTCAAAAGGTCTCGTTTCGTATAGGTAAGTGAAAAGATTAAATCCTATGCGGAAATAGTATCATGAAACAGGGAACGATAAGGTGGTCCAAGGGCGACTGCTGAGGAACACTTTCCGGCCGCAAACTGGATAGTTCATGCAAACTGTGAAGATATGATGGTGAATCAGGAGGTTATTCAATCTGAGCATTTATTAAGCAAAGGTGATAGCCATTTGTATAAGTGAATTGGTATGTGCCAAATTAGCTTGTATGGACATTTAGTAGGGATAATAACCGAACGATATGAAGGTGTGATGTATTCTTATCCTCAAAAGGGATCGGAGCGTCTGGTGTAGCACATCTTCAGTAGAGAAGACTTTTCAGATAATAAATAATTACTTATACTTATTGAATTTTCAAAGGATTTAATAAAAACTACAAGTGTGATATTTGATATTATATTATTCTACAGCGAAAGTCTACACCTCTGCATAACGAAAGCAGCCTAATACCATAGTATATTTTATGCAATATGGTCATTGATGAGTCTCGCAAGACTCTGATATGTTTGTCCGATTCTGCACAGTGTTCTTAGCGGAACTTTGTGGCGCGGCGGCGTCGATGGAATGATGACAACAGAGTAGTTATGCGGCTAAAGAGAAATGCCACTCTTAAACAAGGCGGTTGTTGAAGCTTACTATATGTGCGCGAAGCGGCGTATAGTGGATAAGAAAAGAAACCATAATGTTTCGAAAGAGCTTCTATATTTATGTGTAATCTCAGCATAAATGAAAACATTGGAAAATAGTTTAATTGGCAAAACATGATTTCGCGAATCAAATGTAGGTTCAACTCCTGCTTTTCCAGCTTAAATATATGGGAAGTGCCAATATGAGGCTGCTTATGAAAGAATGCGCGCGTTTTGGAATAAGCCCGAACGAACACAAAACCGCGGATAATTGTGTTTTAGTAAGTAATAAAATAGAAAGAGGGGCAGCACCTCTGCTTCCTAGATGAATAAGTCCGGTTAGTCTAGCGGTATAGGACACTGCCCTTTCAAGGCGGTAACATGGGTTCAAATCCCGTACCGGACATTTTTTTTGCTACTTTGGCGTAATTGGCAGGCGCAGCAGACTTAAGATCTGCTTCCAATAATGGAGTCTGGGTTCGAGTCCCAGAAGTAGTATTTGAAAGTATTATACTTTCTTTTGATTTGTTTGGTTACGCATTTTGTTTATGAGAAGGATTGTATAGTCCTTCTCTCCCCTCCTATTTTGGCTCTATAGTTAAGCGGTTTATAACACCTGCCTGTCACGCAGGAGTCCGGAGTTCAACTCTCCGTGGAGCCGTCCATTTGCAAAGTAAATTCACTAGGTGTGGAACTGACCTGCTAAGTCATGTGATCCGACAGGATTGAGTTTCGATTACTCTGCTTTGCGTTACAAGATATGTAGATTACAGCCCACCTCCTGTGGGAATTCGTAGGTGAAAATCCTACCATGTAACTCTTGGTTATGTGATTGTAGCATATCATGAATATAAAGATAACCGGATTGATTCCGGTTGAAAGGCAGGATCAATTTCCTGCCTTTTATTTTGCTGCATGTCCGGGTTGGTGAGGAAGCGGTCTTGAAAACCGTTGGTCCGAAAGGGCTTGCAGGTTCGAATCCTGTGTGCAGCGTTGTGACTATGGCAGACTTGGCAATGCAGCGGATTGTGGTTCCGCCTTATATGGGTTCGAATCCCATTAGTCACCTTTATTTGCGCCTTTCGTATAATTGGCAGTACAACCGGCTCCAACCCGGTTAGTCAGAGTTCGAGTCTTTGGGGGCGTGTTAGGTAAGTTCCAGATACCTTGTAGCGAAAAAATCTGGCGGGATTTAGTCAGGACGAGACGCGGCTAAGTTTTTTAATAATTTTACCGAAAATTATATGGAAAGTTAAGGTTCCAACAGAATATATGACCTCCACTTATGGTTATATATTCGATAAGGGTAGCTGCCCATCTTAACACAAGGGAGAGTAGCCTAGCGGCGAAGGCAAGGGACTGTAAATCCCCCACAAAGAAACATCGAAGGTTCGAGTCCTTCCTCTCCCACTAGGTTGACAAATTAAATCAAAACTCCATAAAACAGGTAGATAAGTTTTACTATGAGATGTGTATACGCATGGATTAGGTTTATTAGAAGGTTTTGTCTCTGATTGCAACAGATAATGAGCCTTTTGAGTCTACAAATAAATAAAAGTGAGGAAACTTAATTGGTTAATATCAGTCAAAAAGAAGCAGAATACTTACGTAATCATGGAAGAGCTTTTGATGTACGTGTACGTAATAAACACCATAAAAGTAAAGCAAAAAGCTATTTTCTTGTAGAGCATGTTCGTAGTGTCGAGATGTTAAACAGATACAGAGAATCAATCAATCAGACCGATTTTCTTACTGTAAAACCGAGAGATAAAGATTTTCGATTTTAAGCAGTAAAATAATTTGAAAGTTGGTGTTTGACATAGGCAGGAAGAAAAAAGAAGATGGCATTTACTTTATAGGTCAAAATGCTGACGATGTTACAGGTAGCTGCACTTACATAAAATATAATGGAAAAAAATATTACTTGAATGCGGATTATTTCAAAACAATAATTATCTGGATTCATATAATATCAATTCTCAGAAATTTCCATTTAAACCTTCAGAGATCGACTATGTTTTTGTAGGACATACACATGTTGATCATATTGGTTTACTTCCAAGGTTAATAAAAGAAGGTTTTAATGGAAAAATTATCGCTTCACATGCAACTGCTCAATTAATGAAGCCATTATTATATAATTGTGCTTTTATATTGTTGAGTGAAGCAAATGCTTTATCATTTAAATATAAACGTAACTACTCTCCTATTTACACAGAAGAGGATGTAGCTACGACTTTAAATTATATATATGAATATGATAATGTACATGAATTATATGTTCTTGATGAAATAGTTTCTTTTAAATGGTTTGAAAATAGCCATTGTCTCGGAGCTAGACAGCTTCAATTAATTCTTAAAGATCAAAATGGTGTATCAAATTCTATATTATACACTTCTGACATTGGATCCCTTAATACAAAAAATCATTATGTTCCAAATACTGAAATCCCAGATACTTTTAATAAAGTAACTATTATGGAATGTACGTATGGAGAACCAGGCAGAATTAATAAAAAGACAAGAAAATTTGATTTAGAACATTTAAAAGCAGCAGTTGATACGGTTACAGAACGTGGAGGAACAGTAATCATGCCATGTTTTAGTTTCAGCCGTACACAAGAAATTCTTACCAATTTATATAATATTTTTCATGATGATATAAATTTCAAATATGACATTGTAGTTGATTCAATATTATCATGTGATATTTGTGATCTATATACTACTCTTCTATCTGAAGACGATTTGAAATTATGGAATAGTGTATGCAATTGGGAGAATGTGAAGTTTATAAAAGAAAAAGAAGATTCCTTAGCATGTGTAAAAAATCATTCACCAAAAATTATATTAAGTAGTTCTGGATTCTGTACAAACGGCAGGATCCTTTCTTATTTACATGAATATTTGAATGATGAAAAAAGCATGGTGATTTTTAGTGGATATACGGGAGCAGACAATTCTTATTTATCATATCGAATTAAAAATTATAAGGAAAATAAATTTATAAAAATAAGTGGCGATAAGGTTGAAAATAAAGCTGACTGTATTTCTTTAGGTACATTTTCAAGTCATGCCAATAGAAATGAACTAATTGAATTTGGATCGAAGATAAATACAGAAAAATTAGTTTTAGTTCACGGATCTGTTGTCGCGAAAAACAGTATAAAGGAAGACTTAAAAGAAGCCATATCTAAAGAAAACAAATCATTTAAAGTGATTGCTTCATCAAAAGATATGGTTATTTATTTATAGGAGAACAAGGAATATGGAATTTTTAGACATTTTAGAAGACGATAGTCTCTATCAGAGCACTATCAAGGAGCATTTAAAAGAAAGAAAAATTATTGTCAACGAAACTATTGATGACAATGTTATTGAAAATATATGTTTAATGATCATGAAATGGAATAAAGAGGATAAGGCACTTCCGGCATCATGTAGGAAACCAATTTATCTCTATCTCAATTCAGATGGTGGTGATGTTATTTCCGGGTACCAGGTTTTAAGCTCTATTAAGACGTCTGTTACTCCAATTATTACAGTGGGATTTGCCAAATGTGCTTCTATGGCATGTTATATTCTGGCCGCAGGACATAAACGTTACTGCTTCCCAAATACAGTAGTTCTTTATCATGATGGACAGACTGGATATGTAAGTTCATCTAATAAAGGTAAAGATATTCAGAAATTTTATGATAAATTAGAGCAACATCTGAATGATTTTATGGTAGAACATACAAATATGACTGCAGAATATCTTGAGGAAATCAAGGATCGTGAATATTATATGTTCCCAGATGAAGCAAAAGAAAAAGGAATTGTAGATAAGATTATTGGTATTGATTGTGATTTATCAGATATTCTTTAATACTGAATATTATTTTAAACTTTCACAAATATCATTTTACTATTATACGTTCAATATGTCAAGGAGAATAAGGAGAAAATAACATGGAATTAAAAAAAACTGTTAAATATGATGGTAAACTCAAAGGTCTTCATATGGTAGACGAACAACTTGTAGATATGGATGGTGAAATCATTGATATTTTAGATATCTTTGAAAAGGCATATGGTGATAAACCTTTTGACATGTCTACTACTACTAAGACTGAGGAAATCATCAATCTTGATGAATTAGATTAAGGTATTTTATATGGATAATAACGAATTTCTAAAAGAACAGCTTGATCTTATTAAGAAAAAACAAATAGATACATCTATTGAGTGGCAAGATGTTGCAGATTTTCGTTCTAGTCATGGTAAAGAGCCAGAGCACCGCGATACAATTCGTAAAGGGTCTAAATTGCTTTTAGAATATATAGATGCAGGATGGGATTTATTCCCATCCTCTTCTATTCAATTAGGACGATTTTCTGATGAGATAGCTTTAAAAAAAGAACGTATTAAATTACAGACTGAAAAGCAAGAATTTAATAAATGGATTCGTGAGTATTCTAGGGATGAACTAATTGCCGAACATATTGTAAATGCTGTTAATCAATTACAGCCATTAAATGTACCAGGGTACATTCCTCCAGTACATATGAATAAAGAATATCTTCTTACAATTTCGGATGCTCATTTTGGAGTTGAGTTTGAGATTAAAGATTTATATGGAAATATTTTAAATGCATATAGTCCGGAAATATTCAAGAATCGTATGTGGGATTTATACAATAAAGTTATTGAGCAAATTCAAAAAGATCATATTCAAGTTTTAAATATTTTTGAACTAGGCGATGCCTTAGATGGAATTCTTCGTGCAAATTCTCAGCTTATGCAGTTGAGATATGGAATAATTGACTCTGCCATATTATATGCTGATTTTTTATCTACATGGCTTAATGAATTAAGTAATCATGTTCGAATTAAATTTCAAATGGTAAAACGTTCAAATCACAATCAGCTGAGATTAGTAGGACAGCCTAAAAATGCTTTTCCAGATGAAGATATGAGTAAATCCATATTGGTTTTTATGAAAGAACGTTTGAAGGATAATCGTAATGTTGAAATTATAGAAAATCCAACCGGTCTTGTATATGCACAACTTGCAACATATACAATTCTTGGAGGACATTTTGAGACAAAAAATCTAGGTGATTCTTTGAAAGATTTTTCAAAAACATATCAAGTGCCTTTGGATTATATTATTTCAGGCCATTGGCATAGTTTAGCTACTGGAGATGTTGGGATCAATTCAGAATATATTTCTGTACGTTCAATTATTGGCGTAAATCCGTATAGCTATTCAATTAATAAGGTGTCAAATGCAGGAGCCTCTATGTTTGTATTTGAACAGGGAAATGGTCTTGTAGATGAACATCATTATAAATTGTAAAGGAAAATATTTATGGAAACAAATAATGAAGAACAGTTTGTCGAGTTCGACGAAATACTAAATTTTATACATGAGAATACTGGATTTGATAAAGAAGTTATTGAAAAAGTGCTTGATGCAGAAACGAGATTTTTAATTAAATCTGGTATTGCTACTGAACTTAAAGAATAGTATGAGTGGCGTTGCTGCTTATATTATACATTTCAGGAGAGCGTTCTTGCTCTCCTATTTTCTGGGCGTATGGCGCAACTGGCAGACGCGCCTGACTTAGGATCAGGTTTTTGTAGGTTCGAATCCTACTACGCCCATTTTTTTATTATGAGTACAAGGAGGAGTTGTTTATGGCAACAACTAAGAAAATTGAGCCGGTAAAAATGACTCCGACTCAGATGAAGAAAAAAATAGAGGCACTCGAAGAAGAAATTCGAGTATATAAAGAAGATACCGCATGGTGTTATATGTGCGGAAAACCCAAAAAGAAAAATAGAGAAAATTTTTATAAAAATACGGATCCTTTAGTAAAGTCTGGATATGCAGCTATTTGTTCTGAATGCGCCAGAAAGATTGCATTAAGAACAGATGAAAATGGAGAAGAACATAAACCGACAAAAGAGTCAATTATTCTTGCTCTGCAGTATTTGAATAAACCGTTTTTAGAAAATGTCTATAATAGTAGTGTTCAAGCAGCTGAAAGAAATGCTGGTATTCCAGGAGCAAAACAAAATGCATGGAGTACATATATAAGAACCATTGCAATGCAGCAATATTCTGGAAAACAATTCAAGGACTCTGATTTTTTTAAACAAAAAATTATATATGAAGATGAAAAGACTCCTGCAGATGTTATAAAAGGCAAGGAGTCCCAGGATAATTATGAAGGTTTTGAAAAGAATAAAGCTGATGTAATTAGGTTGATTGGATATGATCCATTTGAACAAGAAGCATTGTCTGATCAACCATTTCTATACTCTCAATTAATTGGGTTGCTTGATTCTAGTGAAGACGCAAATGACGATATGATGCGTACTGCTTCTGCTATTTCTATTGTAAGAGCATTTTTACAGCAATCGAAAATTGATAATGCTATTGCTACTTATATGTCTGACGTTCAAAAACTTAGAACAAATTCCGCTACAATAAAAACACTACAGGCGAGTAAAAAAGATCTTACTGCCATTATTAAGGATCTCGCTGCTGAAAGTTGTATTTCATTATAACAACTCTGATTATCTCCAAAAAGCCCGGAAATACGGGCATTTCACGGGATATAAGAACTGAATTTACTACCGATT